ATTATATTGACATGTATTATTTCTGGTGTTAATATGGTTATAAAGAAAGCACCCCACATATTTAATCAATCCATATTGGAATCTAAAGTATACTAATGATATTTTTAGAGTAATAGGGTCATAGTGGAATGTTAATTTTCTGAGTAAAATTAACAAAAAAATGACATTTACATGTGGGTTGTTTTGGCACATAAAACTACAATTTTATCAACCATAACACATGGTGTTTTGAAATTTATATAAGAAGAGGTAATATTACTTTTCTTTAATTAAACCGTAACATAGGATGTTTTGAAACCTATAAAAGAAATGAAATTAGTTTATTTCTTAATTTAAACCGTAACGCAAGGCGTATAACTATCAATTCACACAGAAAAGGAGTTATACAATGTTTTATTCAGATAAAAAAGAAAGAGATAAATTTTACGAACACATGAAGTTAGGTGGTAAGATTGACGAGGAACCAGAAGCAACAGACCGAGAGAAAGTATTATGGTCTCTCGGTTTTTTGAATTGTGCTTTTCAATTAATCAGCACACGCTTAAAGAAACCATATCCTATGATTCTAACATCTATCGAACAACATGCAAATATGACATGCATGACCAATATTCGCAAAAATGTTATGAATGAGTATCAAAAAGCCAATAGGTTTATGAGGCATGAATCATCGCAGCATGTATTCCCTGGTGATAAGATTTTACACGGGATGATGCTTTATGCATTTTCATACAATGACGATCATATGAAAAGGAAAATTGCAAAAGTTGATGAAGATTATTTGAATTATATTATGGGCGCACAATATGCATCTGAGAAAGTTCCTACATGGAAGAGAAGTTGCACCATAAAAGCGTAAAGTATCAGAACGGAGAAACAATATGGCATTAATTAATCAAAATGACACTCATATTATCTATGAAAGCTTAGAGCTTATAGCAGATCTAAAACAAGATATTTTAGAATTTGGAAATGACTATATTGTAGCAGTTTGGTACAAAGAGATTGACGGAGTAACAATTTACACAAATTACGACTTTATTAATGAAGATTCTCCAATAGACCAATCAGAACTTCAAGAGGGAGAAAAGATCAAACCAATGACAATGGGCGCATTATTAGTAGCACTCGAACAACAAAGCTCAATGTTCTAAAATCGTAAAAAATAGGGTACACCAGAAATTAATCTGATGTACCCTTTGAATTTTTATTCTGCTCATATTTATCCTCTCCGCAGCAGAGAGTAACATTTCTTTATCAGTGACAAAGAAAACCAATAAAGAAAATACCGACTGATCGCCAGATCAATCATAACTGTTTCTCATATTTTTTCATACCACTTAGCATTTCTTTGTATAAGACAGTTTAATCCAACCTTTACTTGTTTTACCCCAACCGTTTTTGACGGCTTTGATTGTTACCGTTGTTCCCTTCTTATATGATCCTACTCTAGCACCTGAAGTAGAAGCAGTCTTACGGATGTTAAGAGCAGAAGCAGTTACTTTCACTTTGTATGATTTGAACTTAGAAGATGCTTTTGGTTTTACTACTGTAGAACCAGAAATGTCTGCTTTGAATTTAGCAAACCCCTTGCTATTTGGAGAAGCCCAAGGTTCAGGACAAATTTTCCCACAAGTCCGAAAATGCGTGGTAATATGAGAAACAGGGACGCCATATTTCTTCATATAATATTTTGTCAATTCAACTGTTTGCTTATACACGTCATCAGGCACTTTACCAACGGAATTACACATCTCGATATTTAAGCTGTTAGCATTTGTACATTTACCCCAATCAACAGCATACTTTCTTTCATATAATTTACCAACGCTCCATGCTACATTAGACAATGGAACAGATTTATATATATATTTACCGCCATCAACAAATACATGAGCACTAGCATGTCTATTTGGAGATTGGAAGTATTTACAATTTGCCTTACTAGTATCTCCTTTGTTTCCTGTGTAATGAATTACAATCCATTTAATATTTTTTAAGCTTCTCTTGGCACCATAGTTGTCAGAGTTACATTTTAATGTTTTAAATTTTAATGCCATAATATCAGGCTCCTTTCTTTTTCTTCTCTATATAACAATTGTTAGGTTCAAAATTTTTATCCATGTCTTTACGACATAGTCTATCTCCATCTTCAAATCCATGATCTAACGCCCATTTCTGGAAAGCTCCAAAATCATGTAGCCATTCATCACAAACAGAAATTCCTTTACCTCCATATACGTGATAACGAGTTCTATTTGGGTTGGTACAATTTGATTTCATAGTTCTCCACTTAGAGTAAAGTTTGTTTCCAGAATGAGATTGTCCGTGTTGAACCGGCTTACAACTTTCACATTCTCCACATGTGTGCCTTGAATTTTTCTGTAAGGTTACTCTTAATCGTGAGACGATATTTCCACAATCACATCTGCATATCCACCTAGTTCCATGTTCACTACATGCTGAAGATTCATCATATTTTAAAACGGTTAACTTTCCGAACCGTTTGCCTGTCAAATCAATAAATATAGGACTTTTAAACCCAGACAACCCTAAACTACCTTCTCCACCAGCAGACAAATTGTATCCAAAATGGTAATCATTACTTTTCAATTCTTTAATCAATACCTTTTCCATCTCACAAGCTTCATCCTTGGTAAGATTCTCTGCTATCACTTCATGCTCAAATTTGTTCCATCCGTACTTTTGGATAGCCCTATAAAAATGATCGTTCTTGATATAACCACGCCCATTTTGCCATCTTTGTCTTACATCTCTACTTGTTATCCCTACATACATCTTTCCGCTAGGGCTGGTATGCACATAAACTTTCCACTTAGCTTCATCACGGAAATCAACCTTTGTGTCCCAAAAATTCTCCTCGATAATATTTCCTCCAATCTAAAAAAGAGCAGTCACCATAACAGCGACTGCCCAATAACTAATTATTCAATTACTAATTACTCACTTAGCAAATTATCCAACAATGTCGTCAGACTCTTTACCTTCAGTAGCATCATCTAATTCTTTTTCAAATAAATCCTTATCAACTTTTACGATTACGTCTTTTTGACCAATCTTATTCTTGATTTCCTCAGCCTCTTCAAGAGTTAATCTACCGTCTCTCAGAGCGTAAGCAATTTCATCTGCAAACTGAGCTGTCCATGTAAAACTATGATTTTTCCAATCTCCATACAGAGATGTTCCAACTACAAAAGCAATACCAACTACTTGGTTAATCACATCTTCATGTACGTCAATCACTGGTTTGCCTGCCGCAGTTAATCCCATATTGATCCACGCAAGAATCTGTAAAATCAGACTTACAACAGTATGTGGTTTAACTTCACTCCAGTTAATGCTTGCTAAAAATTCTTTAAATTTGTTCATAATGCAATCCTCCTTTGCAATTAAAAATACCTATCAGAATGTTTCTTCACTCTTGATAGGCAATGCTTTGATTTCGTTATACATTTTTTCTCCGACACCATTTTGATGTAACTGATCGTGATATACTACATAAATGGCTTCGATATTCTCTAAACCCGTAGGCGAGATTCCACCTTTATCTTTATAGTATTTATGAGCTTGTTTGATTCTGTCTCTTAATAGTGCAGCAACTCCATTCACTAATGCTGTATCAGTGCCACAGGCATCATCTAATTTCTGAGCTAATTCAGCAGTGTGTTGGAATAACCTATTCATATTTACCCTTTGTTCACTTAACATTTCTGCTTGTTCGCTAACCATTTTCTTGATCTCTTGAACATTCTTATTCTGGTTGTCAAGTATCTCTGTTAGCTTGGCTAATGTTTTAGTGTGCTGTCTGATTATCTCTTCCTGCTTTTCAATAACTTCCTTTTGATGCTTACGCTCAAGAGTTGCTTTTGTTTCAATCCCAAATCTCTCAATCAGGTTACTTACAGTGCCAAAAAATTTATCTAAAAACAACAGAAGTGCAAAGATAAAAACTATCAATGCACTTCCATGTTGAGATAAAAATTTTATAATCGTTTCTAATTCGCTCATGTCTTTTACCTTCCTACTTAATACATAAAATCACTCCTCTTTCTCAACTAAAATCACCATATGTATTCTGGTTTTCCATTCATTTTCATTAAATATCTCAACCAATCATCCACAACAATGCACACTGCACTCAGTAGAATCCATAAGATTGTATAAGGTAAGCAAATTTGTCCACACAGATTAAAAGGCATCTGAGAGTAATCCCAAATGCCTAAACCTAACCATAAATTTAAAATACAACCTGCTATGAATTCCATTACAGTAACAATCAATCCTCCGAGAACCATTTGCTCACGAAATGGCATAAGATGGTAGAAGAAGCGACTGTTATTGATTAGTCCAATAAGAATGAAGCAAGTACCGCCTAACACTCCCATTGTCCAGTGCGTGTATCCTCTCCAGATGATCTCAATTCCACAATAAGCAAATGCCCCAATGAAAAATAGGACAAGATATTTACATGATTTCTTTACATGCAACATTTATTCACCTTCTTTTTGATCCTCGTCTTTGTTCCCACTTTCATCTTTACAAATAAGCTGAAGAATCATGATGTCTCCCTCAAGAATTCCTTGACAATTCTCAATAACATCACAAACTTCGCTAAAAGTCATTCTCATCTTATGGAACTCAACCCCTGAGTTTTCCATGCTTAAAGGATTAAACTCTGCTAAGAATTTCTGCCCGTTCTCTGTACCATTGATCTGGGCATCAGTAGTGATATCATATTTCTGTAAGAGTTTGTGTTTTTCTTCAAAATATTCCTTCAGCTCTCCTTGAATCTTTCTAATATTCTTGGCAAGCCCAGCACTTAAAGTACATGGTACTAATTCACTGTTTTTCATAAGGAATGCATAAATTGTATTTAACTGTCCTAAGATCATATCTGCCTGCATATTTGTCATTTCCATATTAAAATTCTCCTTTTCTCTGTTAAACTAATTATTCTTCAGTCGTAACTGAATCTTTTCCTGTTTCATCTGTCTTATCAGTCGTAGTTGAATCTTTTCCATCTGAAGGAGTAGTAGGTTCTGTTGACTGCACAGGAATTACTTCATACTTAATTTCAATCTTGTCCAATTCTTCTCTGCTAGTAGAACTGAAAATCTGTTGTTTGATGACATTCATCTGCTGAAAGTAAGGATAGACAAATGCCTTGATCATTGCTGTTAATTGCACAAATTCCTCAGCAGTGAATGTTTCACACGCACTCTTCTTACTATGCCATTCAAGAGTTACTTGCTGACCAGCAGTAGTAAGAGCTTGATACTGCATAAAGTTCAGAGCCATTTCATTCTGATCTTCTTCAGATACTCCATAAGGCTTACCATTGAATTCCACGCTCTGATCTGCTAAGAACTCAGCGAGAGCAGTTTTGTTTTTCTCCTGTAAATAGTTCTTGTATTCATCAAGGCTTAGAGCATTAATATCAACAACCTGATTAACTTTTTCATCAAGTCGTTGCACTTGTTCTACAATATTCGCTCTTGTAAGAGATACAATCAGTGCATCTTCCCATTCTCCATTTGTGTTGTTATATAATCCCTGTTGTAAAGAGATTTCCTTGTAATTGTTAAAGCATGTATAAGTTGCAATCTGCACATCATCTCTGTAGATGTCTAGTTCTTTGAAGTTTGTAAATGCTGATTTAACCTCTTTTAGATCATCTGTGCAAACGACAAGTTTACATTCCATGTCAAAAGTCATAGAATCAAACTGCATAAGATTAAATACTTTGTCGTCAGAGCCATCTAATTTAACTGTGTATACCATATGTATTTCACCTTTCTTTCTGTTTTTGAGCATACAAAAAGAGCAGTCCGAAAACTGCTCTAATCTGTGTAGTAGTTATTTAATTTTTGTTACATATTTATTTTTTCCACGATTGTTTTAAGCATATCTTTAAGTTCAGCGTTTTCTTTTTGAAGTTCGGCTAATTCTCTACGAGTTTTCTGAACCATGTGAGTATTCAAAGTAATTAGATTTGTGTAGTCTAATCCGTGTTCTTCATCAAAGTCTACGTCATATCCGATTCTTTCTTTAATATCTTCATGGTCAATTCCAAACTTGTTAAACATTGCATAATCATCAGGGTTTTCGCCCATGTCTTCAAATAATTGTTCTGTTGGCTGTGCTTTTAATCCAAAGTATCGGTCTTCAGATTTATCATAGCCATCAATATATTTGAAGCTTACTGGCTGCAATTGCATATATAAGTCTTCAAATTTATCTAAAGATTGGAAATCTTGTTTTAGACGAACGTCAGAAGTGGAAACTGCTTTATTAGCCCACACGGATGATCCGTAAATTCTTGTCTGATAAGAGTTGTTACCAATAGCTGTTGATTTAGTTGATCCTGCAACATAGTATCTAGCAACATAATTACTCATTTCTTGTGAATACAATCCTATCTTTCCAGGAACAGATATTCCACGTTCGGTAATGTAAACAGATTGAGTTTCATTGCTCCAGTTACCTTCGTTGTTTACTCTGAATGAATAGTAACCACTAGAATGGAAATAGACATTTGTTGTATCGTTAGCTTCAAGGCATTCTACATAGTTTAAAGAATTTCCTGTATACACGAATTTATTTGCAGCGAAATTACCAGAATATTTTGCACTAGAATACCCTATATCAAAAGAATTAAATTTATCTCCTTGAGACGCCATAAAAGACGCACCATCAGCAGAAAAACAAACATGCAAGTATTTGTCGGTAGTCTGATTAACAGGGGTAGTGTAATAGAAATTAGAAGCGCCGCTTGATAACGAAACTTCATTAGCTTCGCTACTATAGCTATCAGAATTGTCGTTAACTTGCAAGATTTGTAATCCACCTGCGCCCAACATACCTATTTCTTCTCCGTCTGTAAAAGAAATTTCATCAGGTAAGACACTTACCTTATAGGAGTAAACATCGTCCTCGTCTGAATATTTAACTGTTGAATCAATAGTTAATCCCTTACCAAACAGTTTTGTAATATAGTTGGTTGTAATGGTAGAGGTTACTGTACCATCATCATCTTCGGTATAAGGTTCACTATAACTTCCAGTGCCTGTCAGTATTCCATCCTTTAGTGTTAAATCACCGATCTTGCCAGTCGTAGCGGTTATATCACCTGAAATAGTAGCACCATTAGCATATAATTTACCATCATACCCAACTCTAAAAGGAGCCGAATTACTATCTTCAGCACCAGCCCAGAAAGCTTGATTGCCACCAATACCAGTAGCGGTAGAACCAGAACCAGTAATTAGCCATTGATCAGTAATCTTATACTTACCAATACTACCATTCGTAGCTGTAATCTCACCACTCAAGTTCGCATTCTTGGCAATCAAATTACCATTTAAATCCCAACTCAAATTAGGGGCTGTAAAGCTGCCATCCTTCAGATTCAAAAATGATCCCTGCGTACCACCAGAAGAGATGTAGTTGTGAGATTTAATGGCATCTGTTGCGATTTTATCTGCTGTAATAGCATTAGCTGCGATTTTATCGGCTGTGATAGAACCGTCTACGATAAGTTTACCAGTTGTAGCTTTTCTAACTTGAGGGTTACGAATCTTTAATGTGCCAGAAAATGTATTTCCTTGCCCATTAGTTTGTAAGACAACCTTAAAAAATCTTGTGTCAGCTGGCAATGTTTCAACTAAACTAACATGTGTAATTGCCCCGTCTGATGTAGCCGTTACGCCTTTGGATCTCGTATATGAAACAATTTGCTTGGCACCATTGGCTGCATATATCATAATTCCAGACGTTAAATAAGAAATGTCGGTATCAGAAGCCTCAACTTTACCTTTCACGGTAGTTGATAAATCATATTCTACATATAGTTTTTGACCACCTTCACATGTAAACCATTGAGAAATATGCTTATTTCTATCTATCGGACTAGCAGTAAACCAAACGCCTTTTGTATCATCTGTAGCTGTAAAACCATAAGAAGATGCGGTGTCTTTATCTAATTGGCAATAGTTCGTAAAATCCCCGATAGCTATTTTGCTAGCAGTAATAGTATTCGCTTTAATCCATCCACCATTAATCTGTACTGTATCGCTTACTGCCCCATCTGTCCATTTTTTAACCATTGAGTTAAGGCTCGTTGTTGATGAACCGTTATTAGTTACCCACTTAACTGCATTAGAAGAGTAGTTTTTGGCATCTGCTAAAGCTTGAGTTGCTTTATTAGTTGCATCCTGAGAAACATCTTCAGGAGCAGGTGTCCAATCTGTGGCTTTATTACCTTTTTCAAGCTTAAGTTCTTCGATTTTTACTCCAAAATTTGGATTATTGTTTCCACGTCCTGGTTGAATATAAGTAAAATTTACAGCATCATCTGTTTTTATGGAAGAAGGAGTAGTAAAACAAACAACAACCCTGTGTCGATTTCCATCATTCATAATTGCCCCAACAGTAGAACTTTCTGTAGAATAACCAGAGCTTTCATAATCTATCCCATCGACCGTATATTTTGTGAATATATTACCTTTGCCATTATGAAATCCACCAAACTTAGTAATTGTTCCGTTTGTTTTGATAAAATAATATGATAATACATAATTAGAATTTGGTTCATAATTGTCATATGAGTCAAATTTAAATCCATCATTCGTACTTTTTACATTGAACTCGATTGTTCCGTTTTTTAGGAAATTATCTAAATTCAACATTGCAGAATCTATACCTTGAATTTGTTTCTTTTTAATAAGATTCCTACCACCAACTTCAAAACTATTTAATATATCACTCTTGGCATCAGTGCTTAACCCACTAAAAGTAACCAACCCTTTGAAGTTAATCCTCTCAGCAACAAGATCAGCAACACGATCAGTCAAAGTAAAATTACTAGAACTATCTCCGCCCTTAACAATCCACTCCAATTTATTAGCGGTCTGATTAGCAATAGTCTCTACATTCACGATCTTTCCGTTCACATCTTCGGGTGCTGGAGTCCAATCCGTTGGTTTGTTACTATTTTCAAGTTTTGGACATGCAAAATATACATACTTTCCAGATGAAGTATTATTACATAACTCATAACCAAACCAAGAGAGACCTTTGTCAACACTTAACATTGATTCTGTAACTTTAAATGTAACAGAGTATAATTTCCAATCATTTGATAATTTTAGTTCTCCCTGATTTCCTCTGATAGCACCTTGACCGGAGTCGCTGTCCATTGTACGATTAAACATCATTATATCAATTTCTTTAGTATCATCCGTTTTGGCGTACACACTATATGTCAAGACATCCCCTGCTTTAATAACGTTCCGTTCAGTAATATGTTTGTTAAAATATGGTCGAATACCATTCCATGCATGATTTACTTTAAAAACAGAACAACCTTTAAACGTTTCATCAGCGGTATCATAAATGTTTGTATAATATCCGTTTTTTAAATTCGCTGAATATAACAGTAAATTCCTACCGCCAATCTGTAAATCATTAAAATCATCCTTAGTCACATAAGTTTGACCAACAGTCGTTTTAAATCCATTCATCGTCTGCTTAAAATCACTGTAGTCCTTTTTAAAACTTGTAAAGTTCTCACCATTGTCACCAATTACGCTCGTGACCTTACTGACTTTTGTACTAATACCATTAATATTAGTCGTGTTTTCCACCAGCTGATTTGTAATGTGAGACTGTCTAGCAACAGGTGTACCATAATAGCAGTTCATGAGTTGACATTCTGACAGAGCAGAAATAGTTGTACCTAATGTGAATCCTTCTGTAGAACCACCTTCATTTACAACAACCTCAATGCAATTCCATCCTTTTACGAAACCTAATGTCAAAGATTCACCATTTCTATTGTACGCATCACTGCCACCGATCAATTTACCATTCAGATAAATATGTGCCCCATCATCGTGTGCAAATGTGATCGCAACACTTTTAGCAGCAGAGAATTTTGTAAAAGTAAGAGCGTAGCCAATATAGTTTTCTGCATAGTTCCAAGCAATACTCAAATCCGTATCATTAATCAATACACTCTGGCTAGGTGTAAGATTTGTATTCTTAGCAAATACATCCATTGTACTCTTACCTTGATATTCACTTGCAAACAAACTCTTAGGATAAATTTCATATCTCCACTTATTTAGTCCTTCATTCGCTTTACTAATATCACCCTTAACCAAATTCAAATCTTGCTGATAAGTAGTCTTTTCCACCCTTTGCTCAATGGCTTGCTTGTTTTTATCCACCTTTAAACTCACATCAGAGATTTCTGATTTGGTAGATAAAATCGCTGTTTGGACATCTTCGGGAGCAGCTGACCATCCTGATGCAGATTGTCCTTTTTCAAGTTTAATATCCCACAAATGAATAGTATAAGCATCTGTTCCGTTCGAATATTGATTAACTCTAAGTTTATATTTAGTTGTTTTAGGAGCAGTAAAAACAGCATATCCTTTTGACATATCCAAAAAAGTATTAGTATCGTCACTTACAAGCCACAACCCCACCAATTTTTCTGATGGGGCATGTCCACCTGTGTCATGTTTGGCTGCCCAATTACTATCGGTTTTTGCTTGTAATGTGTATTTTTGATTTGCACTTAGATCAATAGAGGTAATGATTTTAGGATATGTTGAATAATCGTCTGTTTTTGAACCAGTACGCTCCAGCGGATTTGATTCTCTATAAGAAGATGTGTTGAGTAATAAGTTTCTGCCATCGCCAGCATCAATTACATCATAAATTTTAGCAATACTACAAGTATCATAAAAACTACTATCACTAGCAACGGCTCTGAAAGTGACCATAGTAACAGCGTCACTGTATAAACTACTATCTTTGCTAACAGTCAGAACATTATTATTGATCGTCAAGCCTGTCTGTCCACTCACAACATCAGCGAAGCTAACTCCACCATCAATACTGTATTGCCATTTACCAAAGTTGATTTCTCCTTGGATAGTAGGTTTGATTGTGATTGTGTTTGGTGCAAATGTTTTACCACCATCTGTGCTTTTGAAATATTGAGATGAAGGCGTGATAGAGAGGTTTTTTGCGTTGTCACCTTTTTGCCCTTTATCCCCATATACACCAATAACCTTAGGTGTGCTGATAGGTTCACTCGTACCATCTGAATATTTAGTCTGATAACAATTCCATAAATATTTTTTATCCGCAGTGAGTTTTTGAGTTGTAATGTCTGTACTCCAACCAGAAGTAGAAGAAGTTACTCCAGAGGCTTGAGATGTTGCTAAGTAGTATTGAACTGTTTGGGAAACTCCACGACCTTCGAGGTCAGATTGTGCAGGACTCCAAGGCGTAGCTGTGTCGCCATATTCTAATTTCACGTTTTTCATACGTAAAGTTACCGTAGCTGAAATGTCGGTACTGTTATAGAAATTAATACACCCTTGGTACCCAACATTTGAGGAAGCTGGAGTAGGAATAGTTTTAGTTACTTCAACATGAAACCATTTATTGAGTTCACAACCGTTTTGCCCAACAACTGGTAAATCATGAGAAGTCACACTAGCCCATTTACCAGTAGCCGCTTCTCCAGATGGAGCATTTGTATATCTTTGCCCTATCCAATATTCTTGTCGGTTTGATCCTGTTGGAAAATCCCATTTTGTATACATAATATCATAAGACCATGTAACTTTTTCCCCAACTTCATATTGTCTTGGGTTAAGAACAAATCCTGGTAAGTCGATACCAATATAACTGTGTTTCGATGTTAAAGTAATTTCTCCGTATTCTTCAGTTGCATTTACTGAACTAAAATTCTTAAAGAATCCTTTTTTAACATCACCTTTGCCATATTTAATCAAGTTCCAAGCAAACTTCTTACCATCAACTCCCTTATAACTCACACTATAAGAAGTAGTATCTTTCCCATCAGAATATTTAACGTAAGTCTTAGTCCATAAATACTGCCCTTGATCGCAACTTGGCATTGTTGCCTGCCATGTACCTGTAGGAGCAGTAGTTCCACTTGTACTAACTTGATAAGTAACTTCCGTTTTACTTACAGTTACAGAAGTTCCGTTCATACCGTTTGTACCTTTATAAGATACAGAATACGCTTCAGTCTTATTACCATCTGAGTATTGTACTGTAGTTTTAGTCCAGAGATATTGCCCATTATTAACCGTAGGAACAGTAGTTGACCACGTTCCTGTAGGTGCTGTTGTGCCAGAAGTTGACGTTTGATATGTAACTGATTTAGATGTGATTTTTACGGATGTACCATCTTGACCTTTTTGCCCAGTGTCACCTTTATCACCTTTAACTTTTACCCAGTTATATTTCTTAACGTCAATAGAATCAGCCTCAATATAATCAGTGTAACTTCCCATGTAAATTCCAGTATCTTCGCCAGAATTGGAAGTAAAGGTTTTTCCACCATCATTAGAATACTTCACATGAAAATATGTTGTTTTACCGTCCTTACCTGTTTGTCCAGGAGTACCATCTGTTCCGTCTTTTACTGTTTGAGTATGTGTACCATTCTTATCTGTAATCGTAATGGTTGTTGTTTTACCATTTTTAGTAACAGACACCGTAGGTGATACACCATCGGTACCGTCTTTTCCACGAATTAAACTCCAAGAATATTTTGTATAATCTGTACTGTCATTTGGTGTAAAATCAGTGTACTGTCCAATATATGATTTATTTGTACTGTCACTTGTTGAGAACCCTGTTTTTCCGTCTGCACTATTGGCATAAGCAATATGTAAGTAACTTGTTTTACCGTCAACCCCAACACCTGCAATACCTTGTTCTCCTTTAGGTCCTTGGCTACCTACAAACTGACTCCAAGTGTATTTCTTAGGATCTGTAGAATCTGTTTCTGTAAAGTCAACATAAGTACCAATGTATGTGCTAGGCGTTTCAGTTAACTGAGAACTAGAAGTAGGATTTGCAACAGATGAATACTTAATATGGAAATATGTAGTTTTACCATTTGTACCATCTTTACCTGCGACACCTTGGATTCCTTGAGGTCCCTGAATACCTTGAAGTCCACGTTCTCCTTGTTCACCTTGATCGCCTTTCTTTGCACAAGTCCAAGTAAGAATCTTTTTAAAAACAGTACCGCCAACAGTAATAGGAATCTCAATTTCTCCGCTATCATTTGGTAAAGGATTCCCATTAACAACAGAAATCGCAATAGCTGTATCTGTTTTAGCCACTGCGATTCCTTGTGTTTTTGCTATATCCCCAATTATAAAATCTGTAACAGGTTTTGCCCCTTTCATAATAGTAATTCCAGAGGTGTACGCCTGTTCAGAAAGTGGGTTTCTATTCTTATCTGTAGCAAAAGAAATATTTTCATTCTCTAAGAAGATAGTATAGGCATCTTCCCCTTTCTTACCATCGGCACCTTGTATCTTAGTCCAAGCATATTGTGTAGGATCATTTGATTCTATAGAGCTTTCATTATTGTAAGAAATACCAATATAAATCGCCCCATTGGGATCATCAGTCATTCCTGTGCCATTTGCATCTTTGGCATATTTAATCCAAGTGTAGAGAACCTTACCATCTTCTCCTTGCTGTCCATCTTTTACAAATAAGACATCTAATGTATTACTTTCTAATACCATTTATAGTTTTCACCTCCAAAATTAGTTGTTATGTATTTTGTTTTACGTGTATTTGCTCTATCTAACTCAGATTTCTACTGAGCATTTAATTTTTTGATTTTGTTTGTCTTTTAATGAAACTGTTAACCTTACACCAGTTCCAATTTGTTTCCATTCTGTTGATCCGTTTGATTGCTTGTACCAAACGTAGCTTTTTGCAGTAACTTCCTTACTTCCTTTCAGAACTTTACAAGTACAAATTGTTTCCGTATAAACAGTATTGTTGTATTCAAAAGTAGTTCCGTTGCTACTATTTGCGACAACAGTGTAAGCAGAAGCTCCATCTGTAACTTTATATAAAGTCATAACATCATATTTAGATGTATCAGTACATTCCACTTTGACAACCACTGTTTTTCTGTTTGTCATATAAGAACTTGGGATTGTAATTTGTGATTTATCTGAAGAAATGTAAGAAGTGTTTTCGATTCCATCAACATACCATTTGCTGATTTCTGCACCATTATTGACCGTTGCAGTTAGAGTAATAGAAGTAGGGGAAATACCTGTGTCGGTTTCGGTAAAGACTTGTTGCCCTGTAAGAGATACAGAGTCGATTGCAGTGTTAAGATTCGCAATATCTTGCGTTAGTTGGTCTAAACTATTATTAACAGATGTCATAGTTTTCGTATACTCAGCTCCCCACAAACCGCCTTTGCCATCATAAATCTGTGTGATATCAACTCCGCCTTGTGCGTTCGCTTCAACGATAGGAAAGTTTAGCTTATCTTTAGAAACAGATTTATCTCCAAGCATATTGTTTACAATCAATCCATCAGCAATCGCATCCTTAGTAATGCCTTGACTTGTCATGATCGTTGCACCTTTATCGTCTTTGATAATAATGCTAGGATTTTTATTTGTGTCATAGCCGATCTGGATTCCAACATTGCCTTCAGTATCTAAAAACTGCATAGCTGACCCGTTCATTATAAAGTTGCCATTCTCAGATAAGATTCGCATTGTATCAGAGATTGTAATATCGCCTGCGGCTAAGTCACCGATCGTCATTTTCCCTGCGATTCCGTTTATGATCCATGCAGAATCAAACTTTGCATTTGCTGAGGAAAGGTTGAATACGATACCTGTTTCTGTAGAAGAAGCACCGATGATTGCAGAGTTAATATTGGCAACGTCTGTGTTTAACTTTTTAATATCAGCCGAATTAGCAGCAATATATTCTGAGTTAATATATTTGCTAAACAACTCATTAAACTCAGCTTTGTTGCCAGTGATATTACCGACATTAATTACTTTATAATTCAGATAATCTCCAAACAGTTTGTTAATTGTTCCTTGATCGCTTAATACATTTTGTACGCTATTGTTCACTGCATTTCCAAACAAAGAACTATTCGTCATTCTCTGAAGCATATTAGTCATATACTCAACAGAATCTTTGGAATCGCCTGTTCCGACAGAAATACTATTTTTCTGCGAAGCAGCAGTATCATCAAATAGATAAGAAAAATCATCTCTACCTGTTAGACTCGTGATCATGTTGGTATACGTCACACTAATTTCCGAACTTTTTGTGCAAGGATTGTATGCAATTGTCAATAATCTTAACTTAACTGCATAATCATCACGTACGCCAACTCGAATAAAGTTACCAACCGTAAACTGATTATGCCAACCTTGTTTATTATCTGAATTTACGTCTGCATATTCATTTAATGAAAGAATGTTATCGAGAGAAGTTTCAATCTGATATTGTGGTTGAGAAGTTTCAGAGATACGTTTTAATCCATCTTGATATAATTCTTCGCAATGCTCATAAGATGTGATTGCGTCATCAAGAGAAGTAGTAAAGATATTATTGTTTGTATAATCTCCCATGCGAATAATATTCATGACAGCGGTGTATTCTTTATCTGTCAATCCAAATTGCGGATCATTGAGTTCAGAATGAGTATTCATATCTGTCATTACATCGTCATATGGTTTCTTCTGAGTTTCAAGTTCGTCAACCTGTGCATTTAACTCTTTTAATTTATGTAAAAGTGAACCTTCTGTATTTTCATCTCCAAGCCAATTTTTGTACTTAATAAAATTCTTATGGAATACATTGTAAGTTTTCTCATCCTTTACGCCAGCCTTACTAATTTCTTCATCAGTAAGTTGATTCCATTCTTTTTGATATGCAGCAAGAATATCTAAAATCTGTTTCTTATATTCATCACGTTTACCTTCAAGTTCTTTGATTCCATATAAGTCCCAGTTTGATTCAAACTCCTCATTATAATCAATTTTCTTATCATCGGCTAAATGTAAATTTTGAATTGCGACCTTGATATTTGGAATAATATAATCATGTAATTCTTGATACGTATAATACCCTTTGTTGCTTTCTTTTAGCAGAGCAAGATATTTTTCATGATCAACCTCGCCAGAAGAAGTAGTCCAAGGTTTATAAACACGATTCTGAATATCATCTGGTTTATCCCATTTGGTATAATTTCCGTTTGAATCTTTCTCATAATCATCTCTTGTATCAACACTGACTTGGATTGTAGTAAGCATCTGCTCATACATTTTTAGAGTTTTCTCAAGAGTTTCTTGATCCATTGTTTTATATTGAGCAATCTGAATACCATCATTTGGTACACGATAGTAAATTTCATCTATCTTTGCCTGATATTCCGCAGACTTCTTTCCGTTCTCAATATATTTAGCGTGGTTATCAATTTGCCACTTTTGCCATATTTTGACCTTATCTATAGTTTCTTGAGGAAAGTAGTTTGTAGTCAAATAATAGTCAAGATTATAGATATAACTTCGACCATAATTGACTCTCGCAATATCTAACTCTTCATCACCTTGAATTGTCAGAGCATTATACATTGTATCTGCCTGCGGAGTCATTTTGAGCATATTAAGTGCATTACGCCATCCAATGAAGATATTCGTGTCTTTTCCTATGTTTTCTTTAGCATATGCACTTACCGTTCTGTTGATTGTATCGAAATAAAATACGCATTTTACAACATTAGCTACAGTCGTGTTAAGGAATGCGTAAGCATTGGTATTATCTGCCTCAAACGAATATTTTTCATTCTTTATTGTAGGATCAATATAACCAACACTCCATCCTGGAACTCTGTCTAATACCAAATGCATCAATGATAATTCATGGTTTCTGTCGTTGCAAAACGTGATGTATTCTTTCGCATAACCCATATCGTCTACGTTATTTGTAGCCAACATTTCCATAGAGTCTTTTGTACCTTTGTTGAAAGATAAACCTTTCATATCCTTATCTTCAAAGGTTTTCTCATCAGAATACGCTTCACATGCTTTGTACTCATATCTACCATTATCATTTTGCAGAGAAGGTTCTTGAAGTTGAAAATAATCAAGTCCTTCAAGATAAATTGTCATATGATCTTTTAGCTTCTCATAGCCAGCAGATTCAACGTATTCGCCATCAATATCTATATACCTGTCTACATTAAATGTAAGACGATTGAAATCCTTTAATTGCTGTTCGTATTCAACGCTCTTAATTTGTACTCCATTTAAGGCGCAAATAACAGTTCTATCAGGACGACATAAATAAATTTTTGCATTGTGTTTAATCATAACAGATCACCGATCCGTTTCTGTGGCACATCGAACTCGATTTTATAAGTACACGCACCTGTAATGTTTATAACATTATATCCATCATGCAGTTTAAGCCACGAAATATTTCCAACATCAGTCCATCCAATGTCTTCAAAATTAGTCAACCCTGTTACAGTTCCATCTGTTACCATACAATGTTTACAATCAATACATACTGGTAAAGCAGGTTTACACAGTACTGACATAGAGTTTTCATCACGAACCTCGATTGTTACTGTTTGACTTGTCTTAGAAGTGATCGTTACCTTTGGATAAATCTCATACTCCACATCGTCGCTATCTACAAAGATGTTTGTTGAGAATTTATTACTTGTTGCGACTTCGCCAGAAATCTCATAGTGTTTCCATATAAAAGGGGTATCACAAACGAAACTGCATTGAACTGCATCAAGTTGCCCAAGTTTGCATGTGATCATTTTCCATCCGATATTCTGAAAGATTCCTTTGTAAATAACAGTCTCTTTATCATCTGCAATTCCCGTCAATGGTTTTACAAGAGTAGGAGAAGTCAACCATTTATTGATTTTTCTTTGCTCTGAATTTGTGAACCCATGCCCATTTTCTTTTACAAGGTAAAATTCATATGTGCTCTCATCAGAATACATTGCACCATAATGATTTGTCTCCTGACGTAACATTGTTTTTTCACCTTTAACAATCTCTCGTGAAAATCCTGTGATGTCATTTGTCACATCAAACTGTACGACCATTAGAGGCGTATCTAAGATTGTTTTTGTAGATTGTCCGTTATATTCAAATGACAACATATATGTGGTCTCCTTTCTGTATAAAATTTTGCATAAAAATAACAGGCAAGAGTGCGTATTTCTACGCACCACTCAACCTGTTTCTTCCTTATTATATAAGGTTTTAAACTGGACGTTTACGACCAACGATTTTAGCCATGTCACGAGTAACTTTCTGAGAAGTATATTTATAGGATTCATTAACGATTCTTTGAAGCTCTTCTTCAGATACTCCAGAAGGAACATTAATTGCACCAATAGCTTCGCCAAAGTTGACATTAATTTCCGTTGTTCCAATTCCATCCATAGTCATTCCGTTCAGTGTATGTCCATTTGCTAAGGCATTTAATACCTTATCTTGTCTTATTTTGTTTGCCAAATTAACAACATCAACAGTGGCAACTTCCTCACCAACTGCGAGAGAAGCGAGACCATCATCTCCGTTCTTATGCACAGATTTAACTAATCCACCTTGAGCATAACCTGTCACTTTACTGTCTGTCAGTCCAAGATCACTTGGCTTAACGCCATAATGTCCTAAGATAGTAGTAATCGTACTATCAATTTTTGCACCCTCTGAACTGATTGTTCCAGATAAAGATATAAATGTTTTTTCAATCTTATCAACAGAAGAAGATAACTCTTTACAGTATTTCTCATAATCGTCATTCAGCTGTGTGCTTAACTTATCAAGTCCGTCAATCTGAAGATTATAAATATGATCTTTTACTGTATCATCAAGTGCATCTTGTTTCTCTTGGAGTTCTGCTTCAAGGCGTGCTTTCTTCGCACGGCTGGCTGCATCGCTCACCCCATTAAGTGCATTTATCTGTGATCTTAGTATCTGAATATCTTTGTTAGAGGATTTCAATTGCTTGTCATATGTATAATAGTCATTAGATTTTTTTATAGCTTCAGAATATGCTGAAATAGTCTTGTTAATCGCATCCAATTTCTGCTTTGCGTTATTCTTCAGAATAGTTGTCACACTATCTTCGGCAGACTTAATACTCTTAACAGCATCTGCAATGTCTTGATCGCTCTTTTGAATTGCGTCAGCCCATTCTGTGTCAGAATATTCATCACGATGTTCAGCCATTTTAGCACGTTCTTGCATCAATTGATTCAATTCTTCTTTTTCAGATTTGACATTAGCAATATTTGTTGCAATAGCAGCAGTACCATAATCAGTCAGATTTCCGTCATCATCAAACATTGCATCTTCATCGATCAAAGAAGATATTGTTGTAAGTGAATTTTGTAAATTCTGAGCCGCTTTAATAGCACGTTCAAAGCCACGATAATAAATATCATCACGCATACTATTTTTAAGTTCTTCATTTGTGGTACGGAGATCATTGGCGCTGCTCGTACAAGCATCAATTTCTCCTTGCATCTGCATCCACTCTTGAGAACCTTTCTTGATATCACCAGCTTTTACTTTCTCATCAAGATTTAATTGCATTGTCTTAGCAGACTCTTCATATAACTGAGCCTGTTTTTCATTAGAATCAATCTGCTTCTGATAATCCTCAGTAATCAAATCTTCTCCTTTAGCCTGTTTTAACTTAGCAGCAGAAGAAGCGTTGTTTCCTTGGATTGATTCATAATTTTGTTTGGCATCATAATACGCTTTAATATTTGCCTGAGACTGCATTGCTGCATTAACTTTTTCTTGTGCCAATTCAGCAGCCGCTTGTTTAGCGTTGTTATCGGCAGTTGTCAATGCATTTTGTGCATCACGTTCTTTAATAGAAGCAGATGTCACTTTCTTTGATGCGGCAACTTCAGCCTTTTTAGCCTTATTCTTTGCCTCAACAGCTTTGTTGTAGTCCTTAAGTTGTTTTAATAATTTCTTATTATTAACACCTTTTGTACTAACTTTTTTGCCAGATTTAATTTGTTTCTTTTGAGTACCTGTTAGCTTTTTAGCAGATTTCCTTGATAAGATCTTCTTACCTTTTTTCTTTACAGTATTTGACTTATCTTTTGTCTTTTTTTGAGCTTTTGTTTTAGCAGATTTAGCACTATTGAGTTCTTTCTGATATTTATCATGATTTTTTTGAGCAGTTTTCTGGGCTTCCCTCTGATTTTTATAATCAGCTTCTTTGAGTTCTACCTGCTTTTTCAAAATATCATTCTGGTAAGAGTATGCTGGAAGATCGGCTTTTGCAGCAGTCACCGCCTCATTCTGCAATGCCTGAGCAGCTTTATATTCTGATTTAGCTTTATTAAGATTAGATTGTGCGGTCTTCAGATTCTTAGAAGTTTTATTCTTCGTACTCTGTTTTGACTTTACATTTTTATCTGCTTTCTTTTTAGCATCGACTGAAGCATTATACTCTTGTGCTTTTTTCTTAGTCTTTCCTTTAAGACCTTTTGTTGAAATTTTCTGACCTTTAGAAATTTTAGAATTTAAAGATTTCTTCTTAGACCGAGATAATCCCTTCTGAGATTTAATTGCTTTCTTTGCAGATTTAGCCTTGCTAGTCTTAGTCTTTTTAGCTTTCGTCTGCGTAGATTTAGCTTTTTTCAGATTTTTATTCGCAGCATCGTCTGACCTCTTTGCCTTGTCACGAGTAGAAGTTTTACTCTTGACATTTTTCTCATTTGCCTCAATCTCATCACCATATACACCTCTTAAAGCATTTACACCAGATTCACCAGTTGAAGCAGCAGAACCACGAGCACTGTAGTAATTGTAAATGTTTGCACGATTATCAATTGCTTTTTGTGCTTTTTCAATTGGCATATTTAACCATTGATTAAATAACTCACGTTGAGTATTCTTGAGCTGTTGAGCAGCCTGAGTGCATGACAGATACTTCTCATATAATTCTTGATAGTGCTCTACAGCAGAGCGCATATTATCATTTGAGATAGTATTAATATTTATGCTACCACTACGAACTCTAGCGAAGTATTTCTTTAACTTTGCTTGATTCTTTTTCTTTGATGTACTTTTAGTTTTAGGAGCTTTCTTGATTGCTTTACTAGCAAAAGAACTGGCTTCAGATTTATATTTAGATGCAGCCTTTTTGTTTGTAGAGATTTCTGTGCCAACAGATTTATATTGATTCCATAACGCTTTGGTTTTTGTATCGGACTTCACATAATCATTGATCATATTAGCAAACTTTTCTGTAGCAGCAGAAGCACGATCTAATTTAATTGCAATGAAGTCGAATTGTTTACCAACAGAATCAATAAGTTTTGCTAATGTTAATTTCTTTTTAGTATTCTTGTTGGTTGCCTTAGTGTTTTTCTTCTTGGAAGAAGTGTTCTTGTCAGTTGCTTTTGTATTGCGCTTTGTGGAAGATGTATGTTTCTTGGTAGAAGAAGAACCTGATGAATGTTTTTTATATCCAGAAGCAGCGCCACCTTGGAACGCACCACTACCAGTAACACGATGTCCAGAAGCAAAAGCAGTACCATGCGCAAATGCTGACATACCGCCTTTAATAGAAGCACGACTATTTGTAGACCCTTTGGAAAGTAAATCCGCTGTCTGCTGATGATTGAAAACTATATCTCCACGTTTAATATTCGTAAACTGTGCGCCATTTTCGCCAAGTAAAGTCCAGCGGTTTCCACGAACAAGTAGCTCAGGTCCCAATTCGGATGTAAGTGTTGTTCCAGAATAATCTGCTCCAAGATTGCCACTTGCTAATGCACGAGATGATAATTTTTTTACTGAACCATGCGCAAACGCATTTCCGTTCCAATCATCAAAATCTGTCAGATTTGAAATCGTTCCTTGAGAAAATGCTTTTGACCAAGCCATTGATCCATGTGCTAAACCAATACCATGTGCTCCATTTACACCACTTGGTTTGCCACTCTGACTATAATTTACAGATACATTAACAGACTTATCATGTAAGCCATTGATCGCTGATTTTGCAGCTTCAACGGCAGGTAATCCACTTGTATTGATAGTAACTTTTGGAGTCGGATGCATCTTACCTAATGCATTCAGTTTTCCTTTAATGCTACTAATTTTATGTGAAGCATTGTCTTTTACTTTAACAGTAATTTTCTTATTTTTTAGTTTCTTTAAAGCATTAGTAATCTTCTTAATGACAGAAGAAGCATTTCCTTTTACTTTAATAGAAATTCTTTTGGATTTTAATTTCTTAAGAGATTTAGAAATAGAAGAAATTGTTTTCTTTGCATTTCCTTTAACCTTAATAGAAATGCTTTTGGATTTCATGCCAGATAAAGATTTCTTGATAGAATCAATTGTCTTTTTGGCATTTCCTTTGACGTTTACTTTTATAGTAGTAGTATCTGACTTACTTGAAGTAGTGTCGGTCTTGCTTTGTTTGCTAGTTTTACCACTTGAAGTGCTTGATTGTTTAGGTGCTGTATATGCTGTATATGCTCCTCGTCCTGTTTGATCAATTGCATTACCAAGATAATTATTCTTGACCATATTGCTTGTAGATTTTTGAGAAACTTTACCGTTTTTACCAATACCATATTGTGTCTTAATTTGCGTTACATGCTCATCTTCAACACTATTCACTGCTTTTTGTGCTTCCTCTGCACCTTTTTTAGCACCAGAAGCATCAGCGGTATATGTAGTCTTCTTTTCTTTTGGAACTTTATCTGCCTCAGATTTAGTTTCTTTCGCTTTCTTTTTAGCGTCAGAATTATCACCAAGAATTTTAAGTGTCTCAGGATCAAGATATGGTTGTAATTCTTTTAATAACTCTTCACGTTTTGCTTCGACTTTTAATCCGAGTTTGATTTTGTCTTGTCCAGAAGCAGACTGATATTGTTGTACGAGGTTTTGAATTTCGTTTTGAATACCATTGGCTTTTGTCTCAATTTCAACAGGTATTTTAATACCTTTGGTCAATCCAGATTTGCCGACATCTTCGCCACCAGTCAATTTAGCTTGAATATTTGCAGAAGCCGTTAGTTGTTTGTCGATAGATTTCTGTTGAGCTTCTGTATCTCCATTTAACTGTGCAGCTTTGTATTCATCTTTTGCTTCTTTGATTTGTGATTGCAGGGAAGAAATATTGACCTCAAAATCAATAACTTTTGTCCATGTATCAGGAATTTCCTTGCCAGCTTCTTTTGCCTGATCGATTTGTTGTCGCCAAGCCTCAATACGCTGTCCTTCTTCATCCCCTGCGGTTCCACCATTTTTCTGCCATGTTTCAGCCCAACCATCAAGTTTACTCTGAGCTTCTTCATACTGTTTTGTAAGAGAACTGAAATTTACATCAAATCCATATGTCTTCAGATTATTAAGCAATGCTTCAAATGGTTCTACTCCCATACCAAATTTCTTGGCAGCAGAAGCAGTAGAATCAATATTGATTTTCCATTTCTGAGTTTTCTTATCAAAGTCAGCCAAAGCTTTGCCAGAATCATTTGTTTTTGTCTTCAGATCATCAAAGAAAGTATATACACCAGAATTATCCTCTGTAAAATATTTCTTCAGATTATCATAATTCTCTTTAAAATTCTTTGCGTCAGTTTTACCAGTTGGAGACATCATTCCAGCAAATGTCTTAAACTGATCCGTACCAACTTTACCTTGATCGTACTCTTCTTTAGTTTGCTTCATTCCAGAAACAAGAGTATTATAAGCAGAATCATCGTCGTCTGTATCAAGTGCTGCTTTATATCCTTCTACAGTATAAGAAGCAGAAGCAGCAGAACTATTTAACATTTTCAGACGTTCTTTTAACTGGTCTACAGAACCAGTAAATATATTTGTCTTATCCGTAACAATATCGAATGCATTTGACAAGTCATTTAAATTTAAAGAATCTGTAAACTTAGAGATATCTTGATTCTTAAATGTGTCATTTAATGTTTCCTGCATTTTAGCAATATCTTTACCAGTAGAAGACAGTACATTTTCTTTGTCATCAAGCTTAACACCAAGAGTTAATGCCAACGTATCTTTATCAATACCAGTAGATTTCTGTAATGCAGTAAATTGATCATTTACATTTTGTTGCCATTTATTGGCGTTCATTTTTCCATTTACTTGTGTTTTCTGGAAGTCTTTGATTTGGTCTTGTACGTCTTTATTCTGAGTAAGCTTTTTAGTAAGATTTTCAACAGTCTTTTCTTGTTTATCAAGATAATCTGTGTCTAACATTTTAGATGGATCAATATCCATATTTGAAATAAAATTAGACGCAAATGTTTTTGTTGTTTGATCCAATTTATCATAACCATCAACTGCCTGAGAGATATTAGATAAAGTGTTTTTCCTAAAGCTATCAGAGTATTTCTGTAATTGATCATAATTTGTCTTTGAAGCCGCTAATAATTTCTTAAGATTCTTTGTATCATTTTTTCCGATAAATCCTTCAGAATTAAAAGTATCTGCATTATTAGCAAGCTCTTGGATTTGTTTAGATGTTAATTTACTAACATCAACTTTCTCTTTCCCAAGAATTTTGGCAGCCTGTTTTTGAAAATCTGTATTAGAATACAAAGATTGTCTAACAGATGCTTCGTTCATGGTTAATCCGTCTTTAGCAAGATTTTTAGCTGATCTAAACGTATATGGTAAAGAGCGTTTTAGATTTGTGCCAAGACTTTCGTCAGCGAATGTACTTCCGTATAATGATTTCTGTGCCTTTAATGCCATAGAATCATTCTGGATACTTACATTCTTTTTACTAGCAATATCTTTCTTGCTTTGATCTGCTAATTTTTGATATTTGTCAATCGTATCTTGAATAGCAGTGTTGTTATTGATTAAAGCTTCACCCTCTGAATTATATCCAGTAACAAGGTCGCCATTTAACTTCACTAATTCTTTTTTGATTGCTAAATATCTTTCATATTGACTTGTTGACAATCCGATATTTTCATTCGTATTAGAGTCAACACCAGAAGATAAAGTATTGAATTCTTCCTGTAATTTCTTAGCCTGCTTAACCTTGTTATTATTTTTATCAATCTTCTTATTGTATTTATCAAGATTTTTCTGACCTGCGTTCAATTCATCTTTTCGCTGACTCTGTATATTAGAATGAATTGCTTTAATTCCTTCAAATGCAGCAAGTACTGCTAGAAGAGGAAGATAGGATTTGAGTGTTGCACTAAGACCAGATAACACAGATTTTATGTTTGATCCTAATGATTTAATGCCAGATTTGGCTTTTTCAACACCGTTTGTTACACCAGTTCTAAATGTTTCTCCAAGTTTAGATGCGCTCGAATTTACATTATCAAGATTGACCTGTCCAAGATCTGAGAGGACTTCTTTTGTAGCTTGGGCTTCTGATGAAACTTTAGAGAGATCAGAGGTGTCTACTTTATTAGAAGAAGATATTTTTTTCTTTCGTTTTTGAATCTCGTCATATGCCTGTTGTTTATTGATATCTTCCACTTTGTCAGAGAGTCCAATTGATTGCAGAATGTTTTCTGCTAATGAATAGTCTCCGCCGTTTTTTAAGATTTTATCGTAAACTTGACTTGCGTTTAAACCTGAATTTGCAAAAGAATCTACGAAGTTTTTATACAATTCATTTTGCATATTAAGATCAGATGGGTTTAGTTTTTTTAAACTTTTAACTTGATTAACGAAATTACCTAATTCTTTAAATGACAAAAGTGTTATAGGTCTATTGATTGCGTTTCAATATTTATAATGATATAATCAAATTAAATAAGTTTATAAAAGGAGTATGAAGAATGAGTTTGATAAAATGTACTGAATGCGGTAAAGAATTTTCTGTTAAAGCTGATCATTGTCCAAATTGTGGTTGTCCAACATGGGATATAATCAACGAATTATATAAGGCAGACCAAAGTATTAATATTAATCACGAGGTTTATGACATCTCTGAAATACTATCAAATATAGAAACTGGTGTAGATGATCAAATTAGTATAGATGCTATAGCAAATTCTGCTGAAATTTCAGCAAGTGCGGCATACTGCATATTGCAAGAAATTAAAGAAGGAAACTTCTTGCCGTGGACTGAAGGTAGCTATGGTAATCTTACAAATCCAAAATATCAAGAGAAAATTAATCGAAGAAATGAACAAATTGCCAAGCAGAGAGAAAATCTTCCTCATTGCCCAAACTGCAACAGTACCAATATCAAAAGAATTACCACTGGCTCCCGTATGTTAAGCGGTTTAACATTTGGTATTCTAAGTTCTAATATTGGTAAAACATATCAATGTAATAAATGCAAATATAAATGGTAGGAGTACGCAAATGAATTTAAACAAAGGACATGCCTTGATTGCTGTTCTATCAATTTGTTTATCATTTAGTGTTGGAACTAATATCAAAACTAGCGAAGAACATAAAAAAATAAGGTCAAAATACGAAGATGTAAAAGGTTCTTATGATGATATTTATTCACGTTATTATGATCTTTCCAAAGAGAATGATAAAATACAAGAAGATTTGAGTCGTTCTAGTGGAGAATATAATGATCTATGGTATAAATATACGTCACTAATTGACAAATACGATAAGTTAAAAGCAAAATATAAAAAGGTAGCAAAACCGAAAAAATCTACATCAAAGAAATCATCTAGCTCAAACAATACCAGTTCATCATCAAATAATTCGTCTTCTTCAGATTCCGATAATTCTTCATCCGCAAGTTATACAGTTTACATAACAGATTATGGACAAAAGTATCATGCGGCTGGTTGTAGATATCTTAAAAAGAGTTCGATATCAATCTCTAAATCTGAAGCAGAACAACGTGGATACACAGCTTGTTCGCACTGCCACCCGTAGTGCAAGAAATACATATCAATGTAACAAATGTAAATATAAGTGGTAATAAGAGAAGCATAACAATAAGAGAGGACATTCGATCCTCTCTTATTAAGATGTGATCTTATCAATTGAAGTAGAAGAAATTTCATCAGAAGAATTTATATTATCCGCAAGATTGCTTAAATTATTTTCTTCTGGCTCACTATTGAATATTTCAATCATGTCAACATCACTATATCGAACAACAATTTTGGCATAAGGATTTCCATCATATGAAATAAATGCATCCTCATCGTTTCCAATCTTGTATTGAGAATATGCTCTCAAAACAATCTGTTGATCATTGTTAATTCTGTCTCCAAGATAATCCATATCTCCAATAATGTAAAAGTCTTTTTCTTTTAATGTAATCTTACATTTACTCCCACCTTTAAAGTCAATTACGTCATAAAAGACGTCGTCATTTAATGTCATATTAAAATATTGTTCCATAAATTCCGTAAATGATTGCTTTGTAATCAAATATAAAACCACAAATCCTAGCACGAGTGCTAAACAGATTGACAAAATTGAATTTGCATATATTTGGTTAATACTCTGTAGTAAGCTTAATTTTACTCGAATTAGTGTTGAAATGCATAAAAGCACATAGCTAATTACACACCCAGATACATTCAAAGCCCATGTCGATAATTTCTTTGAAAATCCAGTCTTAACTATGTAAATAAATATGATGCCAGGTACATAATATTGTAGTAAATTTGGAATATTGTTTATAATTTCTGTTAATTCTTTAATTTTTATCACTTCCCTTGATTGTTATTTTTATTCTGTTGTTTAACTTTATTTCCTTTTTGAATATATTTAATAGAAGTGTTGGAAGTTCCTGTAACTACTTTATTATTAAATTCAAAAATCTTTGCTTCTTGCTGTTTCTTGTTCTCTTTGTTTTCTGCCATAATTATACTCTCCTTTGTATATATAAATTAATAGTTATAATTTATTATACAGCAAATTTCTAAATTAATAAAGAGTATAACAAAAGAGAGATAACTCAACGGTTACCTCTCTTAATTCTATTTATGCAATGAATCATCTTTCCACGACTAATTATTGACAAAATAACATTTCTGTAGTAATATGACAATATCCCATATAACTTATTTATCGTCAAGTTATATGGCTAAGTTTACAAGAAATGCAACGAGTTATCTTCCAAGTTCGTCATTGCATTTCCAAAGGATTTACAGTCTATTAGTTACCGCAAGTTATTTCTGATAGACTGTTTTTTTTGTTATGGATAGAAGTAGAGCAAAAGCAGTATCTATAGAGATGCTTTTTGTTTTATACATCAACCAGCTTAAAATTAAGCTCGGCTAATTTTTAATTAAAATTAATTCTATAGTATGCAATAATATGATTGTCTATAGTGGCACAAATAAGGTGCTAATTCTACGACAATTTAAAAATATCAATAGAAATACTGAAAATATTCAGATTTCCTATTGCATTTTTTACTATACTATTGTAGAATACAAATAAGGAATTAATTATATTTAATGAAGCATGATAAGCTCATTTCGTTACAATAAAGTGTGGTGGCTGAGTTGTAACAGAACCTAATAATTATGAGAGAGACGTCCGCTAAACGGGTGTCTCTTTTTTTCATCTGGATATTTATTCCACTATATGATATAATCGTATTGCTGACTGATTACAAGTAGCTTTTGTAATTGCACGCCTTTCAGTGCCTAGTATGTCTATTATATACGCACAAAGAAAGGAGCGATTCATGTTAAATAGTATAATTCAATTCCTAATTATCTATGGTCAACCAGTGGCATATAGTAGTATGACTGTGTATTACATAGTTATGACTATTCTTGCTATTGTGCGACATAAATAATTGATGCTTTGCATCGTTATGTAAGAGTACATATTGTGTAGATAACAAATGATGACTCTCGAATACTAACCCACCACAATTAGTATTTAGAACGATATTTGTGTGTATATAGGAGATATTAGACGTTGTTTACACAATCGCCTTGCATTCCACAGCATCCAAACACTTTATTGATTTATTTTACCAAGTTAAAAATAACTTCGATTCATATGTACTAATAGAAGTACAATTTATAGAAATGTCAATCTTCAAAAAACCTTATAAAATAAGAACTTTTTGATAGTCGTTTTTTACATAAAATTTGAATTTTAAGTTCCCTGCTTAGAGATACAATATCTCTGTACGCAAACGATGATAGCAGGTAAAACATCGACATTAATTTACACTTTTGGGCTATACATTACCAGACAATGATCATAAGGTCGTCATTATCTGTCAGGATCGGTAGTCTCTGAACATCCATTCTTATTAAAATATCTTAGCTGCTGTGCCTTATCCCGAAGCACGTTTCTTATGCGGTAGTTTACCGATACTTTCCTATATGGTAAGAATGTGTGCGGCTGATTAGATACAATCGTATAATACGATATGAATATCAAATTCTTAAACTATTCCGTCTATTGTTGCCAATTCCGTTTCAGTTTTGATATCCTTTTTCGTTCCAGCAATTACTCCTGATACGTGTATTTTAAAACCCCGTATCCTATATATTTGTCCAAAACACCATTTCTGTTTCTTCCTTATATATAGTAGGCTCACTGTCACCCTAATGATTTTGAGATAGGGTCAACCTAGGTTTTTAAAAAGTTTAATGCCAGCAAAGCCAGCGGCAGCAGTTTGCAATAATCCAAAACTACTTACTAATTTATTAACTACATTAAGAACATTTGATAATAAAGTAATTCCACCACCAAGAATGTTTTTATCAGCAAATGTTGTTGAGATAGATTGGAATGAGTTTTTAAGATCTTCTGTTCGTCCTTCCAAACTATTTTCATAAACTTTGTACTTTTTGTCTGTAGATCCAGCAGAATTTTCGGATACTTTCTCGTATTCTTGAGCTTTCTTATAGTTGCCCATTAGGACGAGAAATTGCTCCATATGATTGGTGCCAGCCATCGCTTTTGCAATTGCTCTTTGAGATACGTCACTGTAGCTAGTCCATTTGCCAGCGACTTCATCAAGCACATCACCGAAATTTCTGAATTTATCTTGTTTGTCTCTTAGGTTAATTCCTTCACCTTTTAAGACTGTTTCTACATCACTCCAAGCTGTTACTTTGTCCTGTAGAATGAGACAATATGACTTCTATATAATAAGAATAAACTCATTACATAGAAGCGGTTGCGGTACTTCCAAAAGTGTCTTTACACTTGACCGCAACTCCACTTCTTAAGGAATTATGGGAAATATAGAAGTGTGTTCAGACTGTCGCATAGTCATCGAAATGACCTTCTTTCGCTCAGTCGTTCAAGGCAGATATATCGTTAAATTTAATCGAACTATGTTTTGTTTTAATCGTTTGTTCATCTATAAGAACTTGTATATTGTGTCCACCATTTTGAAGATATGTATAGCAATAGTTATAAATATCTTTAATGTTGTGTGGAACTTTGTCTTTATGTGTAATAAATCTAATTATTTTCCAATCATCATTAAATAAAGAAATATTTCTAAAATTTTCATTGCGTATAAATTTTTCTTTTGTTATATGTCCAAGTCTCACTGACAAATCATGTCCACTACCATCCCATTCAATTGCAATCTTTTCATCTGGAAAAGCAATATCAATTACAAAATTTTTAAATGGGTAATTTAGTTCTCCGCCAATTATTGTATAAACTTCAAATTGTTGTTTTGAGCATGTAAAATTACCATGTTTATATCTTGATTCTATTGATTTCTTTAATATGTCTGGGTTCTGCGTAGGACTTACAACACCATATCTTTCTAACATGGTTTTTCGCTGTTTGTCTTTAACGACTTGACTTTGAGTAAAATGCTCAACTCCATATTTCTTTAACGAAGTTTCTTTTATCCTTTTCTGAAATTCTTCGGTCTGCATAGGATATTCTACTCCAAATCGTTCAAGATTGGTTTGAATCACTTTGTCTTTAACAGACTGTAATTTTGAAGTATTCGTAACTCCGTATTTTTTAAAATTATTTTGAGCTTTTACTTTTTGGATTGCATCAGATTTTGATACGTTCTCAACTCCATATTTCTTTAGACAGGTTTCTTTAGATTTCTTTTTGATGTTTTCAGTACAGAATACATTTTCAACCCCATATTTTTCCATACAAGTTTCTTTTACTTTTAACGGGGAGCATTTTTTACATGCATTTGTACCATTTTTAGATGTTTTAAGATATGTACTATATTTAGTTTGATACGTTTTGCCACAATAATCGCAACGTACATCCACCATGACGTCGCTACCATGTGTAACATCATTTATATTAGCCGTAAATGTATCGCCTATTTTTGTGAAATTATACCCTTTATCAATATAATGATATTTAGTACGGCTACACCATTTAACGGTTACTTGCTTTGTCAATAAAATTTCAATCATCTCCTTTTCATAAGACGATTAAAATAGATATATCCTTCCTCCTTATTGACCGTTCCCTCGGCTTCCAAGCACATATGAATATTATTCATATGATCATAAGAAAGAATTGCCACAGTGGTTTATGTATTATGCCACTGCGCCCCAAATGTCTAGGTCTTCGCCATTATTTTGATAATCTTTAAGTCGTGCTAGTTTGATATTTCCCATACGGGAGAAAATGGCGTTCAAACCAGTTCCGACTGAACTCATACCTTCCTGAGTTGTTTCACCGATAGTTGCTAAATAACCAAGCAATTTGTCCATACTGACACCCGCTAAATTTGCATTCGTTGCAACTTCGGACATACCTTCTGCCAAACCTCCAACATCAGTAGCGGAAGCCATATCTACAGAAGACATTTTATCTACGATTTTCAAGGTATCTTCTGCACTCGTAATGCCATAACCTTTTCTCGCAGAAGTTAAATATTTTGTAGCATTTTCAGATGTTAAATCACCAACCTTGCTCAGTTTAATAGAACTTTCGGCAAGTTTGTTAGATTTTTCAACACTTTGTCCCTGTTTCATCCACTCAGTAGAAGAAGCAGCAACATCTGTACCAGTAGCCTTTAATTGATGCCCCATATCTGAATATGTTTTCATCAAATCTTTGGCTTTATCATTGGATACACCAGTAGCCATCTGAAGCTGAGTCATGGCGCTATCTACATCATATGTATTTTGCACCATTTCCTGTGCTTTGTTCATACCAAATTGCAAGATACCATATGTTCCTACAAACTGAGAAATCTGACTAAATCCACGCTTAACTTCTGAAAACATTGAATTTCCAGTAAGTCCTTTCGCAGAAATTTCAGCCTGCATTTGCTTAAACTGTTGGTTAATACTTTGTGCTTCCCCTTTAGTTGTGGCGTTCTCAGATTGTTTCACAAGATTCTCTAATACAACTCCATATTCCTTAGCGGCTTTAGTATTATTCGTCATATAAGTTCTAATCTTATTTGCTTGAATACTACCTTCACCAGGATTAAGTGCCTTGCTCTGAGTTGCGTCGAGAATTTTCATCTCATTGTTTAATTTTTTATATGATTGGATTACTTTCTCATTCTGCTTAATGATCGCATCCTGATTAGCAGTTGAAGGATTTGCTTGGTATTGAGTATGTAATTCCTGCAAACCTTTTACATTCTTTTTATATTCTTCAAAAGACTTATTCGCATTTTTGTATTCTTCACTGCCACTATAATACCCACTAAGTTTCTTTTGTTGTGCTGCTAAATTAGCATCATATGATTTATTTCCAAGATTCCTAGAAACATTTTGCACATAAGAATCTTTTTTCTCTTGCTCTTTGAAAAGAGCTTGATTAAACCAATCACTATATTGTTCCTCTTGTTTGGCTTGTTTTTTAGCTTGTTTCTCTATATCACTCTTCAATACTTTGTTAGGAGAAGAATTTAATAAAGATAGACTATTTGTAGCATTTTTATCATACTGCTCAAGTTTTGAATGAGTATCAATCAAAAGGTCACGATTTTTTATAGTTGGGTCCTTTTTAAAGTTCCCATACATTTTATTGACTTCTTTACGTTGCTTTTCATAGTCAAAAATGTTGCTCAAAACAGCATTGTATTCTTTGCTATTATTATCGACATACCCAGAAAATTGTTTTTGATATCTTCCAGATTTAGAAGCAAATCTATTTGCTTGAATGTCAGATTCAATCTTAGCAGCTTTCTCATTTAGTTTTTTCTGTTCTGCTTGATATTTTTTATCAACTTTCTCTTGCTCTTTTAATGCTTTATTTTTTGCTTTCTCTTGCTCTTTTAATGCTTTGTCTGCATATTGATAAGCAGTTGGTGTTGAAACATTTTCTTCGTTTGCGATCTGCTTTGCAACATTAGACATTTCTTTAGCTTGGTCTTTTGCACGTTTAACAAGACCTTTATCAACAGATGTTTCTCCGCTAGTATAAAATGTCCCAGAAGCATGTTTCATCTGCTTTTGAATTGCAGATTTACTATACTGTACATATGATTTTGCCTGAGCGTTTGCCTGTCTTTTAATTTGATTATTAAGTGTTGTATTTGTTGATCCGTTCGTACCAACAATAGGGTTAATATGCACATCCCTATCTTTTACAAGATTATTCAATTGAGACTCAACATCGCCCTTATTCAATATTGCTTTAATGACGGCTTGAAAATCCATTCACTCACCTCTTTCATGATTTTGTGCATAATAAAAAAGAGCCTATACAAAAATAGACTCTTTCAGTTCCAGTATATAATTAACAGGCGGTCAGGGAATCGAACCCCGATCTCTGGTTTTGGAGACCAGTATAATTCCATTATACCAACCGCCCGTGAGAGCAATGATCAATTACTTGTTACTTGTTGTTTAACTAATTGCTGTCAAACATGGCTTAAGTACCCATGTACCAGTAGGGAAGTCATAAAGATGTGATAAAACATATTCATGTGCTTCGATAACTGAACCAACATTTACCTCTGCATGTATAACTATTCCTCCGCCATACATACTCCATTCAGCACAAATAAGTGTATAGTAATTTTTTCTATTCTCTATCATCATAACATCATCTCCTACTATATAAGTGGTGTTACGTCATAGATTTTGTTGTGTAATTGATCATTGCGAGTTTGAGTATATCATAGTAATATATTGTATGTATACAGGTATATTTTTCCAATACTATAAATCAGACAAAGAACCTTGTTTTCCTTCTTTAATACCGTCTTTTGTAAAGTATTTTCCGAAGTCATCTTCTGCGGATGAATCGTTGTAAATACCAACCAATTCCGTAGAAGACCATCCAAAGAATTCTTTGATAACATCAATCGGAATATTCTTCTTTGCGAAAGCAGTACAAGTATAATGTCTCATACAATGGTAGTAGAAGTCTACGTCCAACATCTTTGAAAATTCAGCTGTCCATTTGTCAAGATTGGATCTACGATGCCAACCATTTTTATCTTTCGTTACAAAGATATCATCAATGTCAACGCCAAGTTCTTTACGTTGTTTATCCCATAAATCAATGTATTTTTTAACATCAACAAGGATAAATTTGTTTAACTGCTTACCTAATTTACCACGACCCTTGGTGCGAATCTTTGGCGTTTTATATAAAGCACCATCAAATTCAAGAGCATCTTCAGTAAAATAAGACATCTTCATCTGAATGATTTCAGATTTTCTCATTCCAGAATAAGCAGCAATAGCGATAGCACACGCTTTTTCATATTTCTCTTGTTCGACAAGAGTTTTTAATAAGTCATCAACTTTTTCATCTGGCAGAATCGTTTTCTCACGCACTGCCTCATTTGCAGGATTCTCAATCTTATTTACAATTTTTCTGAATCCTTCAAATTCTTCTTCCTCATCTAACATATTTTCGATATAATCAGATAAAGAAGAAAGACATGATTTAACACGTCTTGTTCGTTTAGGACTCCACCCCCATACGTTAATTGCATGATTTTGAAATTTAGCAATGTCACGTTTTGTTAATTTAGCAAAGTCCTTATTTTTATTATGTTCCAGATTCCAACACCAGAAAATATCTAAGTCATTGCGATAACCTTTGATCGTACTCTGCGCACGATCAACAGAAGCAAGGTAATCTAACCACTCATTGCCTAAATCTTTGTTATCTTTATTGACCAATGCTAGTTTTTCTGGAGATGTAATCTTGTTATATACCGTAAATCTAGCCAACGGTAAAACCTCCTATGTGTAAAATAAATACAACCACAATATATAGTGGTATTCGTAAAAATGAATCATATATATTGTGGTTGATAAGCATATAAAATCTTGGTTTTATTTTGTGAAATTTACATCAGATTTGATGTGAAAAGAATCAAAGATATATTATTTGTTCTTAGATGATAGATATTTTTTCAAAACATCGCTTTGATATGTTTCAGGAATATCAATTCCATAATAAATGCTTTCAATGACTGTAGAGTCTGTTTCTGCTTTAATCCACATGTTTAAAGAATTACAATATGTAGTATTATATGAAACAAAGGTCATGGCAGCAGTAATTAATTTCTGAATATCTTCTACAGAATAGTATTTACATGGTTGTCCATCAGCATGATATTCTAAAGCAGTTTGCCCTGCTGAAATTTTTGCCTGTAGTCCAAAAATGTTAAGCTGATCTTCTTCTGTTAAGCTAAAATGATAAGTTCCATCAGGCATTTTTACATCTACACCATTATAGATTGTATCCTCACATTTCTTAGAAATTTCCTTTAATTTTGTCGCTTTAATATCAGCAAGCTTTTTTGAATTTGTATAATGAAGATACTTTGATGGATTGTCTTTAACGTCTTTAATGTCAATATTTTCTTTAAATTCTACAATCTCTACATAATCATATTCAAAATATTCCAGTTCTTTATCTACATTTTCTAATTTCTCAGTTTTCTTTTCTTCGTTAAGACAAATAAAGATATAATATTTATCCGTATCTTCCAAAACTTTAACAGTTTGTTGTTGACTAGAAAATCTAGCTTTTTTCATGAATTCACCTCTTTCTTATGATATTGTGTGACTGGTGGTGCTAATCAGCAGAGGCTTCGAATCCATTTGTTTCATCATACCATATCGTACATTCCAATGACACGAAACCACCGTAAGAACCAACTCTTGCGAATCCACCATATACATATGAAGATAAAAGGCAGACATCGTCTCCTATTATACAATCAGCAAACCCTTGACTATCTCCAGAACCTTGATAACTAGGAAACCATACACCAGTATTTGTATTTATCTTAATATCTCCTACCCAATATTCTGGAGATGTATTTTCTTGAGCTGGTATACTACCAATTAAATTATAATTCTTTTTAATATTTGATTCATCAGTTGTGTGATGAGTTCCACGAGGAGCAACATATACATCTCTCGTAGAATCGTCTTTTAATACTGTCACAGTATCAGAAGCAACCATCTGTAAGCCAATAGAATATTCACGACCTTGTACTCTATAAGGATATTTTGAATTGCTATTAGAGATCATAGAACCATCATGTTTCCCAATAACATTGTCTGTTGTTCCAGAATACCACGGTATACTAACTAAATATTCAGTTTCATCAATGTCTACTCCGGCTGTACTAATAAAAGATTCGTTTTTTACATCTAAATATATTGCAGTATTATTACTATCAATTGGTTCAATTTTTATAACCTTTGTTGGTGCAATATCAATAACGACATGCCCATCACCTCCATTATGACCAACATACACTGGCGCACCGACAAAAAAAGCAGACGCATCTTTATTTGTAGTAACATACACTGATTCTCCTGTGTTCTTTATTGATACAGGAAGTTTAATATAATAATCAGTACATCCCGCAAATAAACTCTGTGAATTTTTTGTTGCTCCTTTAATCAATATAAAAATAATCTGGAATGTATTTCTTTCTGCTCCTGCGCCCCAATAACCAGCACCTTTCTTTTGGTAGTCTGTAATCATAGTTTCATATGATGCATTTCCTTCTGGTTGTCTATCAGGCAAAGACCTTAACAACCCATCATCCCCAATAGAAGAAATATACTTACTTCCAATACACCAAGGCAATACAGTTCCATCAGCTTGCAAACATTCATTCCAAGGGTATAACACAATATCAGTCCTTAAAGTATGTGGCATATCTGAAATTGTTACATCAATATATCCTTCTTCAGTATTTATCTCAAAATTATAATAGAAACTTGGCTGAATAACACCAACATCAACATTGCCAGTCGTAGTATATCCATCTTCACCCTCGATAGCAGTAGGATAAGCAGTACCATCTGCATTTCTTTTATAATTACAGTTGTACCATTCAAAAAGAGGATGTTCTCCGTTTAAATAATCATCTTTTCCTTCAACTGTATCTGTGCTTGGTTCATATTGCAATCCTGCGTTATCTAATAATTTTGTACCTTTACAAGTAGGATTCTTGGCAAATGTATAAAATCTGGTTCTATAAATCTTTCCAGTTCTACGCAAGTCAAAGAAATCCCCAACAGTGTCTGCGTGTGGAGTATTATGTAACACATCATATAATACGGATTTGTCTACTTTATGTTGTTCAGATTTTTCTAAAATCGTTTGAAGTTGATCAATTAATGATTTGTTGTTTTTTATATAAGTAACCAATTCGCTAAATTGATCTAAAGTCTCATCGTCACTGTCAGCAATATTATTTAATTTTGTTTGAAGATCATTAATTAACTTATTTAATGAATTATATTTAGTCGTTGCGTCACTTGTAGTTTCTGCACCAATAGATGATGCTGTAACTGGATTGTCCTGTAAGTATTTTTTAATGATGGCATTTACATCTGAACTAGATGCTCCACAATATTTAGAAATCATTTTTCTAATCACGGCAATAGTAGTTGCGTCTATCATGATTCAGCTCCTATCCATTTTTTATTTTCTTCATCATAGAAATACACATCTAATGTATCTATGCAAGTAAAAGTGCTACCATTTTTAATAGCCACACCTTCAGGTGTCTCACCAATTGGCTTTACATCAGTGGACAAACCATCTAATTGTACTTTGATTAAATTTGGCGTATCGCCAATATGTGAAATTGTTACCATTTAATACCTCGTCTAGTAAATAAAAGTAAAATTTAATTGTTACAATACAGATCATATTGATCTGATAAATTTATTTAAATCTTTTTGCAAATGCCTGTTCAGCATATTGTTGAGCTTTTTGCTCTGTACGTTGCCAGAATCCAGAAGTTAATACAATACCAGATCCACCAGATTCCGCTTCCGAGAAGACGTGTGGAGTAGAATAAGTTCCAGTATTATAATTGTATCCTTGATCAAGATACACAGTGGCACTAACAAAATCTCCGCCACCAACAACGCCAGTTGTTCTTGCAGAGTTTTTCATCTGATATGTTCTCTTATATCCACCTTGCTCTGGCGGTATTGGCTCCCCACCTGCATAAGAAGCAGTAAGTTCTTGGTTGGCGGTTAAGAATGTTTTGCTCTCAGCTTCACTTACGGCATCACGCATTTCATTCTGAATTTGTCTCCATAATCCAGCCATTGCACTCATGTTCCCCATGAGATCACCTTACTTTCTGTCAATAGAAACTACATTATTATTGACTGCATCAGCAGCACCCTGTTTAATTGCTTCCAGTGTATCAATTCTATTTTTCTGGAAATCATCAGATTCAACGACAGCTTTTGTAATATCTTCGGCAGTAAAGTCAAAACCATGCTCTGCAAAATACTGCATCATCTTCTGAGTTACCTCTGGATCAGCCTTTGCAAACACTTCATTAATATATTCAAGAGCAGGCGCCAAAGCCACGACAGATTCTACTAAATCGTCAACACCTTCGACCTTGAAATTCACATCTTTGCTGTCAAGTTTAATATCAATTGCACTTGCAATTAACTGCTGTTTGATGTAGTCACATTTTTCATCAATTGCAGTTAACATATCTTTAAACTGTACTTTGTTAATATCATTTTCATCAACAAATTCGTCAACATCAATATCTGAAGCAAGTGTATATAATTCATCAATACCAATGCTTTCTAAATCCACGTTTCCATAAAATTTAATAATATTCATCTTGATTCCCATAAGTTTACTCAGTGGATCATAGTCCATACTAGATATTCCGTTCTCGTCCTGAGTTACAGGAAAAGCAGAAGCGACAACGGCTTCAACGAAATCATTTGCTTCAAATCTATTTAAAGACCCATCTTTATAATGTCTTGTTTCAAAAGCAATTTTACCCATAAAATTATCTCTCCATTTCTCCATTTAACTTTTCAATCAATTCAGATACATGATATCTATAATTGACTTTCAGCTTTCGACTATTAACAATGATTGGATTAAATTTTTCCAAATCATTTTCATTGAATGATTTTTTATCTATAGAAGCAATCATTCTGTCAAAATCATTGATATGCTGAAAATATGTAGTTTCTGTGTTATCTTTCTTTCTAAAATTAAATAAAAACCCTGCGACCATATTTCTGTAACCAACAAATTCTCTTAAACCTTTAATCTGATGATAATGGATTACACCTTTCTCTTCTTTGGTACGTTCAAAAGAAATAGAAGAAGTGCCAACACTTTTCAATTCCAATGCGTACATATAAGGAGAGGAAAATAAGAAACAATCACAAGGATTCTTGCTTGAAAATCTTAAATTACTACAACCACCAAAAGATTGTGCTTGATCTTTTAAACGATAGTAGAATATGTCTGAAGGAATACTGGCTTTCCAATTTTCTTCAAATCTCTTACCAACATTCTTTGCCAACCTATTCACCTACCTGATATTTATCGTTAATATATTTTCTATAATCAACATATAGCCTGTATGTATCTTTTTTGTGATACCAGAACGCCATAATATCTGCACGTTCAGATGGATAGACCAGAAGTGGTTGTACGCCATGTTCCACATAGAACTTAACCTGTGCCAAACTTGTAACAGGAATGAGTTTTGTATCTTTATAGGCTTCCTGCAACTGCTCAGGCGTTATAATTTCTGAATTCAATAAATACACCCTTTCTTTTAAAATCGTAAAAAATAGGGAAGAAAACAAAAAAAATCATATAATCCAATTTGTGAACCATATTAAAGTTTTGTTCTCTTCCCTATCTTCTAACTAAAATGTAAAACTATAATATGATTACTGCAATATTTTTTCATGTTCAATATTCCAAGTTAATACACTACTGATTAGTATAAACTAACCAGTAGTGATAAATAATGTCCTTAAATTAAGCTAAAGACTTGATCTGATAGATATCTACAAATTCATCATCTGCATCTGTCATCAGGTCAAATGTGATCTTCAGTGTAATAGGATCTCCCTCAGCTGCGAAAGCTAATTCGATATTTCTCTGAGGAGTAGCTTTGTAACAAGTGATATGTAATGGTGTTACAACTCCCTGCTCTGATTTCTGGTTGATTTCTGCGTCAACTCTGAAATCAGCTAATTCCTGATTATCGTTAATCTTAACTAACTGAAGTGTAGAGTCGTTTACGATATAAGATACATCGTATTTCTTACCAACAGCAATTTCGCTATCTGTTGTAGCTGTAAATACTTTTTCTGCTACGCTTCCTTCAATCTGTGTTCCACCAACGTCACCTTTTCCGTAAACGAATAATGTTCCGTCTTTTGGCTGATCTGGTAATGTAAGTTTTCCTGCTTCTGTAGCAGTGATCGTCTTCATTTCTGCACGATCTCCACCTTCTGTGATTGTACCGTTACCAAAGATAGAGAATAACTCAAATGGATATACCTGAATTTCTGCTTCAAGTGTTCCTTCCATTGGGTTAGCAAATGTTACAGCATCTCTACCTCTCTTTTTAGCTTTTACAGAATCTGCTGCAATATTTAATGTTACTGTATTTGCATAATCAACTCTTAAAGCCTTTTTGCTTGTAGCTAAGTTAGTTAACTCAAATACACCGCAGTCACGGCTTGCATATTTCTTACTAGCTGCCATTTTGTCACATCCTTTCATTAGAATTTTTAAATTTTAGTATTAAAAAAAGACCCATAAAGATAGGTCTTATTTTTCCTCGTTAAGGTTTTTCAAATATGAATCTTCTTTAAAGTCACTACCTTCAGTTCCCCAGACACTGGCATTAAGAGCCATGATTTGATAATTTCTATCAATTAAAATTCTTTGAAAGTTATCATATAATTGAGGAATTGTTAATTGCCCTACGTTAGTAAAATTAATACTTGGGTGATACGCACATACAACAGAGATAATATTTCCGATATCATATTTAGGATCTTGTTTATCTAAGTTTTTGCCACGAGTACGTTTAGCTTTTGCCTTATCACGTCTACGCTGCATTTGGATAACAACAGGATCTTTTTGCTTTGATAATTCTTCGGACACTGTACGTTCATTGTTGATATTTGAAATTTGCATCAAGATATGTAATACATCATCGAAGATTTCTCGATCTATAACTCCAATGATCTGAGACTCAGTTTCTCCAGTCTCTTCATTTTTATACTTTCTTAAGATTTCAAATCTTTTTTCTTTCAGTTTATAGACAACGTCCTCGACAAAGTAAAAGCAGAACGCCTGAACATATGTCTGTAAAACGTCTACATTTTCTGAAACCAGATCGAATAATTTAACTTCCATACGTTCTTCATAAGGTAGTGCTAAAAAAGCATCATATTTATCTGGCAGGAGAGCAGAGTAGTAGCTGTCCACTGTCAACGACATATAACTCGCATATTGCATCCATAATCCTTCACCAATTCTCATGCGATCACTGATTTTTGGAGGATTAATATGTCCAATTCCAATAGGTATTGGATCACTTGACAGTAACTGTAAATAAGTAAGATTTACATCACTCATTTACACAATAACTCCATATTTATATCATCAATCCGATACACCATTGTCCTGCCATAAAAGTTAGTGTTCGGCTTAAAAGACTGTAATTGGCTTGTACGAGTATCTAATCTCATAGTCCCGATACCAAATGAGTCTTTTATTGATTCGTCAGTTAAGGCAAGATTGATTGCCTGACAAATCATATCTAAACGATTGCCAGCGTATCCTTTTTCACGCCATTCTGACTTTTCATCATCATCTAGTTTGATAACATCTCTATGACATATGACATTGATAACCAATGTGTAATCAATAATAGATGTTGATATACTAGCAGGATATGTTTCCATTAAGATAATAGATCGTGTATCTGTAATGGTTTCATCCATATATGGGACATCTTTGCAATGTCCTAATAAACGATTGTCTTTCACTTGCCCATGTATATTTTCGCCAATTTTGCATCCAAACCAATTATCCTCGAAAGAATAATCCTCATCATCAAGATATGGCATGGCAAGAGCGCTAACATCATCATTTGTCATTAAAATATTTCCTACGGCTTCTTTGATCAATCCAAGCGAAACCAGAGGATTTTCCATCATTTTTTCTGTTTTCGTCATTGAATTTCACCTATGTAAGACTTTCTATAGTTATTTCAATAGAAGCAGTAGAAGAAGTTCCATCTTTTGCAGATAATTTCAAGATGATTTTCTGACCAACTAATGCAGAATTTGACACAGAGATTCCAATGTTTGAACCAGTTTCTTCTATATTAATAGAGTCTTTTAATTCACATTCAAGATCCCATTGGGGATCTTTTGTAACTGTGTTTCCATCTAAGTCTTTAAAAGAAGCGGTAAATGTAGATTTCTTACCTACAAAAACTTTCTTGTATCTATACTTAATAGTAGCAGTACATGTCTGTTCTACAGTTGGAACATCTGGCTGTTCTGGTTTCTCTGGCTGCGTTGGTTCAGGATCTTTTTTGGGCTCAAAGTAATCACATAATCGCAAGTCTTTTCTGTCTTTCGCTGGGTTAAATTCATCTTTATCAACGATAAAAGATAATACACCACCATGTTCAGTACCAAAATGATATAAAACATTATCATCACGAGTGAATGTAAATACGTCATTTGGTACTTCCCGAATATCAAAAAATACTCTTTTTCCATCAAGCCCAAGAGTATCATCGTCTTGCGGTACAATTACCGTATAGTTATTTGATCCAACAAATATAATATTGTTACCTGTTTTACCAACATCATATTTAGATGCCGATTGATAATAAGCCCATCTTTCATGGATATGACCGTCTGCATCTTGCCATTTTACAGTAGACTGACACAACTTCATTGTTGTTTTTTCAAACACACCGCATTGCCCAGGTCTTCCATCTATGATCCAGTAATTATTTTCAAAATATACATACATTCCTGCTTTGGAAGTGTTACATGGAAATAGTACAGTTCTCTGCATAGTTTTTAATGAGGTATCAGAATCATTATCTTGAACTACACATCGGATAGTCGTTCTTTCTGATAAATCAGAGTTACATAATTCAACCGTAGAAGCAATGTCTGTATCTAGAATTTCTGCAAATTCATCATCTTTATAATCGTTATATGCATCATTTTCATAACCGCCTGTTAAGTTAGGTCGTGTATTAGGTGTTATTAAATACCAATCTTGCATTTATCGCACCTCCTATGTATAAGCGGTAGGTTTCTGATTGTTTGTCATTTTTTCAGCATTATATTTAATAGCATCAAGCTCATTCTTTGCTGAAGTTTTTGACCCATTATTTCCATCAATACTTAATTCTTTTGTTACAATACTCACTCGTTTATTTACAAGAGAGTAGTAACGCTCCTGATAATATTGATGCATATATTCTGCCATTGTATCTATGACATATTGATCAAGATCTTCTGAAAATTCTTTTGTTTCTACGTCAAATGTAAGATCATCAATTTCCATAGAATATCTTGCAATTGCCTTTTTTAGCCATTGAAAAACTAAAGAGTCTGGCAGAGGCGTTTTATCTGCAAACGTAGATTCAAAACTTTGAATTACATCATCTGCGGTTGTCATTATAATCACCTACATCCTATTTCATTTTGTGTCCTGTATAGTTTTCAATGAATCGAATTTTTTCGTAATCGTTATAATTACCTTTTTTAATCATCATCATGACAGCTGATTTTTCAGCACTTGTAACAATATACTCAGAAACTTTGTCCTTAAATGTTTTTGACATACCTTTATATGCAAATAATTTTGCTACTAATTTAGGCGTTAAAATTTTCTGAACTTTCTTTTCTTCTTTATTGTCAAAGTCTAACTCTTCACGAGTATCAGCGTCTTCAATATATAATGTTGCATGAGAGCCAACACCATCAATTCCAGTAAAAAGCATATTCCCGTTCTGCACCTGTGAGATTACTTCTCCACGAGATAAACGAGTAGTACCATTTGGTGTGATTGTTACATCTCCTGTGGATTCAATTCGCTGAAATCCTGTTGTCCAATTGGCAAGGCTGCGTACTGTAATTTTTGTTTCCATGCTTAACTCTTTTACAACTTCTGTATTTTCCATCTCTTTCAATTATTTATCCTTTCACAACTAATTATCGTTTACTTGAATTTGTATTTTACAGAATTATACAATTCAATCTTTTCATCTAAATCTTTCGACTTTTGGAATGTCCAATAACGTACACCAGTATTTTTGTTGATATTAGAAGAAATATAACTTTCGCCTAACCCCATTAAAAAATAGTGCAGTTTTTTGGAATAGCAAAAGTAAATATCATGCATGGTCTATGTCCTCTATTTAACTAATTAATTGCAAAGATATACAGAATTACCATATATCTTTGCAAATAAAAAAGACCCATAAGGTCTACATTTCTTCAACTATTTACGAATTCTAGTAAGTACCAAGTTCTGTTGACAGTTTCTTGTCTCCAAGTAAACCAATCATATATTCTCTTCCTGGCGCAACTAAAGCACCAACTTCAAGGTCATATCTTGTGATTAACTGACCTGTTGATACGTCTGTTCCAGAAATAGATGTTAATCCGCCTCTTGTTACTGTATAGATTGGAGACTGTCCACCAGCAGGAATTACATATCCGAGTCCCTGTGGTAATACTGTCTGGAAGTCTGTTCCAGCTGCATTCATTAGAGAAGTATCATATGGGTTTGGTAATTCAGAAACAACTGCACCATTATACATTCCCATTAATCCTGTGTCATGGATTTCTTTCATAACTGCTTCAGAAATACCTGTAACAGCAGGTGTTGTTCCCTGATATCCTGCGAATGCATTAAGCTGAGAAACTAAAGCATAATCACCAGTGATAGTTGGTTTTCCAAAACGTCTTACAGGTGTGATAACTCCATCAACACCAGTTTTTGTTAATCCGTCTCCCTCGAAGAAGTATTTAACTCCATCTGCATGTTTGATTGCTTTGTAGATTGTTTCTACAACATAAGCAGCAGCCTTGTTTCTGATCTGAATAGCGATCTGATTCTTTAACTCGTTTTCATCACTCATGTCACCACTAGCAGCTTTTCTATAATCTACTGCATAACCAGCAGAAATAGCCACTGTAGCGATAGGTGTTCTTTTCTTTCTGATTACTGGGAAGTTAACATCCTGACCTAAAGCCTGTTTGTTTGCTGGGTTTCCAACAAATTCTGGGATTTCAACTTCGCAAGAATCGTTATATCCGATTGCTTTGTAATTTCCATAGATGCTTAATAATTTAGCTTCCTGAAGAATCTGAGGTTCCATTGCGAAACGTCTAATCTCGTTTAATTCAGAAACTGCGGATAAATCCCCAGCAGAAGCTTTACTATTTAACTCTTTAATATAGTTAGTAGCCTGATCTGCTTTTTTCCCGAAACGTTTTAAGTCTTTTCCATCTCTCATTGCAGAGAAAATTTCTACTACAGGAGATTTTGTAGACACACGACCGCTCGCAAAGTTCGCATCCTTACGTTCGTTGTTTAATTCAAATGTATGCATTTATACTATCCTCCTTTTAAATTAACTATTTTCCTGTTGACTGTGTAGCTGGAGCAGAAGCAACAACTTTTACAGCAATGCCTTTGTGATTTCCGATGTTTTCAGTTACTTCTACATATGGTGCCGCAGTAGCTCCTTTAGCAAGGTCCCCCGTTGCTGTAGATTTTAACTTATCACCTTTAGCCACCCCAGCAGGAATCTGTTTTCCATAAATTTCAAGTTCTTTTCCATCTAATTTATCAAGATCTAAAACTCTTAAATCTGATCCTTTTGCGATAAAGTATCTGTCTAAACCTTCGTCGTCACCAACTTCAATATTCATTACTACCTGTTTAGCGTTAGCGGCTAAAGCAAATGTACCTTCTGTTACTGTTCCAAAATCGCCATTATAAACATCTGTTCCTGCAACAGCTTTTACATATGGGTATAATTTCTCGATTTCAGAGATATTGCGGAATTTAATCATTTTTATCTATCCTCCTTATTAAAAAATACTTACATCTTCGTCATCATCAACAACTTCGATAGATTCACATACCTCAGAAAAGATATCTTCAACTTTTTCTGAATTTGTTTCTGCTGTAGGCTCTGCGGCAGATGCCTGCTTCTCAGCTGCTTTCTGCTGTGCTACAATATTCATGCAAATCTTAGATTTGATAGAGTTAACTTCAGAAGCAATTTCATTTAATTCGTCAATATTTTCGCAAGAGTTAATATCAGATTTTAATTTGTCGATATCTTCTTTTGCGACTGCTTTTTCATTTTCATTGAACTCGCTTAAAGCTTCGTCAACTTCACCTAATTTTTCTGCAACTTTAGCTTTTGCAATTTCTTTTCTAAGAATTTCGATTTCTTCCCATGCTGTTTCTTGCTCTTTCTTTGTATCATCAAGAGCTTTCTGTAACTGCTCAACACTTGCATTAAGTTCGGAAATCTTTGCATCCTTTTCTGCGATAACAGAATCTTTCTGCTCAATCACAGAATTTTGCTCAGAAATTTTCTCTTCTAATGCAGATTCTTTAGAATTGATTTCAGAAATTGTTTCTTTGATAGCAGAAGTGATGTCTTTCATATCAATTGTTCCGTCCATTTTCTGTTTGTCCTCCTTGTTTTGATTTTCGTTTAATTCCAATACAATAGAAGAAGTATCAGCTGGATTCATTACCATATCCCAACCAGAGTGAATGAATTCTACAGGGATTCTCCCCGTTCCTCTCCATCCATTCATATAAACAATTCCTGTATTACCTTTTGCTTTGAAAATTTCTACGCTACCTTCTACGGCAACGCCATTGTTAAGGTCTTCTTCAAGATTTGCAACGAATTCTGGATAACACATTTCATCAAGATATCCTTCACCACATACGCATCTCTTTGTTTCACCTTCGTAATCAATGTCGTCAATATAGCCTCTTGTAAAATGTCCAACAACACTTGCATTTCTAAATGTTATTAAGCCATCTTCGTTAACACCTGTTTCTCCGTGACCGCAGATTATTGTTCTGTTTTCATCCAAAAATTCAACACGAACACTCATATCTGTGATACTGCCGAGCTGTGGCGCACAATATTCCTCTAAAAAGGTAATTCCATTTTTGTTGTATTTTGTTCCGATACCATTTTCTACTGATTCAGGAGGCTGTAATTCGTACAATACGGCTTTAAATGGTCTGCGCCCATTTTTGTATTTCTTTTCAGATAACTCTACGATTGCCATGTTGTATCCTCCTTTAAAAAGTTTTGTATAACAAAAAAGCCGATTAAATAAAATCGACCTTTCATTATTGATATTTATTTAGAGTCGCTTGGACTTGGGATGTTGTTCCCATCATTATTTCTACTTCGAATTGTATTTTCGGTAGGGTTGTCCGTAGTTGGACGACCACCAACCTGATCATCTTTTGAAACATTGCTTGATGTTAAGTGAGGTAAATAGCGTTCATATATACCATCTTCAATTTCTTCATCTAACACATTAAAATATGCTTCTGGATTTATTCCTGCACTAGCGACAAGATAAGATAAGGAACCGCTTGCCTCTGAATATAATGTTTTACACATATCAAAGAATGCTTTGCGGTTTACAAAAGAAGTAGGGAAGTAGTAAACTTCCACTGGATTGTTTTGATCTTTAATGACATTTTTGTTAATAACATAATTTAATTCTTTTTGCCATTCATAAACCCATGTATATACTTGGGCTGTGATCATTTCGAGGTTATTCGCTCCAGCTCCAAAATTACCTGATTCCATTGCTCCAAGTAAAGAAGCACAAATACCTAGATCCAAAGAGATTTGATTACTAAGATTTGATTCATTTTTATCATTAAAAATATCTGTAGAAACATCTAAAGAATTGATTTTTGTTCCTGCGGCAACGCTAAAGAAACTTAGCCCGCCTTTATTATTTTTGTTAACTACAGCGGTTTTAACGTCATTATGTTGAGCTTGCTGTTGCTTTTTGGTTAAAGCACAAAGTCCTTTTTCTTTTCCTTCTGGGAATGTCTGGTAGACAACTTTATTGTTCAATTCATCCAAAACATTTCGTTTTGTGTCTGTAAAATAGTCTTTATATAATACATCTTCAAGCGCAGCAATAACCAGTGATCTTCCCCAAGGTTCTGAATCTTTACACTTGATTTTTCTGCACATTGTTTTATCCGAATTTAATATTAACCAATTACCGTTTATGCCATTATTTTTCTTGCGATCGTGATATCCTTTTCTGATTTCTTCTGGATACTTTTTGAGCTTTCTTTCTAAAGTATCATCTGCAAAATCATCAAAATATCTCAAGTCAAAACCAACAACAAATCGCCCGTTTTTCTTACCAACAATTTTACAATACTGCCAGGGCAAAGAAATGATAGAGACGTTGACACCAATGTCATTGATTTCCATAATACGTTCAACATCAAAATCATTCATATATTTTGTGTTATCAATGTCGGATGGTCTTACTTTAGTTTCAAAATAAAAAAATGCAATTCCGTCTAACATCTCAGTATGTAATGCATCTCTGATAAAATGCTTATCGTCAATTGTCTCAAGAGTAGAGCGCATTAAGCGTTTATTATTTTTCGCTTTGTTGTTGTTTTTCTTTTTTGCTTTTGATTTATTAATTAATATACTATCCAAACATGGCAACGCAACCATATAGTCAATAGAGTTTGCAACAACTCCGTTTTTTGTATACACAAAATTTGATAACTTAATGGCGGTTTCATGGTTCTCAATTGGATTTCTTAAAACATTCGATATATCTTTTTTGTTAAAATAATCATAAACACCACACTGAAAAATAGCGTTAAATATATCATTTGCTGTATATTGATAACTGTTGTATTCATATGTAGTGTCTTGTTTTACATTTTCTTCCATCATACCTCCTTCCATTAATTGATAAATGTTGCGTATCCGTATTCTTCATCTGTAGTTGCCATATCTAATTCCAGCTGGTCTATAAAATATGATCCGTAGCTACATGAAGAATATCTATCTTTTCGGTTGTTTCCACGTTCCTTAATTCGGATACCACCTGTAGTTAATTTTTCATATTGTAATTCTGCACATTCGCTTACAAGTGCCTGAGTCTCTAAGAATGGTCGCTCAAAGTCAAATACATCATCGACTTCAATAGCCTGTCTGTACTCTTTATTCCTTGAAAGAATTTCTTCTTTTGCAGTTTCAAAGTTAACAAGAAAATCAATTTTTCCTTCAACCAGATTCTTTCTGAAATTCATTGCAATATCACTATTCAGGTTTTGTGTACCATTGATAGCATAGATGCATGGTTTTGCGTCTGGATCTTGACACAATCTACCGTATTCATCGTTGTTCATACATTTTAATGGGGCGTATTCAACACTACGATCTTCATCGTATAGAACTTTTTGTAAAGAATACAAAATTTGCAAGCCTCCGTTTCGCACATCAATTACTATATAATCAGCGTTAAAATCTTCATATAGCTGGCGTATTCTAATTGCCTGTTTCGTTGTGTCACCTATCTGGTTAGACTCAATATAAGGGAATTGTCTACGATATCCTTGTTCCATTTGCTTATCGCCATACGTCATTGTTTCTGGGATAGCACGAATACAAGAATAAACTGAATTGTCGTTCTGAGAACCTGCTACGAATGCAATATCGCCTGCGATAACTCTTACTTCATTGTCACGTTTAGGGATTGCATAGCGGTTTTTCTTATTGATTTGAATATCCAAATTATTTCTTGGATAAAAGACTTGTTTTGAAATTTGCCGATTCATCAGCATAGAATATGTAAAATATGCAGAATCAGATTCTTTGATTCTAAGGTTTAAGAACTCTACCTTCCAACTGGTAGGATCTTGCTTTTTCTTTTCTTTGATCAACTGTTGTCTTGTTTTGAATCCATGTTTTAGGCATATGCTTTCGTCGAATGCTAATAGCATACCTTTTCCGTGTTTCAGCATTAATTCATAGTTCATGTCTACAATTGTCCACATCCAATGTGTAGGGTCTTGCCAAGATGAGCTAATATAGATATCAACGGGATCTTCTTGCAAGATTTTCGCCAAAACTGGATTATCTTTATATTGTGGAAGTTGTATATAACCTGGCTGACGTACCATCTGAAATGGGGAAATGACATTATCTTCAATATTTTTCTTGATCTGTCTAAATTCTTCCCTAATAGCAACATTTGAACGAATACCACGGGCGTTATCATTTGCTGTAAACACTTTAATTGTAGATCCGTTATAAAATTTTACAACAACGTCTTGTCCATTAGTCTTAACATATTCAATTTCTGCTCTTAAAACAGCCGATTTTACCATTAATTCACCTTGAATTTTTTCGGTAATAATCAATTTACTCTGTCCACGAGTAGCAGAACCAATAACAACTTTTGATCCTGGATAAAGAATAGCTCTAGAACATGCATATAGGGCAATTAAGAATGATTTTGCATCATTACGTGCTGCAACAATACAAATTGAGTTAGAAACACCCATATAATATAGTGCCAATTGTTGATATGTATATATTGGAATTTCTAAGTAGTCTTGTACAAATCTGTGTAAATTTTTCCTAAAAAACGTACACCATGCCAATGTATGCATAACATTTGTTGGATTGCTTAAATAGTGCGTAGATGGGAATTTTTTATACAAATCCTTTTGATATTTATCGGCAGGGAACTGTTCAATCATTTTACTAAGACGTTTGGCAGCTGTCTTCTTACTTACTTGTTTATTCATCGTCTAAATCCTCATCATCAGGAATGAAATATTCCTTATCTCGATCAGAAGATCCATATTGTAAATTCCTTAATGGACGTAACATAAATCTGTCCACATAGTCTGCCAAATCATCATAATCTTCATATAATGGTTTATCTTTATAAAATTCTTCAGGCGTATATTTTGATATAGTACCCAATGTTACTCCAAGAGTAGTATTCTGGCTTTCATCTTTTTCTTCAACTGTTTTTAGACCTGCATCGTTAAATGTTTTAGAATACTGACTACTAAGGTCAATATATTTTTTTGAATCACCTGCTTGTAAAGCACGTATTTGCAACATATATAAATTGCATAATGACTTTACGAAGATTTCTTGGTTTTGATCAATGTTTGGATTATTGTCTTTTAGCATATTATAATGTTCATCCAGATTCTTATAATCCGCCTGTGTAAATCCAGCACCCCATCTCTTAGTAGCTGAACCAGAAATAGATATACTATCATCATTTACAGCTTGTTCTGCACTCATAACATGATCATATCCATCTTCATAAAATTTCGTCTTCATTCCATCAAGATATGTATTACCAACCTTTGTTGTCTGATGAAGATTACGCTTTGAAAGATATTGTGAAAATGTGATTGGTTGATTTTCAACCTTTGCATTTTTGTATGCGTCAACATGAAACACTACATCAAATTGCTGACACACATGCTTAATTGCGTGGACTTCATTTCCATTGTAGTAATTAATCAACTTCTGTAGATATAAGTCCATACAATCATTACAGATATTAATATACCCATCATTACTCTGGTATAAAGGAGAAGGAGATTTAGCAAAATGGTTTCTCTGATTATCCCAACTCTTACCACAACATGTGCATTTGTATTTTTTATCTACCTTAGTAGATCGTCTTGGCATCTCAAATTGTACTTCTCTATTGATGTACATTGGGGCTTTTGCCAATTCTTCTGGCGTTAATTCTCTTGCCATATGTTCCTCCTTTCCTTATATAATAGAAGAGCAGTAGATGATATGATTCACCTACTGCACATAATTCATAATATTAAAATCTCCAAAGATCCTTTAACAGATACTCGAAAGGTAACATAGTTGGCAAGACCTCAAAATGTTTATCTTCCATAATTCTAGCAACGATATCTAAATCAGATACATCTTCTTTGTTGATCTGAATATCATCTTCATCTTCATATCCAAAAAGCCAGATATCAGAATCAGAGTAGAAGTTCAATACAAAATCTACAATATCCTGAGCAACCTCTTCGTGATATAAATAAATGGAAGTTCCCTGTAAAGAATCATTATATTTATCATATAAGAAAACTCTCAAACTTCCATCATCAAACATTTCAAGACAATATGTGGCATCGTCTTTTTCCATATTAATCTTATGTGTAGCATAGTCAAGTTCTGACATTGCAATGGATAACATATAACGAATTGTCTCAGCGTTTGCAATGATATCTACACAATTATCTCCATCGACCAACTGATCGTTAACTGTAAATGAAAGCTCAATTTGGTCTTCGAAATCTGTAATATTCAGATCCTCATATTTGTTATATTTATCTTTATAAGAAATAACAATCACTCCAATCTTATTTGTTTACCGCATCTTTTAATGAAGCCGAAATTTTGAATTTTGGAGCTTTCTTAGCAGGAACATTGATTGTTTCACCTGTTCTTGGATTTCTTGCAACATGAGCTGGTTTATCTTCAACAGTAAATGTTCCAAGTCCCATTAAACGAACACCTTCTCCAGATACAATTGCATCAACGATGCATTCAACAGCTCTATCTAATTCTTCTTTTGCTTCGATCTGGGTTACTTTACGTCCTTCTGTTTCTGTTTTCTTTGTTGCGATTGATTTTACTAATTCTTTTGTTGTAATCATAGTTCGATTCTCCTTTTTGTGATTAATGTTTTATTTTTAACTAATTTCTACGACTACTCACTTTTGGGTACCCGTAAATATTTATAGAAATGGAGCAGAAGAAGTAATATCCTCTGCTCATAATAGGCAGTCTGTCCGACCTGTTTTGAGAGATTGATCCTAAAAAAATGACTGCCGAATTGCTAATTTAACTGTATCTTGAATGATGCTGTATGTCCTTCACGTTCTGTGAACTCAAATAACTTGCAAGCACTCTTTGACCCTTTAAAAATACTGTCTGCATAAGGATCACTACCTACAAAGCTTGGACATACTAAAATTTCTTTATCGCATGTAATACCTTCACTTAGAGATTTTTCAAGCATTCCGTGGTAATGACCAACCAATAAGAAGTCAATATCTTCGTTATAGATAGACTCCATATTTTGAATAGCACTATCAATTCCTCTTAAGGTATGTCCATGCATTGCAACCATATTAAAGCCAGCGATAGGAATGTGGATACAATCAGATTCCAGATCAAGATGTACTTCAACACGATCATTATTTGCCAAACATTCATTGATGTAATTACCAATAATATACTCAAAGTCTTCCGCACATAATTCAGAAGCCCTTGTTCCTATAGGTCGTGTTTGGCTGTGATTGCTTCGACCTACGCAATAATATTCAATTTCAACATATTTGGATAATTCATTTAAGAAATGTGAAATGATTTTTGAGATATCAACAACTGCCTTAACAACAGCAGAGTCGTTGAGCTTAACGTCAGTAAGACGTAAGATGCCTTGAATATCATCACCTAATGTGACGACTTTGAGTTTAGAAATACCAAGTCTATGTATCAGTGCAATAGTCTGAGATAATAATTTTTGAAATCTTTCAATGCAAATTTCTGGAGAGTATTCGTTGTTAACACTCTTAAATACTGCATTATAATGAATGTCTGCGATAGAAAGCACATATCCTTTAGATTTATTTTCAACTCTCAGAGGCTTAAAGTCTGGGTTTGGTAGCATCTGAATTGCTTCAGCCACATATTCATTGAACAACTCAAAACGACTTTCTTGGCGAGAAATACGATTTCTCTCTAAATTAACTGTCTGTAATTTCTGTCGTTCCTTACGAATTCTTTCATATAATAACTGATCTTCAGACTTTTCATCATTACCAGATTTTTGTTTGCTGCGAAAATAAGCATCTCTAAATCTACCACCAAATGGAGTAGAAGAGGACTTACGAATTGTATCGCTTGCACATTGTATATGATATTTTTCTTTAATTTCCTGCCAGTCGATATCAACTACACCGTCAAGTTTTGAATCAATATCTGCACAGACAGCCTCATATGTTTCTGGAGTTAATCCGATTTTTGCTAATTCTTGTTCAAAATTAATACTGATAAATCTTCACTCCAATCTATTCTTCATCAGAAGGTACGTTTAATTCCAGATCTTCGTCAGTCTTTTCTTTCATCTGAAATTCACCATATTTTCCATCAAAGTCTTTTAATAAATCTTTGAAAGATACATTTCCTTCTTCTGTTTCAATAACTCCTTTTTCGATATCTACATAACCTGCCGCCTTAACTGTAACAGTAGTAGATTTTTTATAAGATAAAGCTTTAGCCATATTTATCCTCCTTTAAACTAATGTGAATTTTTTTAATTATTTGTGAAATACCTCTACACACTTGATTAAAAATGTGGTATAGTGTAAATAGAGGGAGTTTAAGCATTTTTATGAATAAAAAATTAAATGATTTCGTCTACAATTCCAAGGCGAAGCATTTCATCTGCATCAAGCCATAATTCCTGACGATATACTTTTTCGTACATTTCTTCATCAATATTAGAATGTGAAAGTACATACTGTTTAATTTTCGCTTCGTATTTCTGTGAAAAATTAAATAAATCTCTTACAGCATGAGCTGTTCCGCTAACAGATTCTGATCCACTATGAAGTAAACCTACGCTAAATGGATGGCATACGGTTTTTACGTTTGGATTATTATGCCCTGCCATAGCAATATGTAGCCCCATACTGGCTGCCATACTCATAATGTGAATTGTAAGTGGAGTTTTAATCTTTTCAATAACATCAACAAGATTAAATCCTCTATATACATCGCCACCAGGTGAATCAAGAATAATTGTAATAGGTTCTCCAGAGCCATCATTATCCATCTCAATAAGTGGTAAAACAGCGCTTTCAAGGATAGTATCGCAAATGGCTTCATTCACAATAATTTTGCGCTGCTGTAAATTTACATAATACTGATAATCTACTACATCTGGCAGTCCACCGCCAAATTGTTTTAGTAAATCTTTAATTGGAAGTTCGAATTCTATATTCAACAGTCCTTTCTATAATGAAATTTTCAAACTTGAATTTGCAATAATAACTCGTGTACTTTTGCATTTCTTTTCAAGTTCAGAAGTTAATTTCTCTTTTAATGTTAACTTTGCTTTTTCTGATCCATGATGTAATACAATTCGATTTGTGTTAATAGAAGAGTAATAATCAAGAAGTTGACAGAATGGAGCATGTCCACTAAGAGATTTGAGTGAGAAACTTGCACATCTACAAGTATATTGTTTATTATCTATAGAGATCGATTTAACATTTTTGTCTTTAAGTAATGCAGCTAAACTTCCTGGTGTACTGAATCCTACAAATAGAACAGTAGCGTTAGGATTTGGAACTGCCTTTTTCAAATGGTGTCTAATTCTACCATTATTACACATCCCAGATGTAGATAATATTACACATGGCTCATTACTATGTACCAATGCTTTACTAGATTCTGGGTCACGTACAAACACTAAGTTATCCCAATTTAAGACCTTATCAAACAATTCTAGTTCGTCACCCGATAAAATTTTTCGATATTCATTGAAAATATCAATCCCTAACGGTGTATCAATGTACACTTTATAAGGAAAATCATAGTCTTTCATGACCTGATAAATCATTGTTGTGAGAAATTGAAGTCTGTGATTTGCGAAGGTTGGGATAATGACTTGTCCATGCATTTCGCATACCTGTTGTGTGATAATAGAAAATAATTTTTCGATATCATTATTTCTTTCTTTTTGCCCAGTTTTTAAATCTGGGCGATCGCCATAAGTTGACTCTCCGATGACTAAATCTGCATGATCAACAGGAGTAAACTTATTGACATAATAATTATGAACTTTGGAATTTCCAATATCTCCTGTAAACAACAAAGTCTTTTCAACGTTGTTCTGTTTGAGATACAATAAAATTTGTACACTACCAAGCAAATGTCCGTTTGGAATAAGCATAAATGACAAAGTATCATCAATAACAATCTTTTCCATCACAGGATATTCAGAAACATAATTCATTGTATATTCTACATCTTCAATAGTATACAATGGATCATAATTCTTCCCATGTTGATTGTTAATTAATTCTATATCTCTTTCAATAATATAAGCAGAATCTTCAGCCATTCGATGCATAATTCGATAATTGTCTTGTGCGACAATCATTTTTGCAGAACATCCTTCTTTATACAATCTTGGGCTTAAAAATGCGTGATCCGCATGCAAATGCGAAATAAAGATATAATCAATGTCTTTTGGTTTAAATTCTTTGAATCTTCTCTTATTTACAAGAAAATCATCGTATTTACTATTTGACTGATGTAAGCCAGCATCAATCAAAATATTGTGAGTATCTGTTTTTACATAAACCATAGAACCAGTAACATCCATGGCAGCAGGTTCATCTACAAATGATACTCTGATATTATTTTGTTTTTTCTTCATAGAGAACACCTATCTTTCTCTATACTTCTTTAGAGCTTTCATTACGCTTCTTTTCTCACTTGCATAGTAAGTAGGATGTCCAGAATACGTCTGATGAATATCAGATTTGTCCTTGAATCCTTTTGAGCGAAGATAGAAAGCTTCATTTTTGGTTATCTTGATGATACAAGATCCCTCCATTTCTTAAAATATTTCCAGTGATGCTTGACGCTGCACATGGCAGTCGTCGTACATATATACTGGATAGGAAAGCTTCTAGTAGGATTCGAACCTACACTCTAAGTCTTAGAAGGGCTTTGCTTTTCCATTAAGCTATAGAAGCAGAAGTGTTCGGACTGGATTTGAACCAGCTCTCTCGTATTAAAAGTACGTGCTTTTACCAGACTTGAAGCTACCGAACACAGAAAGGAGTGGCAGATGAATATGATTAACCCATCTGCCGAATGCTAACAATGAGAAAAAATCTTTGTTGAAAAAGAACTGCCAGTCAAAACAGCTCTTTGATTGCACGGGTAGGATTTGAACCTACGATTCCCTGAACCAAAATCAGGTGCGATAGCCAAACTACGCCACTGCGCAATGTTGGTAAGGACATTTACGTCCCTACCAATGAAAGATACTATATGAAAATAAAATGAAACCTAGAAAAATAGCAGAAGGTGGATTTGAACCACCGATCTTCAGGGCATGAACCTGACGAGATAACCAAACTTCTCCATTCTGCATTATTTTTATAAATTTAATTTAAATTGTAAGTTTTTTTGATATCACTGCGTTTATATGGCAACCCATAAGATTTACACCATTTACATATTGTCTTATCTGACACACCATATATTTTTCCAATTTGTACAAAAGGTTTTGTAATAATTAAATTCCGTAGTGTATCTTTATCAGGTCTTTCGGTTCTTCTTAAAAGCTTATGAGCACATTCAACACAGCGTGTGGCACCATTACTAATTTCTTTCCCACAATCTTTACAAATATGTTTCTTCTTTAATGGATGATTCCTAACATTTTTGAAATTTTTACCAGCATATGTATCCAACTGTCGATCACAATTAGGACACACCCATCTTAAATTTTCTAAACGATTGTCGTGATGTTGCCCATTGATATGGTCTAAAGTTAATACTAATGGTTTATTATTCCATACATGGTCAAGACCGCAAATCGCACATTTATAAGGAGTAATATTATTTTTCTTATATCGTGTACGCAAAGCATTTTGAGAAACATTAGAATTATTACAAAATATTTCTTCATCTGATAAAACACGCTTATGTTTTTGATACCCTGTTGGTTGTGGTAAATTTAATTTTTCTAAATATTTTTTGACGGTGGTAAAATTAGATCCAGTATGTGTAGCATATCCTAATTTTTGTATCAATTCCCTCATACAGGTTGAATTTTCAATTAAAATCATCAATTCTTCTTTTGTGTATTGTGATACTAAAGATCCTATTGTAAAAACACTCCTTTATTGTATATAAATTTTAAAAACAGGGATAACTGGATTTGAACCAGTGAAAATACGGCAGTCAAAGTGCCGTGCCTTAACCACTTGGCGATATCCCTATGAGTATTTTAATTTTAAAGCGGATCTTCATCCTACAATCATTAATAAAATAGTTTATTCTGCAACACAGCTGATGAGTCTGAGCTTCGAGGAGCTACCTCTAACTTCTCACCAGAGTCTCAAAGACCAAAATCTGCGACATGATCAATACATGTAACATCAACCCACCATTCAGAATTAAGTTTTGTTATCATATACTCTATTAGCATACATTCTTTTTTATACCTACACTGACTTGAGCGACGTACCGACGACTTTTCTTATACACTGTCTTTTAAACAGCTTCATATCAAACTGACTTGTTTGGCTTTCTACCTTCTACACAGCTGCCACACTATGCATTGAAGTAGATTATTCTCCACAGGAGCGTCTATTGCGCCAGCGAAAAGTTTCGTGCATTAACCAGATTATAATGTTGCACAGCACCCACTTACTTGAGAAGTTTTCTCTTGTTCATAATAAATCACTTCATTATAAAAAGAAGTACAAGAAACGTATCCGTCAAATGCACTTCTCTAATTTGTCATATGTGACTAGAGTGCTTCTCGGACTCATGGCATTGAGTTTTATAACCGAGGTGCTTAATTAAAATACAAACTCTCGTAGAAGGATTCGAACCTTCGACATGATGGTTAACAGCCATCCGCTCTACCAACTGAGCTATACGAGAATATAATTCCTATAGCTGGATTCGAACCAGCGACTTTCATCTAATGTTATACTTGCTGTGATGATCATCTACCAACTGAGGTATATAGGAAAACTGACATGACAGGACTCGAACCTGCAACACCAACGTCCGTAGCGTCGTGCTCTGTCCAATTGAGCTACATGTCAATACAACATTTACCGCATCTCATGCGTACACACTGGCGACACAGTATAATGCTGATCATTAAAATTCTTGTGTGTAAGAAGAATTTTAAATTCGACCTCAATCCACGTAGGAGTTTGAGATACTTTCAAGGCGAATAGAAGTGATGAACTTCCTCAGAATATCAGTAGAGGTATACGTTTCTGATATTCACTAGCCATCAGGGCGTTCGCATATTCTTTGATCTGCGCATCGTATGCATTTCAGATCTAATCGTCCGTGTTGAGGGAATCGAACCCACTCGTGACCGAAGCCATCTGATTTACAGTCAGATCCGCCTCCTTAGCGGGATAAACACGGATATTAGCCCACAAGCCCGAAGGACATTGTAGGACAACCTAACGCTGCGACTCAGACTCGAACTGAGACATCGTATCACTTTTCTGTATTTGTGTTGTTTTTGATATCGAAATCAACACATATTTTAGTGAGTGAAAAATTCCTCACTTTTGGTATACCTATCAGATAGATAAGTGAAATATAAAATTTCCAGAATATACCATACACTTAATAGTGTAAATTTGTAGACCACTCTATAAAAAGACACACATTCTTTGTGCGATCAAAACACCTTGGATTAGAGTATCGCAAGTTTCTACACGAGTTCCACCTTGTACTTCGGCATCACTCTTTCAACGATTTGTGTTTTCTTTTATCTGCTAATAGCATAAATCCACCGATCTTAGTCGGATCACTTCATTTCTTATTGGGCACGCAAGGTGCAATGTTTTATAATTTCAAAATTAATATCATGTCACTAAAAGGCGTCCAACATATTAGGGTTGATGACTTGTCGCCAAATATCCTATGGCAATTGACATGATATACGAACAATAATATCCGCTGGGGCGTACGCTCCCTATAATTTATGCCTCTATGTTTTGCATGGCATCCCATGCTCACCAAAATATCTTCATTGATGCCCTATAGGCGATATTTCTTACGTGTGATAAAATTAGCTTTTTGTTACTTTACCACATACACTTTACGGTACTTTTTGCCGAATCTCTTGACCTGTGAGTGAGAAGAGAAGTACATGTCAATATGTTTTCCTCTTACGCCCCCGCCAACGTCTTCCGCTATAAAAGTCTTACCATTAATTCTAACTTTAGTACCTAATTTAATTTTTCTCCTATCAACAGAAATGGTTCTGCCTTGTTTTGCTCTGCGACCTGAAGCAGTTCGGTTTCCCCAACCGCCAGAACATGACCGACAACCGCAGTATGCAGTAATCTTGTATGTTCCCAAACATTTGACTTTTTTATTTTTCGCAGAGACAGCAGTAGAAGTGGTGAATCCACCGACTGCCAGTAACATTGCCATAACTAATGTGATAATTGAAATTTTCTTCTTCATGATTTCTCCTTTGGTTGCTTTTCAGTTTCCTCTGGAGGTCTACTATATTAATAGAACAGTTGCAAGTCTCGGATACCATCTCTGATTTTTTGTTTTTGATGACATAGACCTCGGAACTCACGGTGTGAAATTTCTTTAGCTGCAAACAGCGTGAGCATTTACACAAAGTGTAAATTGGTATTTTGAGAGTTTATCTGTTCTGATTAATCTTTTCTTTCATGTTCTTCCTATATGTCCACGAAGCACAAACCCAGAACACCGCATAAACACTGGGTTTGAGCGGTGTTGAAAAATAAAAAGGGGAACTTTTTTGCCACTTTTTTACTAAAAAGTTTTTATAAACTCAATTCCATACAATAACACATCGCAACCAGAACAATCAGAAGATCGTTTTCGCTGTAACTGAGAATTTTTAACCACGTTATATTTTTTTTGAACATAGGTTAATAACATTGAGTGGTAAAATAAAAATTCAAATAAATATTTTTTTTCTTTAATTTTATCTTTGTCTATATATTTGACCAATCTATACATTGTGTGTTCTGTAATTTTATACTTCTTCATTTTTTTATAAATCTTATTTTTTTCATCTTCTAACATATTCATTTTAACTTCATGAGAATATGTATATGTATCCAACTTCATAATTTTTCCTCTAGTTAAAAATAAATTATTTAAACCATCTAAAATTAAATCAATTTGCTTCTTATTAACTTGTTCTTTATTATAATTTTGTGGCTTTAATAAATCAGAAAGATATGTTTTTGTTTTCATATATCTTGAAATAATAAAATTATCAATGATATCTTCAAGATAATCCATAGATGTATCACAAGGCTTGTAAACAATATTTTTCTTTTCATCATATCCTTTAATTTTAGAAATTACTCCTAAAAAATAAGCTTGTTGTTTTAAACCTGTTTTGGCATCCAATTTAATATGTTTATTTTGTATACGTTTAATTTCTGCTTTCGAATCAACATCGAACTCTTTTTTTGCTTTATCGATTTCAATACAAGACATTACATCTAATTGACAAATATCAAAATAAAGTTTTCGAAACTCTTCATCTGTATCATATAAAATCCGAATATCTTTATGGCTATTGTTTGCTTTATCCCACAATTGACTATTTAATTGTTGAGAAAGATTGATTATTTCACCAATTAAATTATTACTCGTTCTTATATCGAGATCTGACTGGTCTTCCGAAGTATATTTTCGCCGCACTTTTCTTGCATGAACATTAGATGTTGGCACTTTGAACACGCCATAATTTCGTTTTGCAGCATCAAGTAAAATTTTATTATCAGTGATCAACATTTGATCAGAATCAAAATCGCAACCACTTAATCGCTCAAGAATATTGTCATTTATGGAATTTAAACAAACAATTTCGTCTGTTAGATTGAAATATAAATCAATATTTTTTACATATTTATTTTTTGATATTAAAATATTTCCAATTGTTACATGGGGACTTCTACAACATAATAAATCTTGATTGTTTTTAAACCTAGTATTGTATACCTCACCTTGTTGCAAAGTAGAAATAGTTGGATTAAAAATGCCAATTGCTGATTGTAACATCTCTAATGGATTTCCGAATAACACAGAGTAATTACCATTGATAAGTACGTGTCCTTTTTTCAAATTTTTTCGGTATGCCTTAATCAAAGATTTTTTGAAATTATTAAACATTTCCGTATGTTGAAAGTCTGGGCATATATTTAACATCGTATAAATAATATCATTCATATTCTGCGGGTTGATATCTTCTAATATTTTGCATTTAATATGATATTTAAACACATCAATATCTGTGTTTAATTTGTTCATATAATCAAAAGATGGCTGTAAAAATTTTTCAATATCATTCCTTGACAACTGAAGAGTATTTAATAATTGATAGTGGCATTGTACCATTTGTCCGTCAAAAAAATGCGTTTTTTTCTCATGTTTTACAACCCCGAACATACTTGGTAAATTGTTTAGCCATTGCTCCATTGATCCGAATTTTAAATATTTTACACTATTTGGAGTTGTAATCATCTTAATTTCAGATACATCTGTTGCAAGTGTAAAACCATTCAATTGTGAAATATCTGTAATATTGTTATCTTCAAACCATTTTTGAATATTTGTATTAAAGCAACATGATTTAAAAAATTTATTTCTTAAAAGAAGCATTCCGTAACAAGAATATTCTCCCATAACAGATTTATCAATCAAACTCTGTCCATCCCAAATTGAGTTATGTATTTCAATAGTTTTTTCATCTGTATGAAGCCAACCGTCATCGCCAATCGTTGTCTCAATCACAGTATCATTAAAAACACTTTCATAATCATCAATGATTAAAATTGATTTTGGATCGATTTCAATAACATCAATGATACTACTTGTTGGAAGAGCAATATATGCTTCAAGGGCTGCGAGATCAATTTCTTCTCCATCTTTTACTTCAAGTCCACACAGTCCCCATTTTTGCATATGTTTTGATAAATTCTTTTCAATAAATAAACACTTGCCAACACGGCTACTTCCTGACGATCTTTTAAATCTTACATAATCTCTACTATCACATTTAAATCCATCTTTATATAAAATATTTCTTAAAGCTGCAACATCAACAATTGTTTTGTTGGTAGAAGTTTTTAGAATATAAATAATTTTATGAACAGAAGTTTCTTCGTCAATTTTCTCTTGATAGCAAAATTGTGGCGGTAAATTATCACATATGAGTCTCTTATCAATCCACCGATTTGTTCTGACCCCTATAATCTCTCCAGTTGAAGTATCTTTACAAATACAATTTTTAAATTCATTTTTAGATAATTCGTATCCAAATTTCATATATGTATCAACTTTGATTCTGTTAAATTCTTTTACGCTATAGTTAAATGTAACATTTATTACCATATTGCTGTATTCTTTGGTATTGTCATGTTCATCGAAAAATGAAAAAACCTTTTTACCAATTCCAAAATTTTTCCCGTTACTGGCAACATAGTTTCTTAATTCAATTAAATCTAAGCTGAAGTCATATGTGTTAATATATTTTCTCAAATTCGGTTTAAATCCATGATCTGTCTTTCTTAGAAGAGAGTACCCTTTCGCACTCTCTTCATTCTCAGAAATTTGATGATTTGAAATATACAAATCTTTTGCATCAATGCTTGGGATTTGCAATGGATTAGCATTAATATTTTTTGTCATTCATAACTCTCCTTTGTATTCTTTTCGATGAATCGGATTGGCATCTCATCGGATGTGTTAATTTTTTCGATTATACAATTTGACAGTTCGTTTGCAACGTATTGCTTCCAATTGGTATTAGGTAAAGGTTGTTTCCATTGATATAAAAAAGTATTTGTAATTTTCGATAACCCATCTGGATTAAACAAATCACTGGAAATCAAAGGAATGTCTGTATGAAAAGTCATTTCGTTGCTAATATTCTGAATCTGTGTATCAATTTCATACCATGGTAAATATGGTTTCTGCGTTTTGATATCATAAATACAGTCATGGAGCACATTATGTTTTACTTCAACATGCAAATAAACCATAAATGGCTCGACTACAATATTTGCTGTCCACAAATTATTTGCCGATTTATTCAAATAATTCACGAGTTCTTCAAAAACACTATATATATTGTTTTCCATTAGATATAAAAATCTACCTTTGAAAATTTCCCATGCCTCATAAATTGAATCCCGAAATTCTTCCATATCTACAATATGATTTTCTAAACGAATTTTACTTATAATAAATTTTTTGTATGTAAAAGAAATATTCACGCCTCTTGTTGAAAATTCATCAATGCTAAGTTGCAATGAATATGGTTTGCAATTAAATTTATTTTCATATACACGTAGTGCCTCAACGATATTTTTTACCGAAACAAGCAATTCCTCATCTTTACTTATATCTTTTTTTAGTTTTGATAATGATTTCCAAACACCATATCTTTGATCAATATCGTCAAGGCGTTGCAGTGTATATTCTATATGTTTTGTAATACGCACACGATCTGTACGAATGATTCTTGTGTCAATTAAGTCAGATGTGATTAACATATAGTCATTATTTTTATCAAAAAAAGACGTCTTTAATGATGCTGTAAAATTCCAATTAGAAACTCGTATAATACGAGGAAATTCGAACGTACACTTGATAAATTTACATTGATGGTTTTTTAATGTTTGTAAACTTTCAAAAACTTCGCCATAAAAAACTTTAATCTGAGATAAATATTCAATATCTCTTGAAGATAATTTCATCTTGTCTCTTGACGGATTATCATTATCATAATTTTGAAATTTTAAAATTGTTGGGAAGTAGAATGAAGTATCATTTACTTTAATTAACATACTAAGAGATGTTATTAATTGATTTACTTCATTTTGAGTAATAACAACATTAACATCTTGAAACATCTCATCAATCTGATCGGTTATTTTATCTGCCAATTCAATATTTTTATCTTGATGCACAATTAAAATTGGTACATATCCTGTGTTTGCCATTCTACTCATCATCCTCGCTTTCTTTAAAAATCATGTCTGTCATCTGTTCCATTTCAGTTCTTGGTTTTTTGAAAGCGTTTTTATGTAAATTTTCTGCTTTGATCTGGCAGTAAATATCTTCAGTGATCGCCTCTCTGGTAGCAGCAGAACGACACATTCCTACGCAAAACAGTACGGCACCGCCAATCAGAATCGTAGATAAAACTATCATTCTACTGCACCTCCACTGTATTTGACTTACCGCTTAGGTAATCACCTGCACATTCAAGAAGCTTGTAGATAGCATCAGCAGATTCAATATGTATATCAAGATCGCCAGCTGTTTCAAGCTCAACTACCTTAGCCATCAGAGCTGTTCTAAGAGAATATCTCTTTGCCGTGATCTGTAAATCATCTTCAAACTGATGCCAAATTGGGAAATCTCCTGTCTCTTTGGCAATTGAAAGAGTCACGGTAAATGTTTCGTCCTCTTTACCTTTCTCATCATTATGTCGGGCAGTAACTAAAATTTTATGCTTTTTGTGATTAATCGGAATTTCAATGGTTGTCCCAAGGCTTTTGTAGCTGCGCTGTGGACGATTCTTTTTCTTCATTGCCTTTTGTTCTGCATACTTTTCTTTATTAAATTTTCTGGATTTCATTAAAAGTCTCCTTATTTATGTATTTGTTTAGTTTGATTATTAATTTGTGTTTGTTATGTATTTCAGCAACTCATTCTTACTGTTCTGGTATAATATTCTTCTCAATCTTTCGCCAATCGTTGGGAAGAGATACCTTAAAATAAATGTCACGAGCACTCATGCTTTCTCTGACCATTTTGCATATTAACGTGTGTTTATGAAACCGCAACAATTCTTTCACTTGATACCATTTGAAACAATAATCAGTGCCACCTGATCGAATATTACTTAAGATATCGTTGATAAAAATGCGATAATACTGGTCATGCGTTGGCTTATAGACTACGGCATCTGTTGTACTATCTCTTGCTCGAATACCATCATTTCTTTTTAATCTTTTCTTTGAAGAAGGAGTAGTGCGTAGTCTCTGTGCTGCAAGTTTTACTGCAAACTGTTCTTGTGTCATGTTCTCAAATGAGATACGATCAGAAGTAGCCAATAAGTCTTTGAGTTCTGTATTTAATTGTGTTGTCATGAAAATTTGTTAGATCCTTTCGTTATGTATATTATTGTTTAGTTAATTTTTAATTTGTGTTTACTTGATTACTCACAATGCTGCCAACAAAGTGATTAATCAAGGTTTGAGTCAGAAGAAGTAGTACGCCCATATTCTCCATAAGGTTTTAGCTGACGTTTAATTTCTTCAACCTCTTTCTTGTAATCATAGTTTGAATCTAATCTGTATTCCTGGAATCCATCATATTTATATCTGTTTGCAAAAACTGTTCTCCCATTCAGGATAACATCTGTTTCTGGAATGACACGGACAAGATTCTCATGGTAGATAATACCAATTTCGTCAAGTGCCTCTATACATTTTGCTACAGTAGTTTTATGCATTCCAAGTTCTTCTGCCATAATGTATTCTGTAGTCACATAAGTTTCTGGTCTTTTTTTTCTGTTCTTTTTGGAATTATAATCTTCTGCTGGTCTGGAAATAATATGTTGTCTAATATATGCAAGAACCAATAACAGATTCCAAATTTTAACATTATTTGGCATTTTCTTGTTTTTCTGTAAACGAAGCAGATGTAAAAATTCAAAATTGTAGATAATACCATAATTTGAAGTAGGATAAAATAAATTGTTTTTGTTCCCATCAGTTAGCATGTACAATTTCAATGATTTATTTGCACCGCAATCAAGTAATCTAACATAATTCTTACTTTCAATCATGTTAACAAAATCGTTTAATTGTTTTATCATACCATCATTGTTGTAATTTGCTTTAAAGTTCATAAGTCGTAGCAACATTAATGGATTGTATAGGATAGGACCTCTGGTATCATCCCATTGCGAAATACTGTTGCGTAATGCCATTTGAAACATTATTCGTTTTTTTCCGTAGTTCTGTCCATAAATTAAAAGTTCTGGGATAGTGTGATAATCTTGTCTACTCTGTTCTGGTGTGATTTGTACTTTCATGTAGTTCCTCCTGATTGTGTGATTATTTATTGATAGGGTCGATTACATCGTAGTAAAAAATCATGTTTCAAAATATTAGATACGAGTTGTATATAATGTTTACTTTTAAAACAATGATTTTTAGCCGTAGAAAAACCGAACGATTTAACATCTAAACTGTTAACATCTAAACTGTTAACATCTAAACACGGGAATATAAATATTCCCTACCTATTTTTTGTTTCGGTCGCTGACGCTTACTCAACGAAAAAATTCCGTGTTCGCTGACGCTCATCTCTTTTCTCTTTTGATCTTTCATCTGTCTTTTATTTTTATCCGTGTTATCTGTCTTGATAATTGTATTGATCATCTTTCCATTTCTCCTTTCTTTGTTTTGTTCATCATGTAGATCATATATGATAATTGTTTTATATTTTCTTCCTGCAATGTCCGTAATCTTTTTCTTGCTATCTCATTGTAGTACAACCACATATATGATCTTGAAGATCTTGGATATAATATCTCAGAATGATCTTTCCAGTAATCATGAATCTTCGTTGCAATTTCTTTTCTGGTATCTGCCAGCATATATTCTCTGAGAGAATCTTTACACAGATTACCATAATTGATTATCTGGCATATCATATTTGATGTAATGCCTGATGGCAAAGTAAAAGAAAATTTTGTCTCTTCATTGTGATTACTTGTAAAATCATTTGTATTCTTCACAGTATATATCCTTTCTTTCTTTGTTTTCTTTTTAAGCATATTGGTATTTTAGCATATCTTTAACTGCTTGTCAATAGCACTTAAAGGTAAGATGTGTGAAGATGATGTTTGTCTACTGCGGCATGTTTCCTTATATTAGATTCTGTATATTTAGAAGAGTTTTTCATGGTAAATTTCCATTCTATGGGCAAATTGGTATTGTTGGTAGGGAAGAGGTGTTAAATGGATTTATGATCTCTCAGGTGTATTTTTTCATAGGAAATATCCTTGTACTTTTTCACATGTAATATATACTGGCGCAGATAATGATCTTTTCAATGTAAAGTGTCCCCCTATGTGGTATGAGTGTGCGATATGGGTCATGTGTAAAATTGTTAAGGGTACTTTTGCAATGTTTAGATGAGAAATCGGATACTAATTTCCATTTTATATGTTCTGGTGATAACTTGTTAGGGTACGATAATAGCATTGAAATTTGCTCTCTCAGAGTACATTTTTTAAGGGTATAATGAAGAGATATTTTTGTCCTGGATCTAAGATGAGTTGTGGCAGATGTCTAATTTGGGAATTTGCTACATGATGGTGTGTGCTGATTATTTGCCATGACAATGGCTGCTGATTATATGTGATTCTTAATGTTTAGAAGAGTATATTCGTCAAATATGGATTTTGTGGTATATCATGGAGAGTTGTTAGGGTAGATAGGTAAAATGGATTTATAATCCGTAGAATGCTATTTTTTATAGTGTTGTATAAGAGATAATTTTTTGCATAAAAATAATCCCTGCTTGCAAGGTTAAGTATCTGATTGATAGATTTCTTGTGTTCGCTATCTGTTACAAATCTGGTTGATAGTTCAAGGGGTTCCATCCTATAAAATGTTTTGCCTTACGAGGGATTATTTTTATTGATACATGGAATACATTGAATGTCTTGTTCAATGCCATATACACGATTATATCATATAAGATATTTTATTGCAATGAGAGATTGTTAATTGTAAAAAAATATGCCCAGAGAAATTTCCCTGAGCATAAATTCAGATAATGCATTTGCAGATACATTATCTGGGGGTTTCAACTTGAATCCCACTAATATCATCTTTTTGTGTCCGTTTTGGCGTAGATGCCAAGGGTTGCCCAATCCCTTAATGGAAGTATAACATGATTTGCTGAGAAATGGAAGAGGCATATTTTGATTGTAAAGTGTTTACCTGCGGTAGCAATGTCGAGAAGGAACGCTGATGTTTATTCTGTCTCTCCTAAACTGCGCAATAAATTGCTTGTTTGCTTGTGATAAGAGAGAAGAGGTAGTTATTGTTTTCTTTAGTGTTTATATGTGGTTTCTTGTAATTTATATATTTTTATGCATGTCTTTGTTGAGAACCTTCGATATAGGGTGACACCAATTTCGTACGCAAAATGGTTAAAATTGTAGTGGTTATAAAGGGAAAGTGACGATTATTTTGTGCGATTGATTGTGGAGATAAAATCGGTTTCGGGCATGATTGATCGAATTTATACATTTTTCTGGGAGTAATTTTGTGCAAAGGTTGAGAGGTAATTTGTGTAGGGATTTACTGAGATTTGTGATTGTGTCGATGGTCAAAATCGTGCTTCGAGAAGAGTCAAAAATCATGTTTCGATAAATTGTGTGAAACTGTGTAAAATCTGGTGTGAAAAATATAAGGAATTGCTTGAGTTTTTAAAGATGAAATCTGCATGAAATGGTGTAAAAACAAAAACGTGTCTCGAGAGAATTGGGGAAAATAAAGGGAAAATGTGGCTGATTTTTTGGAAAAGTGCGATTTTTGAAAGAAGGGGTTCTGAGAGCGTTAAAAAAAGAGTAGTAAAATAAACGATTCGCTCGACGACGCCTCCGAAGACATGTTTTCGATTAGCAGAAAGTGTTTATCTAGGAAAGTGTAGGAAATTGCTTGTAAAAGTGGGAATTTTGTGGCAGGGGTCGAAAAATTTTAGTTGACACGGTGATTGAACACGTCCTGCCAAAATGGTAGTAGTTTCCAATTTTATAAATGTAAACCTACCCCCCACTTTTTGATCTGGTGGTATAAAAATTACATTGTTAAAATTGTAAAAATCTATTTGAAATACTATAATTTTATCAAATAGATTTTGTAAATGATTGTAAATAATTTGTAGACAGATCAGGTGTTAGAGTGTAGATAATTTCCAACTATTTCCACATAGTATAGGATACTGGATACCATGCAACTATGGTTGTTCGATATAACACACAATCTGTACAATATTCTGTACGTGTCGTCATAGTCCGATATCGGACTACTAGCAAACGACTATTTACACAACAAGTGTTGTTTATCATACACTTGTCTGTTATCCAACACTTTTACATAATATGTTGGATAATCTACCCACACCATCAACAAACTGATAAAATCATAATCAGTCACAATCAATCACAATCAGTTATTGTTAACTACAAAACTTTATACAAGTTAACAATCCACCCACCTATAACCAAACTCTATACAAACCAACCTTGCTATAACTTTTGACTATACCACTTGACAGCACAGCACAACAGTGCTACACTACTAAGCAAACAAGTGTTCGATGTTTGGCAGACTTCCAGCACTTGCGATAACTACACAAACTAAAATACAAACTAAACAAATAAATATAGCAATCATACAAGATCAAGCTATCATACATATATAAATACATATAAAAGCATAACACGATAGTATATCTCATACTACTACACAAAACTAGATCAAAACTACGATAACTATATAATAGCATATAATAGTATAACATACAACTATATACCATGCACACTAAAGACACAATCAATAAATATACTACATATACACTATACTATATAAGAGCATACCTACGGCATAGACAAGCGTTATATACTATACTATAATAGATATACTTATACAATATATTTATAATACTGGTTTGTTCGTGTTTCTTCTATATAATAGATTCATTCTTTGCATAGTTATATTCTAAAGCATTTAAACGACTGTATAAGGGTTTGTAAGTACATACGGCAGAGTACACGGTACTATTGATCTTTATTAGTGTCTTTACTGGTATTGTCTTTTTTATTTAAAGATATAGATAGATTACAATCTAAAGCATTTAAAAGCATAAAAAGAGTGTCTAGTGTCATGTTTTTACTCCTACCGTTTAGCAAATTACTTATAGTTTGTTTAGATAGTCCAGTGCGGACAACTATGTCTTTTTGCTTTAAATTATTATCTAACATATAGTGTTTAATTTTTAAAATAAAATCATCTTGATTTTTTACAATATTATACATATAAAATTACTCCTACATTATTTAAAAAAGTATTGACATAACAATACAAGTATTGTATAATTATAACTGTCAAAAGGATAAGACATACAAGTCCAATCCGATTGATATTATTATATCACGATTTACTTAAAAAAGTAAATCAAAAAAATTAAAAAAAGTATTGACATAACAATACAAGTCATGATATAATAAAGACAAGTTAAAAGAGAAGCACAAAAGAGTGGCGATAACAACCGATACTTGAAACACCAGCTTTCAAGCTAATCAATTAACAATCACTTACAAACCAGCTCGAAAGGATGGCAAACAAAAGTAAATCTTAAAAATAAATAAAACGGTTGTACATGATGAAATGTACATAAGGATAATGAAAAAAGGCTTATAAGTGCTGATAACACCTACAAGCCCATTAAGTATAAAATACTTAGTTCTAGACAATCTAAGTATAACATATCTTAAAAAGTTTTGTCAATTCTGATAAAACAAAATTCATTTTAAAGTGGCAGACACAATTCAATAGTTTTTTGTCTTGTATGATGATACAAGTTGAACCCTAGATAATATGCAAGTAATGTTGCAAGGGTTTAACGCAAAGACACTTGATGAGTAGAAGCCGTGTGGCAGAGTAGGGAATAAACCGTAATCAAAGGATTAACACATACAAGAAGCAAAAGACAACTTATATATTTGTAATATATAAGGGATAACTTAACATTGAACGGATCTAAACTTAAGGGTGTCAATTTTTGATACTCTGTTTTTTTGTAACAAATTGTAGCAACTCTTTTCTTGCTTTAGAGTAAAAAAGCATGGTTGGAACTTAAACCATTTAATGGTTGTTAGTGCTGATTATAGCACCATGGCAAGTATATCATCTAGTAGGATATTTGTCTTTATAACCGAACGCAAACGGCTTGTACCTTAGTAGTTAGTAGATTATATACAAATTATATGAACAGTGATCACTGTCTTGCATACCGCTTTAATCGGCATTATAGAACTATTAAAAAATCCAGCCTTAAAAGCTGGTTGTAGTATAAGGAGGTAAACAACTATGAAAAGAATGAGATACTATATTGACTATGTCGATAAAAAAACAAATATGGAACATTCGACTAGTTTTGACACAAAAATTGAATGTTGGGCTTTTATTCGAAAGAACGAAAAGGACATTCACTTGACTAAAAAACCATATACAAGCGATTTTCTTGATTGGTTTTTTAGTGAAGGAATAGCGTAAATCATAAAGGCACGATCTAAAAAAAGATTGTGTCTTTTTTATATGTAACAATTAAAATCCCGCTTTTATAACTTAATATAAGTCGGGTAACTAAAGAAAGAAGGTATTATCATGAACACGAACACAAATAAAGATGGTTTTACAGCATGGGTTACAAACTTAGGGAAATACAATGAAGGAGAAATCATTGATAAAGCTGTAAATTTCCCACTTGCTGATGAAGACGAAATCAAAAACATCTTGAAAGAAATCGGCATTGGTGCAGAATATGAAGAATACTTTATCGCTGATTATGATGCAGAGTTTGATACAACGGAGTTGGGAGAATACACACCACTTTCAAGGCTTCAAGAAATCGGAGAACGCTATGCAGAACTTTCAGGTGAAGAAAGAACTGTATTTAATGAAATTAGTTCAGAAACGTCAAGCTTAGATGAAGCGTTTGCCATTGTAGAAAATGGTAATTATATTATCTATGCAGATTGTAACAGTATGAAAGATTTAGCTTATCGTTATGTAGAAGATGCTGGACTACTTGAAAATATTCCAACAAACGTATCAGATTATTTTGATTATGAAAAATATGGACGTGAAATGAATATGTATGGTTGGTATGTTGATTCTAAAGCATTCAACGGCTACATTTCAATTTTAAATTAGATAAAAGGAGTGTTTGAATTATGGAACAATATTTATATGCAGATGAATATGATGATAATGAAATTAAAATTCTAACGGTTGGGCAACTGTTAGAATTTTTTAATAAATCGGATGATAAAAAGAACGGTTCAAGTTTAGATGATTATATTAAAGACAATATAAGAATGGATCTTATTGAACCGTTTTGCCCACATAAAGAAGCAGAAACGGTTGTTTGTGATTTACAGCCATTAGCAAAACAGTATATCTTGCAAGAAGCCGAGAAGGTTTTTAATGGTATGCCGTGGGTAGATACTCAAGAAGAACTTGACAATGTGTATCATGAGAAAATCAAGAACTTATATGATACGGTTGATTTTTCAGAGTTTGTGGCGTATTTATAGACTGAATATTATAGACAAGTCAAAACACGACTTGTCTATTTTATTGAACTTATAAATAGAAATAAAGTCCCGTAAAGGGCAGAAGGAAGGAAAGATATGATTAAACGATTTAAAAATGGAAATATGAATTGCCATATTGATAAGGATTTATACGACGTTAGACTTGACACTTTAGGGAATTTTATGAGTGATTTACAAGAATACGATTGTCAACAAATTAGTGACCCTTATTGCGTTGGAAACTTTGAAATGGCAATAGATGTTTATAGTGCATTTACAGACAAAAAATATACACTTATGCTTTCAGAACTGGAAAACTGGAAGGCTGGAAAAGTGTTAAAATTGTATGCTGTACCGATGGAGCATGATGACTGGGAAGCATTAAATGCTAATTGGTTTTAATTAAGAATAGGAGGTAGAAAGATATGAATAGAATGAATGGATTTTACTTTTTGATTGGTTGCAAGGATATTTTTGTTAAAACAGAAAAGAAAAATAAAACAGTGGGGCTAGCTAAAGAAATTTGTGAGAAAATGGGTTTCCCACCAAGTCAAAACAATGTCAATGAGTTAACCCGCAGGTTACAAAGGGCAACGTATCAACTTACTATACTTTCCAATGGTAGAAAATACCACGACATAACTGGAGATGGATTTTCTTATGGAAGTTTTGTTGACGAAAATAAAACAACTATTGTCACATTAGACAAATAAGAAACCAGGAGGAAAGAACAATGGAAAAAACACAATTACATAAACCACAAACGATAGATATAGCCATTGCACTTGTAGGAATCGCAATGGCTATTGTTACGTTTATAAGAATCCCGTTTGCATTTATCTTAGGCTTTATCATACTAATGTTGATAGCGACTTATCTATTAGCTTGTATGGGATTATTTGATGATGAAACGGAAACAGACAACGGAAAAATCAGATAGAAAGAGTGTATGGCATTATGGAAAATAAAATAATTAATATTAATATCAAAGCATTTTTGGAAAAATTCAATGAAGAATACGACTTCTTATATAATAACTATGATCGAGTAGCTGGTTATACAGAAGCACTTGAAGCTGGTGATTCTTTTATAGAAAGTCATTTGGACTTTGTCAAAGAGTTTAATAATTATAGGGGTGATATTCTTTCTAGTGATAGAGAAGTTGTAGCTTTTATGTTTGCATTAGAATCAATGGGGGTGGCATAGAATGAAAGATTATAGAACGATTATTTCTAGCGGTACAGTGGAAAATATCTGCGATGCTTTAGCGGATTTCCTTGATGAATATTTTGTGGGGTGCTTACAAGATAATTACTTTTTTAGTGTTGGAAATAATAATTTAAAGTTAGGCAGAATCAAGCTAAGAAAGTACGTCATGATCTTAGAAAAGGGCTTGAATGAATGGTCTAGTGTCAACGAACTGTACATGACAGACAGCGAAAATAAGTATAGAGAACTGTTAGATATGTACTATAAGGATCGTGAAGAGTACGAGAAAGAAGAAGAAACGGCATAGAATAGGATGGTGTTGGACTATGAGAACAGAAATTCAAGAAGCGAAAACATATTATATTTCAGATGATGGAATTTATTATACAGACAAATGGGATTGTATCCAGCATGAAAATTGGATCAAAGAAGATAATAGAAGAATAAATCTACAAGAACGCTGGAATAAATTGATTAACTCTTTACCAATGAAGCAAGGCGAATGTCCAGTATATCAAGAAGCAAGTACAGACTATAAATATACATACATTACCATTAAAAACAAAGAAGAATTGGAAAAAATAAGTGATATGTACACAACGGCAAGTCCATATTATCACAAAATAGAGTATGCAGATAATTTCCCAATGATTTTAGTTATGGAAACCGATACAGAACTTTATATGGTTAATCTTGAAAAAAGTCATGTGAGATTATGTACATTAAATCATATTAAGAGTGAAACATTGTGGTATTGGAAAAGTTTAGGATACGACATAACAATTACAAAGAAAGATAACCAGGAGGAACGATAGAATGGAAAAGAACTTAAAAGATTTATACTTTGTATCTGTTTATTATAGTTTTGATTGCGATTCACCGCTTTATGTTTTTAGTACAGAAGAAGAAGCGGTTGCATTTATTAGAAAACAATATCAGGATGAATTGAACATAGAATGTAGAGAATTGGAAATTGATATGAGTGTTTCTGAAAAGGATTATAGTGATTATGGATTATTTGTCGATATATCCGATGATGGAAGTTTTGCACGTATTGAACAAGTAAACGATGATTCGTCATTTATTGAATGGAATTTAACAACATTAAGAAATGATTTATAAAAAGGAAGGTGTATATCAAATGGAAATTTTAAAGATGACAGAACGCAAAACGGTAGTGATTCAGACAGTAGAAAAGGAAGAACATAACACTTTTGATATTGGAAAAATCAGAGTGTCAGCCTTGCCACCGATAGCAAAACGTGATCTTATCGCAGAACTTAAGTGTAAAGGCTTCTGTGATGGAATGATTCATACAGTTATGCAATGTAAGTTGGAAGATCTGAACGGATATGTGAACGTGTGGAAGTATGTAGCATATATGTTAGCGGTAGAATTAATGGAAAGATTATAGAAGGGAGCCGGAAATTATGATAGTAAGAAATGAATATCCTGACGGTAGAACGGAAATTTTCTGTAACACGCCTGATGAGTATAACGACTTATGTTGTAAATACGATCTTGAAGATTGCGGTAACAGTGGAAAATACGTTGGATCTAGTTGGAGCCGTGATGATAAGAACAACGTAGATGTTTATTTTAAATATAAAGAAGAATAGAAAGTAGGTGGAAAGAATGCAAAAATTAAAGAATAATGTAAAGATTGTTGGAAAATATAATATCACCTTCTTTGATGTGTACGATAAAAAAGTACCGTATCAAGGAATCACGGTAGAAGAATTCGATAAAAATGATAAGTTTATAGAAGGAAGTAAAAAAACAGTTTACTTTAGAGCAGATAGAAATTACATAATTCCTTCTTTTAATACAGAACAAGAAATAAACAACCTTAGTACATATAAAAATCATTCAAGGTTGAAAGCAACACGGCAAGTTATTATAACAAGTGACGTATATTAGAAAGTAGGTGGAAAAAATGAGTCGCAGAACGACAATGACAGCACTTGTGTGCCACGTAGAACGCAAGTATAACACGTTATACTTTACGGAAAATCCTCCGAACGCTGGAATTAACGATGATTTGTTCGGATACAGATATTTCTTGTTGTATAAGAATACGTTCGGAATTTTTCGGAAGTACAAAACGCAAGAAGAAGCAATTAACGGCATGACGGAAATTTTAAAAGAAGATCCGTTAAAATTATTTAGTTACATAGCCAATTAAAGGCTTTTACTACTCATGATGATATGAGTATACACTTTAACGGAAAGACTCGACTATTGAAGCTAATAGTTACTTTATATGAACGGAATGGCTGTACTACCGATTGATGGTAGCGACGTACTAGAACGGAAAAACGGTGGCGTATGGTAGATAAAAGAGTGCTTTTATCGGTGGGTTCAATTCCCACCTCGTTACTTCACACGATTGAAATTATCGTGTATAATATAAGAGAACAGTTAATATTTTAAAGTCCTAAATAGGCAGAAAGGCTGGAAATTATGTACGAATTTAAAGAAATGATCTTGCCAGAACATTTTAACCATGCTTCATACGCTGGATTTTGCGTGAAGCCTGGAATGTTTTATGGAGTAGAAAAAGAAAGTGGAAAATTAGTTGCTACAACGGGCTGGAATATAAATGGATCAACAAACATTTACATACAGCATGAACCAAAATCAAAATGGAATAACGACTTATGGGAAGATCTTTATGATGATTATGGAAAACCTTTGATCACAATTGAAAAAAATGACTTGCAACGAATTAGTGACAAGGTAAAAGAATTCCAGAGAACAGCAATGGATTTTGAAACGTGGGCAAATGTAAACGGATATACCGACGAATACTATGAAGATCTCACTAGAGAAGAAATGGATCAGATAGAATCAGCTTATGAATGGTATTACTTTATGGAATATCCAGAATTTGTGATCCAGCTTTTAAAAGAACTCTGGGCTATGGAAAAAAATGTTGAAATTTTAATGGAAGATGGCTGTACTAGAAAAGAAGCAGAAAAGCATTTAAACAATGGCACAGTTGTTTATACATTAGAAGATTTTACAGAAAATTTTGAATTTATGAAAAATTTTCATGAAGATGCAGATGAAATTGAAGCTGATAAGAAAATTAAGAAGATGTTGGAAACAAAAATTCCAATGGATGGGTATAGTTTTGTAAAGTACGATGGAAGAGAATGGTTAATTAGTTATTGTTTATAGAATAAGGTGGTGGAAATTATGAAATCATATAAAGAATACGAAAGACAGTTTATCGGAGATAGTGATATTGCAGCTTTAATTTTTGTAGGCACAACAAAAGACGGATTAAAAGCGAACATCTTAAATTTTGGCTCTGATGGAAGATATAATGCTTATGTCGTAGATGAGAACGCAAAGATCGGAGATCACTATACCTTAGAGATGGAATTCGAAACATCATCAGGATTCAAAGCATGGCTTAAAATTTATGACGATGAAGGATTAACAGAAGATTATAGTGCAGACAAAATTAGAGTATATCGTGCTGGAGATTTTGGTTGTATCATCCAGCTTATTGGGGAAAAAGAATAACGGAAAATTTAATACAAGAACAAAGTAATCTAGGAAGATGCAGAGATGTATCTTCCTTTTTTGATGGAAAATAAAATGCAGATTTAACGGAAAGTGAGAAATAGATTATGTTAGATTTTACAAAAATTACATTTAACGAATTAGATGATACAGATAAACCTTATCAGGTATTTTATGGTTACGAGTTAGATCAAAACGGAATTGATGATTTACTAAGAATATATGCAGATGATAAAGATATTCCAAAAGATGCTATTGTTCAAAATATTGAACTATGCTTGACGTGTTATTCAAGACATGATTATAAATTAGAAGCATGTTGTACAGATATAAACAATAAGCAATATTGGATTGAATTGAGTTTTCGGCTTACAAATTGTGATGAATTTATTGAGATAATACCTGAATGTGAAAGAATAAAAATCAAAAAGAGTTTATAGAAGAATAGGAGAATGGAAATTATGAACAAATATAGAGATTATTATAGTGCAATCGTGAAAACAGAGAACGGACTGGATATTGATGTAGTGGAATTAGTTAACTGTGAGCTAGAACGACAGCAAGGTGGAAAACAGCCGATTGTCGGAATGATTGCAAGTGACATTATTAATGAATTTAAGAAACATAAATTTACATGGCGTGACGTTGTAGAAATTAACGGAAAATGTTATGCAGAAGAATTTAGTATTAGCGGTATCATGGAAAATCCTGATGCGTATATACTTGATGATTTTTACACATCGGTTGCAGAAAAGCACAACGTAGATCTTACAAAAGAAGAGATTAAAACTTACATGATGGACAACATCTGCTTTGATCCTACTGAATTAGAATTCGGAGCAGAAGATTGTGGATGTTACATCGATGGACAACCTGAATGGTTTGACGTAGAAGAATAGAGGTGGAAATTATGACATGGAAGCATATTCAGTTTGAAGATTGATCTAACCCATATATTTGTAAAACAGATAAAGAGCTGGAAAGAATGAAACGTAAATATGATCTTGTGCAGCTTGACGGAAATTTTTGGTTAGCAAAGGATCATAGGATGAAAATGGATTTAGGCGGATTAATGTTTTAAAAAGGAGAAGAAATTATGAATAAATACAAATGGAAATATGGAGAAAATAGTTGCCAAAAATACTACGAGGCAAGTATTGAAGAAGATTATCTTTGTGTGTTTGCAAACAATTGGAACCCGAATGTATGGTTAGGATCGTACACTAAACAAGGTAAAGGCACTATAACTATTGGGGATAAGACATTTAATGATAGACAGAAGAAGAAAGACTCTAAAAATAAAACTACTATTTACAATAATCTTAATATACCAACTTCATTTAGGGTTTTGTCAAATGATAATCCTGAATATATGAAGAAAAAGGTTATTTGGGCATATGAACATAATTTGTTTGAAATTAGTCGATAAAAGAAAAGTTTTATCACATGAGTAGGAGTGACGAACAATGGAAAATAAAACAAGATTAATTACTTTATCTGATAGTCCTGGAATGGATGGAGAGTTAGTTATTTTTAGAACAAACGCACCTGTGGAAAGATTGAAAGCGTTAGAAGTAGAAAGCTGTAAAGCATATACAAACAATACTGACATTCCAGTTTGGGCAGGTGTATTGGAAAAAGAAGGTTATATATGCGATATTGTAGATTCGCATAGTCATGTAACACCATATGAAACGTCTTTTGTATGGAAAGCAAAGAGTTATCCTTATATTACAGAATGTTATGACATTGATAATGTTATAAGTCTTATTAGCGGATCAAAAGAAGAAAGAATTGCAAATATTTTATTTAATATGTCTTTAGATATGGATTATGATAGCTCTGTTGATGACTACAGAGAGGATATGGAAATGTTGACTGAAAGCGTTGGAAAATTATCTAAGACAGATGATCCGCTGTATTATGTGTTACACAATATCGCAGACAACAATGTGGAAATGGAAAATAAACTTGTCAACGCAGATGGATCTATTAATTAATCAAATGTCAATTTTATTAAAATAATATTGTGTAAAAAGTGTGTAAAATATTATTGACAGTGTGTAGATATTGTGTATAATATAAGTAAGTAAAGGAGACAATACAATGAAGCAGAAAGATTTAATCAAGAAGCTCAAAGCAGGCGGATTTGTCTTTGACAGACATGGCGGTAACCATGATATCTACATCAAAGGAAACAAATTTGAATCAGTTCCACGGCACAAGGAAGTTGATGAAAGACTTGCTAAAGAGATTCTAAGAAGGAACGGGCTGTTATAATACAGCCTGCCCTTTGGAAAATCTTATTTGCAATCATATATAAGAATAGAGGTGAAAATATGAAAGCAGTATATCCTGTATTATTTACAAAAACCGACGACGGAAAATATTTAATTGAGGCACCAGATTTAAATGTATTAACGGAAGGAAAAGATATGTCAGATGCTATTAAAATGGCACGAGACGCAATGGAATTAACTTGTGTTTCTATGGAAGATAGAGAGGTGGAAATTCCTAAACCAACAAATATTACAGATATCGATATTGCGAAAAGCACATTTTTTGATGAAGGAGAAACTATTATTTCATTGGTTGATATTGATTCAACAGAATATCGAAGAAAAATTGATACAAAATCTGTAAGAAGAAATGTTGCATTACCTAGTTGGTTAAATTATGAAGCAGAACATTCTGGAATTAATGTTTCTAAAGTGTTACAAGATGCACTTATTCAAGTATTGAATGTTACTGATAGACCAAATTATAATAAATAATATATATAAAAACGATTAATTTATTGTCAATAGGCACTTTTAATAGTGCCTATTTTTTAGCAAAGGAGAGTAAAATTATGCCATTGGTTTTATTATTAATAATTATATTTATCGTTCCAGAGGATAGTTTGGAATATATGTTAGGAGCTATCTTAGGTGGTGGCTATGGAATTTTAATGGTTATAGCATTTGTTGCTATTCTGTATGGAATTTATAAGTTCTTTTCCGATCTTTGGAACGGAAGATAGAATGGAAAATATCATTTGATATGAATCATTCTGACACACCAGAAATTGATGAACTAGAATTAGAGTGAATACAAATTAATATAGGTAACTAGGACACTTATGGAAAATTTCAGAGTGTCTTTTTTAATACAAATTTTTACATAAGAAAGGTGGAATTGATTATGAATCTAAACGAAATGGAAATCCCTTGCGATCCAATTTTGGACAAAGCAAAGAGGGATGAGTTGGTGCAGAACACAGAACTTTTAAAACAGGTTACAATCAAGCCGATCCCGTGGCTTCCTGGACGAGATTATATTACTACGGAACAGGTAGCACGATTCTTTGACGGAGATGTTGACGAGGTTAAGAGGCTGTGTACAAAGTATCGCAAAGAGTTTTTAGACGATGGAATGGAAGTTAAGACGGTGCAGGAGATCATTGACGGTCAGGACGCAGCAACGGAAAAACAGAAGGGAAGAATCATGGTAACGTATCCGAACGGATTAAACATCTCATTCGGTTATAAGGGTGCTAAGGTGTTTACTCTTAAATGTTTAATCAGATTGTCTTTACTGATGGAAACTTCAAGCCTTGCAGAGAGCGTTAGACATTATGTTTTTATCAATGATTATATTACGATGGAAGAACGAAGGGAACAAGAACAGATCGAGACAGGCGTACAGCTTGTAGATACAACGGAAATTTTAGGCAGAAGAATTGATCTGTATAGAAGCATTGAGAATCCATTGTTTTTGGCTAAAGACGTGGCAGAATGGATTGATTATAGTAAACGCCCTGATGGAAGTTATAGAACGGATAAAATGTTACAGGCGATTGATTCAGAAGAAAAATATAAGACCAAAATCTTAACCGCTAATAATGTTAGCGGGTCAAATTTAGGTCAGATTGATTCTACTGGAAAGACCATCAATCCGTTTTGGTTCCTCACAGAAGATGGACTTTATGAAGTGTGTATGCAGTCACGTAAACCGATTGCAAAGCAGATGAAGAAACAGATTAAAGAATATCTTAGAAACATCCGTAAGACAGGCGGTGCAGTTGACTTTGGAAAAGAATCACAGTTTATTGAACACTATTTTCCATCATTCTCTGAAGATGTCAAGCTTGCAATGGTAACGGATCTGAGAACACAAAACAAAGAACTCAAAGAAGAAAATCAGAAGCTACAGAATGACAATAAGCTATTGGCAGCGGAAATTTTAACGTGGGATGATCGTAACAAGATGAACGCTGGTATTAGAAAATTGGCTGCGGTCACTGGAACGCAATTCTCTGTGATGTGGAACGAGCTGTATAAGAACTTGCAATACAAATATCAGATTGATGTTAAGAAACGTGGGAAGAAACCATTTCTACAGTGGATTCAGGAGCATGAATGGGATAAGGTATTAAAAGTCTTTTGTGCAATGTGTGAAGCAAGAAACCTATCTCCAACCGATATGTTCCAGCAGACAGCACCAGTGGAAAACTTATATGATAATGAAGAAAGTGAGGATGATGAAGTATGGAATTAGAACAGATTATTCGGTACTCAGATGTATTTGTAGGAGTAATGATTACATTCAAAGTAATAGTTATTATTGCAAATGAATTTTTGATATTAATTAATGGAAAATATCCTACAATAGCTTATAAGAAGTATACAAACTTATTAGAGGATATAATAAATGTTATTGATAAACCAACTACTATTATTTTATGGACTTGGTTTATTATAAAAATAGGAACGGCATTTATTTTATAATTCCATATAATAATTTTGGCAAAGAACCGAACGGAAGGTTCTTTTTATTTTACGGGAATATTTGACGAGAACCGATTTGGCAGGTCGGTTCTTTGTCAAATTTATTATACACAAACTAATGATTCACTAAGCATATAATTGTTAATGGAAAGGGTGTTGATTACATAGAGAGCTAATAGGAATAGAATAGGTTTCGATTAGGATTGGCACACTAATAGTTGGAATTAAATGTTGATTTTATTCCTATTGGTTTACGGAATATAGTTATACAAAAATAATGAGTGTAGAGAAAAATAAGACAGTTTAGAAAGGAAGATGAAGAATGAACCTACAGTTAGTAAAAACGGAAAATTTTAATGATTTATCGTGTGATTTTTATAGTGCTGAGGATGATATTTGGATGACAAGAAATCAAATTGGAGAAGCACTGGAATATGCAGATCCAAGAAAAGCAATTCAAAATATTCACGATAAGAACAAGGCTCGGTTTATTGGAAAATCAAGTGTCCTCAAAACGAGGACGGCTGATGGAAGGAATAGGGAAACAGTTGTATATAATGAGCTGGGAGTATTTGAGATATGTAGATTAAGTCGTCAACCAAAAGCAGATGCCTTTATGGATTGGGCATGGAATATTATTAAATCTTATCGTCATGGAAATTTAAGAACAGGAACTCCTGTAACGACAGTAGAGCAATTTCTTACAGAACAGACAGAACTTATGAGGCAGATGGAAAGAAATAATGAACACTTGTATAAGGTTACTATCAAAGGATTTAATCAGTTAGCGGACATTGTGAAAGAGATGAAAGCCGAACGGAAAGAATTGTATAAGCAGATTGGCAAGTCTACAAAAGATATTCCAGTAGTGGACAAAGAAGCTGTAATCGCAGAATATAAGATGAATGAATGGAAATCTAACGTCTATGGAATTATCGCAGATATTTTGAAAGAATCAGATGAACTAGGAACTACCACTAGAGATATTTTAAGAGAAGCTTATAATTATCTGACTAACACTTATGGTATTGTGTGGGAACAGGATCGGAAAGAATACAAAGAGAAATATAACATCGGAGAAAGGGGTAATGTGCCAACGATTGATCTTTGTTATGAGAAGTATTCTGATTTATTGATTAGCGTATTGGAAAAAGTTTTACGGCAGTTTAGAAGAGAAAATGCCAATCCAGACTGGGAAGAAATGAAGATTAAGATTACCAATTATGCTAATCATATTGGAAATAAATCTAAAGGTGGAACTTCTGTTTATCGGAAAATCTACGCTAAGATGACAGAAAATGGTGTTAACTGGGATGAGTATGCTCATGGATTGTCTAAATCTCAGCTTATTAAAACAAATGCAACTTTATATAATAGATTTTACGAAGCAGCGGTGGAAATTATTTCAGAAGAATAGAGAGGTGTGGTATAATTATGAAAATATATAACGTGGCAGATTTGCCAGATGAATTTGGATCATGTGTTGAATGTAGGAAATATTCAGATAACGACAAAGGAATGAAGAAGATTATATTTGAATATAAGAATGGAAAATATACTAGCACACAGCCGATTTATTTATGCTCTGAATGTTATGAAAAGTTGTTTCAGGCTATGTGTGAAAACGACATTGACGAATCTATGCTTGCAAACGATACAGAAATGAAACAAATATTTGATCGGAAGGAGTGATGGAAAAATGAATATATTAACATTAAAAGGGAATGGAAAATCTAAATTTCTCAGTGATTTTATTGATAGTTCTCGATCAGAAAAATGCTTTGTAATCATATTTGAAGGAGAACAAGTACCTCAAAGCCTATTTTCTGAATGTGATAATTTTGTTTTAGATAATGCTCAAAATATTAAGGAATCATTGGAAAACTATTTATGTATTGTAGAAAATTGGAGCAATAAATTACAATACTTAATAATTTATAGTGCTGAAAAATCACAGCAGAATCTAATAGATCTGGATGTTTATTATCAGCTTTATTTAGTTGCTGATAAACCATTTTTTAAAGATTTAATCTGTGTTGTAGCTTGTAAAGAATAAAATGGGGGTATAAAATGAAAATGACAAAGAAAAGTAGAGAAACATATGCCTATGAACCAAGTCATCCTTATATATGTATATATGAAACAAAAGAAGATGGAATTGGTTATGCAACATTTGACACCGAAAGTGCTTTAAGAGAACTTTTAGAAGAATGTAAGAGTCAAGGAGACAAGATTCTTAAGGCGTGTAGAATTGATTTCCAGACAGACATCTTGGAATTTAGTGATCATGGGTATACAATGAAATATCTCACTTCAGATATAGTAAATGAATTAAATGCAGAGCTTGAAAATAAAAAATATCCATTTAGATTTAATTACTTACCATGCAGTCATGAGATGGAAATTATATTGGTTGGGAACACAGATGCAATCGTTGGGTTTGAGTTGTGCTTTAGAGACGAATTTAAAGATTGGTTAGATCAATGGCTTGGAAACAAAGGCTTACGATGGATATATTCTAGGAGAAATGTCATTCACACAAAACCGATTAAAGAATAAAATGAAACTTTGATAGAAAGGAAAGGGGTAAGTATGGCTAAATATGAAGGTACTTACGCTTGTGGGCATGATGGCGTAGTAAATGTGATTGGAAAAATGAGTGAAAGACAGAGAAAAGCTGACTATGCTTTTTCTCATTTATGTCCGAAATGTGCAAAAGAAGAAAAAGAAAGAAAAATTGCAGAAGAAAACAAAAAGTCTAAAGAACTATCAGAAGAATACGGATTTCCAAACCTAACAGGAACGGAAAAACAAGTAGCATGGGGTAATACCATTCGATTGGGTTTTTACAATGAGTTTGAAAACGACAGAACGGCACAATCTATTATTGAGAATGAAACGACAGCTTCTTTTTGGTTAGACTTAGACCGATTTATTAGTAAACAAGATTTTCTGCGAAAATATAAACGAACTAAGAGGGAGAAAGAGCGTCGAGAAAGAATCATTAGTATTGATGCTGTGGCACCAGAAAGATTAGAACATGAAGGTGTTGTGGAAATTGTTAAAAAACTTGATAAAATATGCCTGTTTTACCTGAAAGATCAGGACTTCATCAATTTGGTTAAATCAAAAGATTATAGATGGAATGAAGATGATTGTTGTTGGTGTCGTTGTTTGACCGAGAAAAGCGGAAATTATGCTGATAGAGTAGCAGAAATTGGACATGGCTTATTACAGAATGGATTTGCAATTTGTATTCACGATAGCGAAATTACAGAAATGGCAATCAGTGGAAACTATAAAAAAGAAAACACTCGTTGGATTAATTACGATTCAGAAGATAAAGTTCTAACGTTGCGTTGGAGCACAAGGAGTAATGAAATTTACAATGCTGCAAGGAAAATTATGAATAATCGGTATAGTCGGGATAAAGGGTGCGTGGAAGTACCTATAGCCAATTACAGGTCTGTAAATAACTTTGCGAAAAAGTATGATTTTTGTTATACTGAAAATGCACTTGATGCTATCGAACAGTATAAAAAAGAAGTCAGAGAAATGAGAAGGGTTAAGGTGGACAAGTAATGGAATATATTAATCATTATACTTTGCTAACAGGGCATATGAGAAAATCTTATTCAGAGGAAATCGGTAGTGAAATAAGAACTAGAATGAGAGAGCTTATCGAATTTGATAGGAATGTATCATCTAATTACACAGTACCGTTTATGGATGGAACTAAATTGCATATTACTGCGGATGGATCTTTCTATTGTGCAGAAGTTATATTAGAAGCTGAAGGCGAAAATATTGTATTGCTGACAACAGTAGGATGCAAAGATAGAAGCGGATTATCCCTTGCAATGAAATCAATAGAGTGTGCTTACAAAGATTTGTTTGGAAAATCCTTGGGCGAATATCACCCAGAATTGCCATTTATTGTAGATATTCCAACGCCATTTTGTACCATAATCTCAAACTGGTCAGGAGATTTTTGCAGAACATTAGCATGGTCGGTTTTTGATGACAAAGATGATCAGACAGCAGAGGAAAAAGTAGAAACAAATACAATTCGTAGAAGTGTAGCAGATCTTCATGGAGTAAAGAAAGATAATTACGAAGGACTTCCAGAGGAATTAAAAGAATTCAATTATTACTTTGCGGATTGTGGACATTCTATTCTTGCAATTCCAGAATGTAAGTTAGACGAAGCAATTAAAGATGGAGATTTGGATATGTTTGAATGTCCGTTCCCTGTAAAATATGTTCTTGAAAAAGGATATAGAATATATAAAGATCATGTAGTTTGCGAGGCAGAATATCATCCTGCATTTGGGTTAATAATTGATGAAGAATGGGATGAATTTTAGAGTAACTTAATAAGATAGAACAGATTAAAGCATATCATTTTTTGGTATGCTTTAAATAAAACGAAAATTTGATGGGAGGCGGTATAGATGGTGGATTTAAATGACCACAAGTGCATGTCTGAATATACAGACGAAGAACTGTTAGAGCAGGGAAAGTTAAATCTTCAAGCAAGATCACATGGAATAAGAAGCGATAGAACTTTTTTAGAACAATATATAGTCTTGGAAGAAATCGGCAAGCGATGGATTCGAGAACATGAAAATATGAAGAAAGAAAATATCGTGAGTAATCAGTTCAAAAGCTGGAGCGATGATAAGTTGTTGAAATTTTATAAGGAACGAAAAGAAATTTATAATGGAAATTTCCCTATCTCGTATATTAATATGTTAGCGGAAATTTCTGATCGTTGGATTAAACAGAATGAAATTAAAGAGATAGAATTAGAAGAAGGTGCTAAATGAGAAAACCAATAACAAAATGTCCGCACTGCGGAAGTGATCGTGGAATGGCTGTTAGGTTTAAAGCTACTGGAACCGATATATATAGTTTTGATGGACATTTTCAAGATGAAGAAATTATTGAATGCTGTACATATAATAAATGTATGACATGCTGTGACTGTGGTAAACGTATAATGAGTTATGATGAATTTATGACACATTATGCAATTGATGAATTAACAGGTAAGCATTTAAAACAGTGAAAGGAGAATTTTATCTCTGCATATAGATGGGAGTGATGCCATGAGTAACATAGGGTGGATTAAACTCCATCGGAAAATTATAGATCACTGGTTGTGGGAAGATAAACCATTTGCCAGAGGACAAGCAATGATTGACTTGTTGATTCTCGCAGGATATAATGATCAATCGAAATACATTGATGGAAATTTAGAAACAGTTGAGCGAGGATCGGTAGTTACTTCGATCAGAAGATTGTGTGATCGATGGGGATGGAGCAATTCAAAGGTTGTCAAATTTTTAAAGACACTGGAAAACGACAGTATTATACATGTAAAAAGCGACACTAAAAAGACAGTCATAACCATAGTAAATTACAGTGTTTATCAAGGTTTTGTAGATGAAAAAACTACACAGAAACGACACAAAAACGACGCAGAAGCGACACATAAAAAGAAAGTAAAGAATAATAATAAATATAAATATAATAATAATATAAAGCGGTTCAGACCGCCTGATTGCGAGCAAGTCTCCAGATATTGCCAACAAAGAAACAACGGGATTGATCCAGAAGAGTTTGTGGATTACTACACAGCCAAAGACTGGATGATTGGCAATAGCAAAATGCAAGACTGGAAGGCAGCAGTACGAAACTGGGAACGTAATCAAGCTAAGAAGAACGCTAAACAAAAGTCTAAGACAACAAACCTTTCACATTTGGAGTGTGATCGTGACTATGATTTCGGTGCGTTGGAAAGACAACTTTTTGAGAAGCAAATGACGGGATGAACCTGTATGACGGATAATGATTTGCGAACTGAATAATGGCAATTTTGAGAAGCTTATGGGCTTCTTTTTGTTTTGTCTAAATTTAGAGAATAGGAGTGAGAATTATGGAATTAATCGAGGTAGAAATTAAACCAGAAGTACGTGAACAGTGTAACAACTAAGAGAGGTGAGATTATCATGGCAGCAACACAGTTTGAAGTTATTGAAACAGTAAATAATAATAACGCAGAAGAATCTAAAACAAAGATTAAAAGACGCAAGGACGGAAATCCTAAATGGACTCGATCTAACAAACAAAAAGGCGTATCATCTTTAGTGTATCCGATCAAGGACAGAAAACAATTTGCAGCCTTTAATGCATATTTTAGAGATCAGATTGATAAATCCTATACAGAGTACAAACGATATGTAGCTGCCAGAAATAATCTTTTGGTTACTGTTGGAAATAATACAGCATATCGTATCTCGGATATTGTTAGGCTCAAATGGGGCGACTTATTGGGAGATAAGACTCGTAAACAGGAAAAGAAAACAAAGAAATTCAGAACTGTATACTTTAATGATTTGGTAACTAAAGCAGTGGACATTTTCTTTGAAGCAGTTGCAGGAACCAAATATGATGTCAAGGTTGATGGAGAAGTTCCAATGGATGATTATGTTTTTGGAACATGTAAATCTGGATCAGGACACATGACAGAAGCAAATGCCTTGGACTTTGTTAAAAAAGGCGCTAAAGCAGTCGGAATTGAGGATAACATTGGTACACATACATTGCGAAAAAACTTTGTATACTGGACACTTGTTGACCATAAGGATGATCAGAATGTATTGTATACACTTATGAGATTATTGAATCATAGTAGCCCAGCAATGACGTTTTTATATGCTACAATTACAGAAGAGGAAACACATGTATTGTTCGATGATATTGCTCAGACGTACAAGGACATTATCAGCGGAGCATTTAACGGATTAAAGGAAAATGTTATTAATGTGAGTTATGATAGAGTTATGGAGATTATCAAGTATGCTTATAAGACTGGCAAGGATGATGCAGATCAAAATGATAGAGTTCATGAGGATAATATGCAGGCATTAAAAGAGTTATTGGAAGGAGTTATTATATGATATTTGTAACAGCAGATACACATGGGGATTGGATGATTCGATTAAACAGTCATTCTTTCCCAGAAGATAATGCAATTGCAATTTACGAACAGATAATTAGAATTTCATAAGGAGAATTTTGTATGAAGATAAATACAATTAGACAAAATAAAGAAGAAAAGAAAGTAAACCAGAATCTTATGTGGATTTCGGCAGAGATTCCACCGCTAAAGCCAGATAACGCATCACGTTATATGAGATATAAAACATATCCTGTGATTGTAGATTACAGATATAATGATGGATATGTGGACGAAGTGCTTGATTTTTGTGACTATGACTTTGAAGAAAAGAGGTGGAAATTAGACAAGCCGCATAAAATCAGACAGTATTTTCCACTTCCAAGCAAGCACAAGGTAAAGTGTTCGAACAAAAAGAGAACACTTGTTCGAAAAATATCTTGATTTTGTTCTGTCGTAGCATTATAATAAGAAGTGTAAAAATTCTTTGTTATATTAAACTTTTGAAAAATATCTTTAAATGCTATTGACAAGCATATAAAGGTATGGTATATTTAACTCATGGAAATGAAAATGCAACTGAGGGAAGTTGAGGTACATGAAATGAACGGATATACTAATAAAAAAGAAAATGGAAAGAGATACGACAAAGATGAAAAGAAACAATATGAATATGGGAAATATATGAAGCCGCATGTGTGGGAAATATATTTTGCCGATCTACCTGAAGTAGAAGATAGTCATATATTGTGTGGGTTACGACCAGTGATTGTATTTTCAAATGATATATGCAATAGTACGAGTACGGAAATCAATGTTTATCCTCTAACTAAAAGGATAAGAAATTGGATTCCTACACATGTTACTATATGCAAAAATAAAGTAAATGGTCTTAAAAGAAACTCTCAAGTGTATTGTGAGCAAGGACGAACAATTCCAAAACGGAATTTGTTAGAATACTGGGGACAAGTAACCAACTTATCTCTTCAATTAAAAATTGCACATGCCATTATGATACAGAATGGTATGTTGTCATATATGAATGTGGCAGCGTCATAGAATGGAGAAAGTTTTATGAATAATAAAGAATTTATAGAAAATTATATAAAGACAAAAGTCTCAGAGTCAGCACGACCAGGATGGGAATGGATGTTGGATTCTGATATTGCAAGAGAGGACGAACAGGGCTTAACATACGCTCCAGGAACAATCCAAGAGGCTATGTTAAGGGCAGGAAAAGGGACTGCAAGAAATCGAACCATGAACTCTATTGTGAAAAGATATAACCAACTTGTAGATCTATACACCTACGCAAATGAATGTAACTATATAAAATATAATCCATTCAAAAGCGATAAATTCATTGATCTGCAAATCGTTGTTGATATTTATTTTTCCAATCAGGTCAACGTGAACTACGTGTCGAAAGAACAATTGAACGAACTTCTGATAGCGTTAGCTCTGCGTAAAAAGCCTTTGGATAAAAAAACAAGGTTGCAAATCGTACTATATCTAGTAAGTTTGTATAACGGTATTGATGCTGACGCCTTAAAGGACTTAAAGTTTTCTGAAATCGACGAAGAGAAACAAACGATCTCAGGGAAACCAATTGGTAAAAACTTTTTAGATATGATTGCATACTATAAAAACGCAATGGGTGAGAATATTTATGAAGATCATATAATTATTCCATCATACAAATGTGATGATTTGCAGGAATATAAAAAAGCACAAGACCGTATTGGTTACAATATCAGATTTTTATTTAATACACTTGGTAAATCGTTAAATTATTATAAAATGTCAAAAAATGACGTTATTAATTCTGGGTTTGTACAGTATTTAAAATCAAGAATGAGCATTGAATCAATATCTGAACTGTATTATGTTAAGCCAAAGGATGGTGTAGCGAGATCATTAAACGCTAAGATGTTCAATGATATTGCGATTGATTTTTATTACAAATACTATAAAACATATAAATTGGATGACGTACCGTATAATTTTAGTAGGAGACAAACGGTAATTGGAAAAACGATCAGTTATCTATATCAAGATGAAGATTACAAGAATTATCGTGCGCATCAAATCATGACAGAGTAAAGGAAGGGATTTTTGTATATGGACAATCAAATATTAAACATGTTGGTAGCGAATCAATCAAATCAAATGCGTGTTGATGTACTTGATTTACACTCGTCAGAAATGTCATCTTGGTTTCTGAGCGAATATAAGATTCGGGCAGATGATGCGAAGATAAAAATCTATGGCAAAGATAAAGATCTTTCATATCATTGGATCGAATTTATTCAAGATGAGAATTTGTTCTCTCATATTAAGCAGGACGACATATTTGACATAATCAAATGCCTGCAATTTACATACAAAGAGAGATACAATGTTGGAATAAAAATACAGACAACAAAAAAGAAAGCAGAAGTCTTTGGCAAAACTTCTACTTTCACGCAAACTAATAATTCTAACTAAACAAATAATAAATAACAAAAAAGGATTTTTTTGAATCTATCGTGTTGGCAGCACGATAGAAAATCGAATTAAGTATTTAGAATTGTTTAATAGATAAGGATAATAATATCCTTAAAATCATTATAACAATTCTAAACATGTTCGTCAACATGAAAATTTTTCCAAAAAACTACAATTAAATATAGGAGTGATGTATGAAATACATAATTACGAATGAAGAGTTCTATGTAAAAAGAGATCATGCAAGAAATAAATACGTTCGTGATAATCGTAAGTCTGAAGCTACTCAATTTACCTCCAAACAAGCAAAGCATATTTTAGGTTTGAAGCATAAATATACGTGGATGAAAGACGGATTTTATGCCAGAGAAATTGAGCTAGGTAAAATTGGCAAACCAATGGAATCTAGTGAAATAATGCGTAAGGGTAATGGAAATTGCTTTATGGATTGGGAATGTGATAATACATTGATCGACAATATAGAGACTGAGGAAAGAGCCATAGTAGGACTTTTAGCATATGACTCAGATCAATTAGGAGAAAAGAAGTTTGAATTAGAGCAGGCATTATCATATGCCGATTCTGCCAGAAGTGATATTCTTCATGCGATTGAGTTTAAAAAGATTGATGCTGCGAAACGTGCAGTAATTGTTGGGTATCTTAAAACCTTACAAGAATTACATAGAAAGATCAAGAATTGTATTCGATACATAGAAGTGATGCAGAATTGTATGGATAATCAGAAAGATATATGTACTTTGAAGAAAGAATTAAAAGATGCAGAACATAAGTCGTATGTCGGCAGGACAAAGTATTATGAGCTGATCCAGAATATAATTGGGTAGAGTTTCTTCCTTATTATATATGATGACTCGCACAGGCATTTGTGCAAAATTAAAATGTAAATATTATGTTAGAAAGGAGAAATATGGGCATTTACATACAAAAGTTTGGGGAATTAGGACAAAGATATTTTAAACCAGATGAAATAGAATATAGTCCACACTCAGGAGACTGCATTAAAGTATTAAATAAGCAAAATGGAAAAGAAAAAACATATGTAGTGATTAATGAAGATGTAGGTGATCTACGATTACATACAAGAGAGTTAATGCCAAGAGTTCATTATACAATCTGCGATGAAAAACATTTGGATAATATTTATATGTTTAGTGTTTCAGCTTTGCTTGATAAAGAAAGGTGGATATTGCGTATATATGATTCGTTTGGTATTGAAAGAAAACGAAATGGAATATATTCGTTTGTCGATACGTTAGATTCAGATGTCATTATTACCATTTTGATAGGAAAATACAAGCGTGAAGATACATTTAATGTAAAAGTACCTTGTGAATTAAGAAATTAAAAAAGGAGAATCGTATGGAAGAAAATAAAACGGGCGTTTGGATACAAGACAATATGAGTGGCAAAATAATTAAATATAATCCACGAGATGGTATGGCACCATTTAATGTAGGAGATGTTGTTGAAGTAGAGAATGACGATGTATATGCGATGTTTAAAATTGAAACAGTAGAATTTAAAGGAAATCTTCCAATAACCGAAACTTATATGATAAGGCTACATGGAAAGGTTTCTAAAACAACACAACCTTGGCAATATGCTACATTTGATGATGCTGAGCCGATTGAAATGGATGTGTATAGAGATGGTAGAGTAAATATTCTTGTTCCATATTGGTATGAAAAAGTGCGATATAGGCTACAAAGTATAAAATCGACTGAAGCAACCATTATAATCAGAAGAATCACAAGAAAAGAAACAATGAATGAAGATATTGAGATTTATACAGATACGATTTCAGCCGACGAAATAAAGACTGATGTGCTAAGCACATCACCTCCAGAACCAATTACTGCAATGTCAGAAGCAGAAAAGAATTGGTGGAAAGAATGTTGTGGAGGGTCCGAAATTGAACGTGGATTAAGGTCACAGATACAAACACTTGATGATTGGAACGGTGAAATGAGTGCGACTTTAACATTTTCACAAGAAAAAATTGATGAAATCATGAACAAACTTGTAGGAATTAAAAAGGAGAAAAAAATGTATACAGAAAATCTAAAAGAAATGATTAAGAAACCGATTTATGTTGACAAAGAAATTACGGTGAAGGAACCAATGTTAGATAACAACGGCAAACAGATTGAAAAAGATGGTAAACCAGTGTTTAAAATTAAACATTATCATGGAATGGTTAAAGTATTATGGAATTGCGGAGCAGAAACTGTTGCGTATGTAGAAGGAAATGATGTGTATGACACAGAAAACTTATGTAAATTAGAAAAGATTCTGGAGAAAGACAAGAAGAGAGAAGAGGAAAGAAAAGGTTTACCTCATGCGAAGTTCTTAAGAAGAATAGGTTTGCTTTCAGGTGGTTGTGTTGCGGGTAAACTGATTTACAAAAACTGTGATATGAAATATGTTAATGAATTCAAAAAACTTGCCAAGAAATATTTTCCAGAACTTAAGGGTAAAGAAATTTATGTGAATGGTAACAAGAACGATGAAATTTTTGTAGCAATTAAATAATACATAAAAAAGGAGATAAATTATGTGCACACCAATGAATGAAAACTGGAGCAATTTTTTAAACAAATTGTCAGAGCGTTTAAATAAAATGCTCGACTATGTAGAGAAAAACAATTCTACATTGTATGAAACTGATATTGATAAAGATGTGCTGTGGGAAGTATATCTGAGCAGTTTTCCTGAAGGAACTAATAAGATGTATCGCAAGCGACGAGAATATGACTGTGGTCATTGCCGTAACTTTATTAAAACAATCGGTGGAGCTGTGGCAATTGTTGACGGCAAGATTCATACAATTTGGGAAATTGATACTGAGGATGCCGTATTTCAGCCAGTAGTTGATGCTTTACGAACATATGTAGAATCAAAGCCAATTAAAGATATTTGGAGACATTTTACAAATACAGTTGGTACAAAAACCACAAATGAGTATACAGAGGATAAGCAAATTATCAAATGGACTCATATGTATACACCGATTCCAGAAAGATTATTGGAAAGAAAATCCGATATTCCTACAGTAAAAGCAAAAGTTAGAGATCGAAAGAATGTGTTCAAAAGATCACTTGATGAAATCACAGAAGAAGCTGTTGATACAGTGTTAGAACTGATTGCTTCAAATACTCTTTATAGAGGACAGGAATGGGAAAGAGTATTAAAAGATTTTAGAAAATATCAGCGAGAATACAACGGTTTGTCTGATGGAGAAAAAGATACATACACATGGACAAAAGCCATGACGATCGGAGATGTAATTGGTCGTATTAGAAACCATAGTATCGGTACATTACTTGTGAATATCAGCGAAGGTATGGATTTAGATAATGCAGTAAAAGCTTATGAAAATGTTGTAGCTCCTGCAAATTACAAACGACCAAAGGCAATTTTTACAAAGAAAATGCTTGAGGATGCAAAGAAAACTGTAACCGATTTAGGATATATGGATTCATTACAGCGTAGATTTGCAAGACTTGATGATATTACAGTAAACAATATTCTGTTTTGTAATCGTGATGCAGCACCACGTATTCAGGGTGGCTTAGATATTTTTGACGAGATGAGCAAGGAAGTCGCTGTAAATCCTAAGAAATTTTCTAAAGTAGAAGAGATCAGTGCAGAGAAATTTGTATCAGATGTTCTACCAACAGCAAAAGAATTAGAAGTTCTGTTTGAAAATCGTCACAAGAAGAACATGGTCTCACTGATCGCACCTGTAAACAAAGATGCTAAGAATATGATGAAGTGGAGCAATCCTTTCAGTTGGGTGTACTCAGGAAATATGACAGATAGTGAAATGAAAGAACGAGTTAAGAACGCAGGCGGAGCAGTTGATGGAGTCTTAAGATTTTCAATTCAGTGGAACGCAGGAAAAGATTGGAATAGGGATGATTTTGATGCACATTGTAAAACACCTTGTCACCATATTTTCTTTGGACAGATGCTTGATCATAAAACACGAGGCAGACTTGATGTTGATGTGATTAATCCAGTAAAAGGCGAACCTGCCGTAGAGAATATCACATGGGCAGACAAAACCCAGATGGTTGATGGAGATTATGAATTTTTCGTACGCAATTATTGCCATAACAACGGTACATCAGGATTTACAGCAGAGATTGAGTTTGATGGTCAGATTTATGAATTTGAATACGACAAACCTTTAAAACAGGGACAGAACGTACCAGTGGCTACAGTTACATTAAAAGATGGAGTGTTCACAATCAAAGAGAAACTTCCATCAACAACATCTTCAAGAGAAATCTGGGGCATCAATACAAATCAGTTTGTGCCAGTAACAGTAATGTGTTATTCCCCTAACTATTGGGACGAACAGACAGGTATTGGACATAAACATTATCTGTTTATGTTAAACGGATGTGTAAATGATGATACTCCAAATGGATTTTTCAATGAGTTTTTGAAGCAGGAATTAGTACAGCACAAGAGAGTATTCGAGGCTTTAGGAAGTAAGATGCATGTCGCAGATGATCCAAACCAGTTATCAGGAATTGGTTTCAGTTCTACAAAACGAGATGGTGTGATCGTCAAAGTCAAAGGTGCAACAGAAAGAGTTCTTAAAATTAAATTTTAATATAAAAGGAGATTAAATTATGACAACAGAAAAGTTATTCGAAATGGCTACTAGAAACAAAATGAGATTCCCATCTACAAAAGGCGAATTATCTGTAGAAGATTTATGGGATTTATCTGATAAAGATTTAGACGTGGTTTACAAAAATCTGAAAGATCAGGAAGTTAAATCTTCAGAAGAAAGCCTGTTGGATGATGCAAATGTTGATTCAAAATTAACGGTTGCGATTGGTATTGTGAAGTATATCTTTACAACAAAACGTAATGAGAGACTTGCTGAGAAGGAACGTATTAATAAGAAACTGACACAGAGAAAATATATTGATGCTCTTTCCAAGAAACAGGATGAGGCTATTGAGAAGATGTCAGAAGCAGAATTACGTGCGATGATTGATTCTTTAGAAGATTAAGACAATATGCCTGAGCGTCCGTTTGGACGTTCGGGTGCTTAAAGAAAGGAGATTACGATGATTTATAAATTAGAATTAGGTGATTGGTCGGGAGACGGACATAAAATATCAGAAAGTTTTTTATTTGATTGTAACTATGATATTCATAAAATTCGACAAGCGTATAAAGACAGTTGTAAAAAGCTAGGAGTAGCTTTTAATTACAATGAAGATTATACGGGTCTAGGTCTTGGTTATAGAAGTGAGAGACTGATTTGGACAGAGTATCAAGAATCAGAAATGAGCGAAACAGCATTTGAAATTTTAAATAATTCTGGGTGTTTTAAAGAGGTTGATTTCTATAAAGAAGATGGCGTGTATTATATCGAAGAAAGGAAAGACTGTGCAAAACTTATTATGAATTTTATCGCACTGTCTATGCCTGAAGATTTTCGATATAAGCTTGTCCAAGAGCCAAAAGTTGAATCGATTAATAGTTGGAATCATGAACTGAGACAGCACTTTGGGTATGGATTATTTGATTAATAAAACAGTAATTTAATGGAAGGAGAAAACAATGGACGTTAATAAATTATTGGTTGTCGTCGATATGCAGAATGATTTTATCGACGGAAGCCTTGGAACCAAAGAAGCACAGGAAATTGTTCCCAAAGTAATTGAGAAAATTAAAAATTTTGATGGCATTATTGTTGCAACAATGGACACACACGATGAAAATTATTTATCTACACAGGAAGGAAAGAATCTTCCAGTGAAACATTGCATTTGCGGAGAAGATGGATGGCATTTAAATGAAGAAGTTAGAAAGGCATTATTATCGTCAGAGATGTTTTGTCGCAATGACAAACAAGAAAATGCTATTTGGCTTCTTGAGAACTATTGTAAAGAAACATTTGGGTCATTAGAACTTATGGACGATTGTTCTGATGAATTCGGTGAAGATGGTCGGTCTCATCCAGAAGATGTTGAAATTGCCTTAATTGGTCTTTGTACAGATATTTGTGTAATCTCAAATGCAATGTTGCTAAAAGCAACGTTGCCAGAGGCAAAGATTCTTGTAGATGCATCTTGTTGTGCGGGTGTGACACCAGAAAGTCATAAGAACGCACTTGAAGCAATGAAGATGTGCCAGATTGAAGTAATTAATGAGTAAAGGAGTAATAAAAGATGATTAGCATTGGTGGAATACCAGTTGTTCCAGAAGCTTTTCCAGATGGAACACAAAAAATTGATTTACCGTTAGGAGTGATGCATCGAGAGATTATAGAAAATAAGACGGTATATATTACATGGTTGTATGAATCAGACAAAGAGTTATTTTCGTTATATTGTATCTCAGAAAGTATTAGAGAGAATTTCCCACAGCTGCAACAGGCGTTAATGATGCCATATATACCAAATGCAAGATTTGACAGAGTCAAAGATTCATGTGAATGCTTTACATTAAAATATTTTGCGGAAATTATTAATGGTCTGGATTTTGTAAGAGTGATTGTAACTGATCCACATTCCGATGTATCTACTGCACTGATTAATCATGTAGAAGTAATCCGTGGAGCATCATATATCACACAAACTTGTAGCAAAGTCCTTAAAACAGAGCCATCAAGAAATCTTGTAATTTATTTCCCAGATAGCGGATCATTAAAAAGATATTCTGAATTTGTATCAGATGATTATCCGATTGTCTATGGAATTAAAAATCGTGATTGGAAGACAGGAGAAATTCTTGGTATTGAGATTCATGGAGATACAGATAAATTAGATGAGAATACAGCAATTCTAATGATTGATGATATTTGTAGCAAAGGTGGCACATTCTACTACGGATCAAAAGAATTAAACAAATACGGTTGTAAAGATATGTATTTGTACGTTACTCACTGTGAAAACACAATTCTTGATGGCGAATTACTAAAGGAAGATAGTTTGTTTAAAAAAGTATTTACAACACGTAGTATTTTTACGAAAGAACATGAGAAAGTTGAGGTGTTAGATTTATGAAACAGACAAATCCAATGTTATTAATTGATTTTTATAAAGCAGTTCATGCTGAAATGTTACCAAAAGGTATTACAAAATCTGTTTCTTATTTTACTCCACGTATGAGCAGAGTAAAACGATGGAATGAAGTAGCCATGTTTGGATTACAAGGATTCATTAAAGAGTATTTGGTCGATTATTTTAATGAGTATTTTTTCTTTGAATATAGAAACAAAGCAATTGGTACTTATAAGACAGTAATGGATGCAGCTCTTGGAAAAGGTACATATGGATTACAGAAAATCGAAGATTTATATGATCTTGGCTATCTTCCAATTGAGATTAAGGCTCTTCCTGAAGGAACTTTAGTACCAATGCATGTGCCGATGTTTAGTATTGAGAATACTCACAAAGATTTTGCATGGTTACCACAGGCATTAGAAAGTTTAATTTCCGCAGAAATGTGGCATCCGATGATCGCTGCAACTGTTGGACATACATACAGACAGATTGTTAACAAGTTCTATGAAATGACTTGTGATGACGATATTCCAAAATCTAAAGCATTAGGGGCTTTCGATTTTCGTGGAGAAGAATGTTTACAGTCTGCGGTTAAAGCAGGGGCAGGATGGTGTTTATCATTCTTGAATACAGCAACAGTTCCAACAATTCCATATTTAGAGAGAAATTATAACTGTGATTGTACGAAAGAACCAGTTGCTTTTGGTAGCCCGTCAACGGAACATGCAGTAGTTTGTAGCAATTATGCAATTGATGGAGATGAAGAGACACTGATTAAAAGATTGTTAACAGAGATTTACCCAAATACAAGCTTCTCCGCAGTGTTAGATTCTTATGATTATTGGAATGTTGTAGAGAATATTCTTCCAAAACTCAAGAATGAGATCATGAATCATAATGGATGTTTTCTTGTAAGAGGGGATTCAGGAGATTGTGTAGATGTAGTAACCAGAACAGTATTCAAGTTATGGGAAGAGTTTGGCGGAACTACGAATAGTAAAGGATATAAAGTATTAGATCCTCATGTAAAAGCAATTTATGGAGACTCAATTACAGTGCAGAGATGTGAGCAGATTTATGACATCTTAGAGAAGAATGGATTCGCAGCAAACAATGTCGCACTTGGCGTAGGATCATTCTCATTCCAGTGTATCGAAGAAGATGGAGTTTTAAAACCATTTACAAGAGATACATTTAGCAGTTGTATCAAAGCAACATATTGTGAGATTGATGGTAAACCATATCCAATTTTTAAGAATCCGAAAGATGGTGGATTTAAGAAATCTCAGAGAGGATTATGTCACGTATATAAAGGATTGGACAATAAATTGACATTTAAAGATGGATATACTACAAAGAACCTCCCAATGAATAATTTGCTTGAGACAGTATTTAGAGATGGCAAATTGGTAAAGGAACAGTCACTACAAGAGATTCGAAGAGTTTTAAACGAAGGAGAATTTTAATGATTAAAATTATTGAAGGCGATTTGTTTGATACAAATGCGAAATTTATTTGTCATCAAGTAAATTGTGCAGGAAAAATGGGATCTGGGGTAGCGTTACAGGTACGACAAAAATATCCGCATGTATATAAAGAATATGAAAAAGTTGCTTCGGAAGATATGTTAGGGGAAGTACAGATCATACCAGTGAATTCAAAATTTATTGGACATGAACCAGGAGATATTTGGTGTGGTAGAAAAGTAAAAGGGTTCAGGGAAACACAATGGATTTGTAATTTATTTGCTCAAAAGAGTTATGGATATGACGGCAAGCAGTATACTTCAAATGAAGCTTTGAGACAGTGCTTTAAAAAACTTGCAGGAATGGTGCATGAGAAAAACAATAACTTTGGACAAACAATCGCTATGCCATATAAAATTGGATGTTGTCGTGGAGGATCTGATTGGAGTGATGTTGCCAATATTATCGAAGAAGAATTTGAAGATTGTAATGTAGAATTATGGAGGTTATAAAACATGAGTTTTAATGCAGCAGAAACCAAAGACAGATTAGTGCAGTGGATCAGAGATTGGTTTGAAATTAATGGTAAAGGATGTAATGCCATTGTAGGAATTTCAGGAGGCAAGGATTCATCAGTGGTTGCAGCCTTATGTGTAGAAGCACTTGGTAAGGATCGAGTAATTGGAATTATGATGCCACAGGGTGTGCAGAGTGATATTGAGTATTCTCAGATGCTATGTGATCATCTAGGAATTGAACATTACACAGTTAATATTTTTAATGCTTGCAGAGATATTAAACATGAAATTAGAGATGAATTAGGTGGTAAATGGAGTAAACAGAGTGCTACAAATTTACCTGCTCGTATTCGTATGGCTACATTATATGCTTTTGCACAGAGTATGAATGGAAGAGTAGCAAATACATGTAATTTATCTGAAGATTGGGTCGGATATGCAACAAGATATGGAGATTCAGCTGGAGATTTTAGTCCATTAAGTGATCTGACTGTGACAGAAGTTAAAGCAATTGGTAAGGTTCTGGGACTTCCAACAGAGTTAATCGAAAAAACTCCTACTGATGGGTTATGTGGCAAGACAGATGAAGATAATCTTGGATTTACATACGAAGTGTTGGATGAATATATCAGAACAGGTGAATGCAAGGATAAAGTAGTGAGACAGATCATTGATGAAATGCATGAGAAGAATGTATTTAAACTTGCTCCAATGCCTAAATTTATATCTGGCATGTGGATCGAGGCAGGAATGGAGTTGGATGATTAAATATGGAAGTTAAAGCAAAATGGACAGGTCGTGGTTTTGCACTCTGTATTGGAGAATGGAAGCTTCATGTTGATGGCAAAGATGTTACCGATAAGATTCCAGAAGACTTACGCACAGAACCTATGAATACATATAAGAAATATGAGAGATGGTATTTCAAAGGTTGGGTTAAAGAATGGGAGTCATATTATGACGGACTGAAACAAGATGAATGGATTGAGTCTAATAAGTATTGGTTAGATGAAATTACAACAGATATTAATGCTCAGCGTCAGATTTTCAAGGCAATCAACGAAGAGGATTTTCGCACTAATTCTTGTGGCGGATGTATTTAGTAACTAGATTATAACACCTGTATATGGTGTTGTGGTAAATAAATTTTATAACAAAGGAGATATTTATGATTAACATGAATGGACTAACAGACAGGCAGGTATCGGATAATCGACGAATGTATGGTTCGAACAAGTTACCAGAACCACCAATGAAAACTTGGGTGGATTTCGCAGTAGATGCATTGAAAGATCCGACTTTAATGATTTTAATTGTAATTGCTGTATTACAGCTAGTACTTGCCGTAGCAGGAGTAATGAGTTTTTCGGAACCAATTGCAGTTTTAGTTGTACTTGCTCTCGCAACAACATTATCTGTCAAGACAGGGCTTGATTCTCAGAAATCAAAGGCTGATTTAAAAGCAGAAACATCAACGAGATATTGTGAAGTTATTAGAAATGGCAAGATTCAGACAATTAATACGGATGATATTGTAGTAGATGATATTGTTCTGGTTGGTACTGGACAGCAAATTTTTGCAGACGGATATATTATTGATGGCAAGATTACAGTTAACAATTCGGCAATCAATGGGGAAACAAAAGAAATCGAGAAAACTCCGATCGAGAATTTTAATTTTCATGCACGAGTAAATTCATCTACAGACGCATATGTGGATCAGAATTCATTATTTGCAGGCACACAGGTTATGTCTGGCGAAGGTAAGATGATTGTAACGCAGGTCGGTATCAATACAGTTAATGGAGATACACTTGTAAAGAGTCAGACATTAGAAGCTCCAGAAACAGCATTAGATATTGCGTTAGGAAACCTTGCAGCGTTCATCACAAAATGGGGATCTCTAGCAGCTACACTTACATTTATTGTCCTAGTTGCAACAGGCATTGCAAGTCTTGGTTTTGATAAATATTTTGATGGTGGAGTGCTAGAAATTCTTAAGAAGTTTGCTCAGAATTTATCTGTAGCAGTATCAATTGTGGTCGCTGCGGTTCCCGAAGGATTACCACTGATTATCGAATTAGTTACTAAACAGAATGTGAGTACAATGAAGAAGTTTAATATTCTTGCTAAGAATCCAAATAAGATTCCAGAACTTGCTTATGTAGATTTAATTTGTACAGATAAGACAGGAACACTTACAACAGGTGTAATGACACCAGAGAGAATCATTGATGGTGCAGGCAACGATATTACAAAGAATTGTAGTACATTTGAACCTTTAGTGAATAACATTTGCTTAAACAACAGTGCAGTATTTGATGATCATGGCAATATCACAGGCGGCAACTCTATTGACAGAGCAACCTTAAGTTTAATCCCTTATGATAGATATTATACGGTGTCTGGAATTGACGGACTTGGGCAGAAGAATAAACAAGTTTTTAGTAGCTCTAATAAGTATTCTGCTTATGAATGTAAGAAAGGTCTTACATATTATAAGGGAGCACCTGAAAAATTAATTGCAAATTGCAAATATTATTACGATGGCAACGAAGTCAAAGAAATGACTAAAGAAGTCGTAAACAATATGAACAAAGCAATTAGTAATATGACATCTCAAGCAATGCGTTGTATCGCATTAACAGAAAACATTGGAACAATTACAGAGAATCAGCTACCAAATAATATGACTTTGATCGGTATCATTGGTGTAGTTGATCCTGTAAGAAAAGAAGTTCCAAATGCTGTAAAAATAGCACATGATGCAGGTATTCAGATCATTGAAATCACAGGAGATTGCATTGAAACAGCAAAAGCTGTAGCGATTAAGAGTGGTATATATGAAGAAAATGGTGCAGATATCGCTTTAACAGATAGCGAATTTGTACAGTTAAGTGACGAAAAAGTGAAAGAAATTCTTCCAAATTTACGAGTGATCGCAAGATGTTCACCACAAACAAAACTAAGATTAGTAACCTTAGCACAGGAAGTTGGCAGATCCGTTGCTATGACAGGTGATGGAGTAAATGATTCCGCTGCATTAAAGAAATCAGATGTTGGTTTTGGTATGCAGAGTGGTAGTGATGTAGCAAAAGAAGCTTCAGACATTATTCTAACAGATGATAACTTTGCTTCAATCGTCAAAGGCGTAGAACTTGGACGAACATTTATGCATAATATCATGATGTTCTTAGAATTCCAGTTGCCAATTAACATTGCATTATTAATCCTTAGCACGATTTATCCATTAGTTGCAACGGGAGCATTCTTAGCATCCGTACAGATTCTGATCGTAAATATCATCATGGATTCACTTAACTCATTATCATTCGGTGGAGAACCACCTAAAGTAGAGTACATGACTGAAAAGCCTATTAAGAAAGGATCAGGGTTATTTATCTGCGGAGCAAAACAGAGAATTGCAGTTACTACAGTAGGATTTATCGCATTATATGGAATTTTAATCTTGTCACCAATTGCTAAGATGTTTGGTACGGATGAATTAGGAATGACAGCAAGATTCGCATTGTTATGCTTCATGGCAGTATTTAATGGGTTCAATACTAGGACGGATTCACTTAATTTATTTAATGGTATTAGTAAAAATAAATTATTCGTTGAGATTGCAATTAGTATTTGTGTATTCACAGTATTGTTATGCAATGTAGCAAGCTCATTAGTAAATACAACAGCATTAGATATAACACATTGGATTACAATTATCATTTTAGCGTTGATGATCGTACCTGTTGATTTTTTACGCAAAGTGATTGTAAATAAACAGAAATAAAGGAGATATATGTATGGGATTATTTGACAAATTATTTGGGAAACAGAACAATTCAAAGGCTTCCGCATCAGTAGCAAGTACAACAATGGGCAACAGAGGAGTTTCGTCTCCTCAGAGTCCTACCAACTCAGCAGTAATTGATATGTCTAAATCAGCAAAGAGCTTGAATAAAGTGTTAATCGATATGTCAAAAGATCGTAAGGTAAATATGGATAACCATATTGCCAGAGTTGCTTTAGCGATGGACTATTCAGGAAGTATGAGTAATTTATTTAGTAATGGTTCTGTTCAGGATGTTGTGACAAGATTGCTTCCAATTGCATTAAAATTTGACGACAATGGAGAATTGGAATCATGGCTATTCTCAAATGGTTTTGACAGATTGGATGCAGTTACAATCAACAACTATAAGAATTATGTGAGAAAAGAGATGATGGGATCTCATATGAATATGGGTGGTACAAATTATGCACCAGTCCTTACAGATATGGTTCATTATTACAAAGACGTTGAACCAAGCAACATTCCTGCATTCATTATTTTTATTACAGATGGAGAAAACTGGGATGCAAGTGAGACAGATGATATCGTAAGAGAATTATCTGAATATAACATTTTCGTGCAGTTTATTGGTATCGGTGATGAGGACTTCAATTATCTGAAGAAACTTGACAATCTTAAGGGGCGTAAACATGACAATACAGGGTTCACAGCAGTAAAAGACATGAATCGTATGTCTGATGAGGAGTTATATACAGAAATTTTAAGACAGTACATTGATTGGTTAAATAACAAATAAGAAAGTAGAGGTATAACAATATGGCAGTAATTAATATGAGTAAAAATCAGAAAATTGACATGGTAAAAGAAGATGGGTCAGCAATGAAGAAAATTTTTCTTGGTATTAACTGGGATATGAACAGATATTCTGGCGAAGCACCAAATGATTGTGACCTTGCAGGATTCGTAACAGATGATAACCGACAGGTGAGATATCCACAGGATGTTGTCAATTGGTTAACTTACTCACCTCAGACATATAATTGGGTTGAATATTCAGGAGACAACAGAGATGGGAATGATTCTCAGGGTATGAACTATAGAGGTAAACATTATGATGAATATTTCATTGTAGATGCAACAAAATTCCCTTCAGACAGATCTGAATTTATTCTTGGAGTAGGAATTTACAGAGCTATTCAGAGACTTCAGAACTTTGGTATGGTCGAAAATGCATCTGTTATGGTTTGCGATTACGATGATGAAAATAGCGATCAGTATGTATATGATCTTACAGAAAATAAGAACTTTGAAACACTCAATGCAGTTGAAATCGGTAGATTATATAAAAGTGGGGATGGCTTCAGATGGCAGGCACTTGGATCAGGATATGTTGGTGGTATCCCAGAACTATATAAAAATTTTGGGCTGTCAATCATTGAAGATTTTGATCGTAAAGGCGATCCAGAAAAGGGAGAAATTATTCAGTATTAGAAAGGAATTGTTATGGTAGTAATTTTTATTTGTATAATCGCAGCAGTGGTCGCATATTTAGCATTTACTAAAAATGGTCAGCAGATTAAAAATAGAGCATCTGGAACAGTTGCAGAGAAAATCAAAGACGATGCAATGACCCCAGAGGGAGCAAAGGCAAGATATAATACTGCAATTAGAGATAAACAGGAATTTTATCAGAAGGTTACTGGTACTTATACTCTTGTAGCTGGCAAATTAAAAGCAATGGAGGAAGATCTTCAGAAGACTAAGAAAGATATCTTAAGAGTACAGACTTCCATCAATCAGTGTCTTGATAATAATGATGATAAAAGAGCAATGTATTATGCCCAGAAATTAGTTACACTACAGAATCAGCAGACGGTATATGAAAGTAAATTGCCAGAATTACAGGCTAAGAAAGATGAACAAGAAGAACTGAAAAATCGAGCTTACGATGAATTGCTTAAATTAAAAGGCGAGAAAGACACGGTAATTCTTCAGATGGAAGCCGATCAGCAGATTTCAGAGTTACAGAAAAGCTTAGACAAATTTAATAACTCAAATGCTGCTCAGGAAGGATTGGAAGAAGTTCGAGAGGGAGCTAGAAGACTTAATGAGCAGGCAAAAGGAGCATCTGTAGCATATGAATCTAGTGCAGAAACATTAGATTATCGTATGGAGCAGGATGAACGACAGCAGGAAGCTCAGGCTATCTTAGATCAGATGAAAAACGCTCGTAAATAGCGGATAAACTCATCTACAAAAATTAATTTCACAAACATAAAACTGGCATTTTATGACATTATAAACCACAACATATAGTGTTTATCAAATTATCAAACAACTATATATAGTTTTATAAAGTGCCAGTCATGGAAACATAGCTCAGTTGGTAGAGCAGGCAATACATAAACATTCATTTTTCTACCTCCATATAAGTATTTTATTTATTTACATTTTAATTTTCATCACATATAAATTGCCGACACAGGTTCGATCCCTGTTGTTTCCACTAAAAAAGACCTTAACCTAAATGGTCAAAGTCTTTTTGATTAATTGTTTGGTATGACCTCGATAACATCTTCAACTTTGCAATCAAGATATAAGCAAATTTTATCGATGTTTTCGAGACTGATATACTGATTCTTTGCCATCTTGGCAATTGTACCAGACCCCATATTTAAAGCGGTTCGTAAATCAGATTTTGTCATACCTCTTTTCGCCAAAGTTACGAAAAGTGGTTTATAACTTATCATATGATATACCTCCACATCTATATTGTAGCATATTACATACAGGATGTAAAATAAAATGTTCAAGAAGTTGAATATTTTGTATTGACAGTATATTCAAGAAGTGGTATATTATATTCAACAAATGAGAGATAAACTTTAGGAAATGAAATATGAAGGAGCGAGAAAATGTCAAATAAAATTTACAGATATTATCAACCAAATGATAAAGATACAAAAGATAATCATTCAGATTGCGTGATTAGAGCATTAACAAAAGTGCTTGATAAAGAATGGTTAACAACATTTGATGATTTGTTGCCATACGCAAGGGATATGAAGTGTATGCCATCAGAACGAAAATGTTACGAAGAATATTTATTCGATAATGGATTTGCTTATCAAGGTATTAGCAACCGAAAAGGATCTAAACGACCAACAGTTGAAAGTTTTGCAAAAGATCATAAGCAAGGCAATTACTTGGTAAATGTTGCGAATCATGTAGTTGCAATTTCAAACGGTTGTTATTACGACACATGGGATTCTGGAGATTGCTGCTTGTATGGATACTATTATAAGGAAGAAGGAGAGAAATAAATGAGAAAGAAAATTTTAGCAACAGTTTTAGGAGCAACGATTTGTTTAGGATCAATGACAGGATGTACCGCAGGATTCAAAAGAGAAGTTGTTGATATGAAAAGCAATTGGAATGGCGGTATGAATAGAGTCATTACAGTATACACGGCAGACGGTAAGAAGATTGCTGAATATAAAGGAAAAATTGATATTGATACAAATGATGGTGGATATGTCAAGTTTGACTACAAAGGTAAGAGATATATTTATTACAACTGTTTTGTAGAAAGTATCGCAGAGATTGATTAGAAGTATAGAAAAAAGGAAGTGGATAAAATGGGAATTAAAAATCTAACAGAAGCAGAAGAAAAAGAGTTTTACAGACTTGTTGAGAAAATGAATGGAAAAGAACCAGACAAGAAACAGGATGTAAAGGTAAAGAAACCAAAGTGTAGGCAAGAGTATTTTTTTGCCAATAGTCGTGGATGTGTTGAATGTAGTACATGGCAAGATACAGTTGCAGATAACGAAAGATGGGAATTTGGAAACGTCTTTCTGACAAGAGAGAAAGCGTTATTTGATGTAGAAAAAAGAAAAGTAGAAGTTGAGTTGGAACGGTATGCAGATGAACATAATAGCAAGATAGTTAAAAAACGTTTTTGTATTCAATATGATGATGATGAGGATACAAAACAACTGAGTTGTGACTTTTGGAGTTTAAAGTTACAAGGGGCGGTGATGTTTACGTCAAGACAGCTTGTATTTGATGCAATCGAAGCAGTAGGAAAAGAAAGAATTTTAAAATACATCTTTGGGGTAGAAAGTGAGGGGAAATAAATGAGTACAACAAAAACAATTGATATTTCGAAATTATCTGAAGCACAGCAGAATTTATTTAAATCATTATTTGATCAGTTTTGTGAAAGATCGGAACCGAAAGAAGAAACTAATCCATGTGGATTAAATAATGGGGATACGTATTATTTCATCACTGATGATGGACATATCTGTATGGCAAAATGGCAAAACAGAACTTCAGATTTTAGAAGATTAGCTTTAGGAAATGTATTTAAGACTGAAAAGGATACAGAGTTTGGTATTGAAAAGCAGAAGGTCAAAGTAGAGCTTGAGCAATACGCAAAAGAACATAATGATCCAGAGAAAGAAGAGTGGAATGGCATAAATCCACATTATACTATTAGATATGATATTGGAGATGAAGCTTTAGTAAGATCATCAAATCATGTAGTAGAAAATATCAATGATATTTATTTCACTTCCGAAGATATTGTTAAAAATGCCGTTGATTATATTGGAGCAAAACGCATCATGAAATATCTATTTGATGTTGATTGTGAGGTGGATGAATAGTATGAAAGTTTTATACAAAGGTAAGCCATACAAAGTGTATGGGGTATGCTCAGATAAATATACGAAAGGTTACGAATTCGAACATTATGCAGATTTCTTAATTTATAGAAAAAATTGTTGGCGATGGGTCTCATCCGATTATTGTACACCATACAAAAAGAAACATAAGAAGCCCAGTAAAAAAGAGGATTAAAAACATGAATTATAATCTAACATTTCCTGTTGTAGTTCTGAAAGATGAAAATGACTCAGTTCCATATATGGCATATATCCCATATTTTGACGTAATGACGCAGGGATATGATGAAGAAGAATTGCAGATGATGATCAAAGATTTGTTGAATCTCTGCTTAGAAGATAAGGAATCTTACACAATTCCAGGTTGGGCATATCATTATTTCAATGAAGACGATGTCAAAGAACGAGGCAGAAAATATTTTAAAGAACTTGATGACGGAGACGATACATATTTTCAAAAGAATTTTTACACAGTATGGTGGTTCGATTTCAGGCGATAGTAGAAGAAAAGGAGAAAGATAAAATGGACGTTTTGTTTTACATAATTTGGGTATTGGCGTTTATGGTGATCATAGCAATTGGAATTGGAGTACCATATATGACCTATTACAATTACAAAAGAATTAAGGCAATGGATAAGAAACTTACGGGTATGTGCACAGGTCTTGGCATTATGTTAAGACCAGAAGAGGGTGATAATGAATGAGAAAATTAATTTGGTATATAAGATCTTGTTTCTGCAAACATGATTGGGAACAGATATTTGATTCAGATATATATTGGAGCAATAAATCAACTAAGCCTTATAAGTGTGAAAAAGTTTATCGCTGCAAGAAATGTGGTTGTGAGAAAAGATATGTAATAGAGTAAAATCTGAGTTTTATGTAAAGTGAGGTGATTAACATGGAAGCCAATATTGAGTTTGCCATTGGCTATGCCATTGGGTTTTGTATCGTTGGGGCGATCGTATTTCTAAGACATGAAAGAAAGATGGATCGCCTGAGGCAGACAAATGTAAATCTGATCTTAGATAAGATGTCGTTTATGGCTGATGCTAACAACAAAGAAAATGATACATATAATAAGGAAGAAACTCGTTCAGATGTTAAGGACGCAGTGAAGTATGCAATGAAGAAAAGTCATCCAGATAATGGTGGCAGTGCAGATGATTTTAGAAAATTTAGAGAGCTTTATGAAGAAATGGAAGGTAAGTAAATGCTAAAGGTCGGAGATAGAGTTTATATTTATAGAATGAAGCCAGCGGCTAAAGGAGGTTTGGTTAGAAATAACGACAAAGGTACAATTACTCGCATCGGAACAGATGAGATTGGTCGCAGATATGGGTATAGATATATGACCGTTAAATTTGACAAACCAGTAAATACCTCTAATCGTGATATTTACTCTTTAGAATTTTTTGAAAACAAGGATGATCGTAAGATAGGTAGAATACGAGATATTGGATTCTTACTATATGGTAGAAAATGTGAGGAATAAGACTCATGAGTAAACAAGAATCATTGAAGTTTTTGCAAGGTTTGATTGACGAAGTAGAAAATTGGACAAAAGAAGATATTGAGCGAGGTCGGAAGTTGATGGAGAAAATATATAAAGAAGAACCAAAAGAAGTTGAAAATAGTGATGGGTATTGGGAATTTATAATGCCAGATGGTAAGGAAGTGAAGTAGATATGGCTAAGAAACAAAATAAAACATACTTATAAAAAATTGTATTTTAATACATGGCGTGTTCTGGAGAATTTATCTCGCTTATTTGTTTGATAAGTACGCTAAAAGTGAGACATAAATGTACTCACTAAAATCTATGTTAATTGAATATTTGAGGTACAAGACCTATCAAATTTAACATAGGTACGGAACGTGGATCATTAAATAACGAAGAAACGTGGAGCTTAAGACCTATCAAATTGAACAAAAACTAAAGGAAATTAAACAAAAAATGAAAACAAGGCAACAGCGTAAACAGGAAATAAAACGATTCTTTGATCGGTTGAGTCCGCAGGAATTGGACGCACTGTTAGAAAGAAATGGAATCAATGATAAAGAGTCCAAAGAGGCTCTTTCATATAGAATTATTAAAGAAGAAATTGAGACAGGAGAGATATAATGAACCACTTTTTATATATTGAATCACGGGAAGAAGAGAATACATCCCTCGATTCTAAACGTGTTTTATTGAATGAAGAAAATTACAAACATATTATTTCATCATTAGATCATTATCCACCGACGGCAGACGAAGTTAAGAAAGCAATTTGTATTTTGACAGGACGATTGATCTACAGAAGCGTTTGGAATATGGAATCTGATATCGATAGTTTAAATATGAGTTTATCCCCGCCAAAAGAAATGACGATTGAAGAAATCGAAAAAAAACTCGGTCATAAAGTAAAAATTGTAGAGGAGAAAGAAGAATGAAATGTTTTTATCACGTTGATCAAGACGGAATTGTATCTGGTTTTTACGTTAGAAAAGCTTGTGAGCAGCGAGGTTTAGCATTTGAACCAGAGGACTTCCGAAAAATTAATTACGGCATGAAATTCCCGTTTCATGACATTGAACAGGATGAATTTGTATTCATTGTAGACTACAGCATTGAGCCAGAAGAGATGTGGCAACTGTTAAGTATCACAAAGAATGTATTTTGGATCGACCATCATCAGTCTACGATTGAAGCGTACAAAGATTTCAAGTGTGATATCAAAGGAGTCAGAATTACTGGATCGGGTATTTCAGGAGCGAATTTGACATGGTTATATTTTAAAGAAATGTGTGATGAAAATTGGAAACAAGTTGAAAAAACAGATTATAAAAGAGTAAAGGCTTTGTTTGGTAGATATGAAAGAGGAATTCCTATGTTAGCCAAATATACAGCAATGTGGGATACATTTTCGTGGGATAAAAAAATAGAAGAATATGTCAAGGCATTCCATTATGCGTTTGAGTCATATGATTTTGATGTTATGAATTATTTATTGGATAAATTAAATGGAGATATGGGATTATGTGAAGCTGAGAGATTGACTGATTATATGATTGAAGATGGATTAGGGATTAAGGATTATCTATCTTCTTCTGCGAAACAGTATCTCAGAGCATATGGTTTTGAAACCACATTTGAAGGACATAAAGTTTATGCGATCAACCGAGCATTAATCAATTCTGATTTCTTTGAATCTATTGATGCTTCTAAATATGATATGTTCATTGGTTTTTCATTCAATGGTAGTATGTGGGAATATCAGTTACGATCCGCAGAACAGGATAAAGTAAATGTGTATGAGCTTGCTGTGAAATATGGTGGTGGCGGTCATCCAAATGCAGCTGGGTTCAGAAGTGATAAATATGTGTTAGGAGTGTGATGTATGGATAGAAAAAATATGAAGAAAATTAAATCTGCAATGATTGACGTTTCAGAGAAATCGGATTGGAAAGCAGATGTTGAAATTTATAGTAAAAGAGTTTTAAAAACAGTTCGTGGTATTTGTCTTGGAGATGAATGGACGGAAATTGATTCATTGAAAAATAAAGATTGGATTGAGCTGTCAGATATGTTTGGTAATTTTGACAATCATAATCCATATTTCAATCATAGCCCACAATATGTTTTATTGGATAAATTCTCCATAACATCTCCTGCGATATTGTGTAGCAATGAAATAGTTATGAAAAATGGCAAAGTTTTGAGTGTTGATAATATATCAGCAAATCTATCAGGCGAAAATGAGGTATACAAGATTTATTCAAATACGAAATATGATGATTATACATATTATGATGAATCAAAAAATTTAGTATTTGAATTAGCATCAAAAGATGTTGATAAGATAATCCGATTTATGAGAGATTTTATGGATGTATTGCGTGATAGTAAGTTAACAAAGTATAGAAATAGTAGTTTTTTATGGAGACTATTTAACACTCTTGATATGCCATATTTTAAACAAACATATTCCATGAATGATTTGAAAAAATATACAAACACATTTAGATCTGAGGTTTGTGGTCAACTAAAAGAAACTATTCCTAATTTTAAATATACTGGAGTTCCAATGGGCGGGCATATTGAAAGATATTTTGAATTAAGTTATGTAGAGGAAGTACAAAAATTCATTAAAGAACAGGAGGATAAAAAATGTGAAGAAATTAAATGATGAACAGCGAAAGCTGATTGAAGATAATTATTCTTTGATTTGGCATTTGCATGAGAAGTATTTTACAAAATTTAAAGATTTTGATACATATATGGATCTTGGTCGTATGGCAATTTGCAAAGCAGCATTAAAATGGGACGAGTCAAAAGGTAATTTTGGGACGTATTTTAGATGGGTATTACAGTCAGAAATTAATAAATATTATATAAAATGGCATAGCCCAACAGAGAAAATGAACAGAAATGCGGAATCATTGGATACACCTGTTGACGAAAGAGTTGACGCAGAAGAATTAACAATTGGTAGTTTGCTTGTGAGTAAGGATGACGTAGAGAGTCAAGCATTAACAACAGTATATTATCAAGGAGAATTTAACAAATTGTCAGACAAGCAGAAAAAAATTATATATATGTTACTTGATGATATTGAACATAAATACATAGCCAAAGAATTTGGAAAGAGTATTCAATGGGTGAGTTGGCAACTTGGTAATATTAAAAAATTAATGCATAGGGCAAAGGCGGTGAGACCATGACAGTTGAAGAAGTAAAGGATTACATAAACTCGTCTACAGAGTATGACTTTTTGCGAGATTATCCGCACAAAATCGCTTTTCTCACGTTGGGTGGAAGTTATGCCTATGGAACAAATACAGAGGATTCTGACATTGATTTGCGTGGCGTTTTCCTTAGTGATAAAAGAGAGATTTTGTTGAATAATAATCAGAACAATCTTGAGAAGACCGATGATCATAAAGACATTGATACCGTGTTACATTCTCATATTAAGATGATTAATATGCTTGCCAAGGGCAATCCTACATTTTTAGAGTTGCTATATTTTGCACCAGACCGCTATTTGTATGTATCCGATATTGGTATGGAGTTGATCAAAAATAGAGATATGTTCTTATCTAAGAGAGTTTATCATGCATATAAAGGATATATTTGTGATTGCCTGACTCGAACGAGTTTTAAGTATTATAAAAATAAAGATTCAGAGAAAGAAAGGCAAAAGGCAGAACGATACGCTAATAAATCAATGATGCATGCAGTTCGATTATTGTTACAGGGCATTGAATTATTACATAACGGAACAATGTTAGGATCTATGGACGACATAGGAAAAGATCTTGTAAAGATCAAAGAAGGATACAATAGTACGCATAAAACATATAGATTTGGCAAACACAATGAGCATACAGAATATTTACCAAATCAGTCATACGATGTTTTTATTGAAGGATTACTTTATCAATTTGATTATGATTATATGAATACTGATTTGCCAGACGAACCAGACTGGGATCGTATCAATAACTTCTTGATGACAACAAATGAACGAATTGTGAGAGGAATGGTGTAAAAATGTATGTAAAGATTGGAGACGAAATTGCTTTTCATCCTGGCGAATGCTTAGAAGAATTTGTTGAATCTTGCAGGATAACTCCTTATCAGCTTGCGAGTAAAATCGGCATGGATGTTGATTATGTGCAAGGGCTGATTAACGGATCACAAAGTGTTACAAAAGAATTTGCAAAAGCAATGGCAGATCATTATGGGTTCGCTGACGATGGGCGGTTCTGGTTAAATTTGCAAGAAACATTTGATAAGAAAGTAGGTGGCAGAGATGTTTAAATTAATAAAACGCCCACGTTCTGATAACGATAAATGTACTAAATATGATGTTGTGCTTGATAAAGAGTATACTGTAGAAGAATTTATTGATGCGATTGCAGATGGAAGAAATGGAACGCATGGTCAGATTACAATAAAAAATGATAAACAAGCCATTGAATCACTTGTCTATAATATCGAGAGTATTGATTATAGACATTGTAAACTTCAAAATGCTGAAGAAAAAATTAAACAAGTATGGGCATATGGTAGCTGGTTAAAAATCAATTATACTATCTTACTTGAAAACAAACAGGAAACACAAAAGGGTGCGCTCAGATTTATTGTTAAGAAGCCAAATGGAGAAGAATCAGTGGTTGTTATTTTTAAGAATAAATCCGATGGCACATATTCGTTTGTTAATTTGACAAAAGAGCATATTTGTTCGTGTAAATTTAAGACAATTGAGGAAGCGATTCAGGATATGAATGATCGACTAAGAAAAGGATTGATTGAGTCCTATGTTGTGAAAGGAGAAATGAAACAGTGAGTAATGTATTTCAGATTTATTTAGCAGGCGGTATGCAGGATTTGTCGTTTGAAGAACAGAATGAGTGGAGAAAAGAAATTTGTAGGTGTATCAATAGTCGCTGTGAGAAATCATTAGTTGATGTAAAACCAGTTAGCATTATCAATCCAGTAGATTATTACAATTTCGAAAATGACAAACACGAGACAGAAAAAGAAGTTATGAGATTTGATACTCGTCTTGTTAAGAATAGCGATTTGATTATTGTGTATGCAAATGATCCAAAGAGTATTGGTACATCTATGGAAATTGCTATTGCTCATGAAAATAATATTCCAGTATTGATTTTAAATGATGGGAACGAAAAACTTCATTCTTGGTGGATTGAGATGTCTGATAGGGTATTTAGTGAATATATTGGTCTGTGTCAATATGTTGTAGATTTTTATTTAGAGATGAAACATTATCGTTGTGTACATAATGTGACAATAAAATAGGAATTTGATGTTAAAAATAACCACAATATATAGTATGCCTACAAATATTATATACTATATATTGTGGTAGAAAAGGAGTTGAAACACTATTACAGCAGAAAAACAAGGCAAGTTTATTATTTTCCATCTGGATGATGGTAAAACTTGCAAATATGATTTATCAAATGGTGATTGCTATGGCAAAAGTGGTAAGAAAGTGAAAGCTTTAAATAATATTCTGTCTGGACATTCAGCTGATGAATTGGATAAATTGTTTGTATCAAATCCACATTATGCAGAGTTTCTAAAATATGTAAACTGGCGAAGAAATTGTGAAATGGGAAGAACTACATGGGGCTTCATTGATTATAATTTAGGAACTTTGTTTGAATATGCAAGTAAGTATTCTATGTGCGAGCAGTTCTTTGCTATAGGGTTTACGCACAAACAAGTCACAGAAGATTTTAAATATTCAATTAATGAAGTACCAAAATGGTTGAGAAATTATTGTCTTGGTGTGAAGAATAGACGATTGTTAAGTAATGATTTTGTTGATTTTTATAAGATGTATCCAGATTATGTACAAACGATTTTACAGACAGAGTATATGACATTAACTAAAGAATATTTAATAAATTTCTTTGAGGATAATCATAGATATCGTTTTACGAAAATTTTGGAGGCTTTAAATCAGGATTATGGCTATAATCTTGCAGATGTGTTTGTTTATATAGATAGAATAATTACATTTGAAGCTGCTACCAATAGTATAAATTGGTTACTCGGAGAATTGCGTGATTATGCCCGTATGATGGACGCAATCAGTCATAAATTTGATAGATATCCAAGACATTTCAAAACAACAATGGATATTGTCACAAGAAATTACAAAAGATTACAAAAAGAATTTTCGGAAGAAGTCTTTAAGAAACGTATTACTAAAGAATATGAATTTACATATAAAGGATTGAGATTCTTTTACCCAGACTCTACTCAAGACATTAAAGACGAAGCGGTGCAGCAAAATAATTGTGTGGCAAGTTACATAGATCAAGTCATTGATGGCGAATGTCACATTATGTTCTTGAGAAGAATAAAAGAGCCAGACAAATCGTTAGTGACGATTGAAATACAAAATGGACGAATCGTACAAGCACTGCAAAAATTCAATGACCCTCTAACTGCCGATCAACAAGAAGCGGTCGATGCATGGAATGAACATTTTAGCAAGAAAGGTAAGGTGGCAGCATGATTAATATTAATGAATTAACTACAGATTATAAGATTAAATTAAAGAAGCCAATGGGATGTTTCGATAATCTTGGCGAGGTATGTGAAATCGTTAAGATTGATACAGATGAAAATGTTATCAATTTTAGATTTGGTGCGAATGGAATGCATCTTGGTGTGATGTCTGGAGATGAATTAGAAAAATACTTTGATGTTATTGAACCTGCTGTTGTGCCAGATGATTATGATTGGCATCCATATGGGTTTATTGACGGACACCAGGTTGAATATCTGGCGCTTAAGAATGGTAGTATTTTGATGGAGACTGCATACAATGGAGATGATGGAACAATTTCCGTGGAGTATTGTCATCCTGAAAATCCTTATCGGCAAATTAAAAATGGGCAAAGAGGTAAGTTTTATGAAGATGATTTAAAGGTTGCTTTTTTCAAATTACAGAAATTATATTATGGTCAATTATATGAAGATATACAAGAAGAAGTCGAATTAGATTTTATGAAAAATAAAGATAAATTGGTAGCAGTTGAAGTCAATGAACGGTAAGATGCAATGATAGATAATGTAAAACTAACAATCCGAATATTTTCAATTGCAGTGTGCGTATTGTTGTATGTAGTTATCTGGGTTTAGTTCATAATGACTGGTTGTGATGATTCATCCTATTGGGATTGGACTAAATATTATAGGACATTTTTCTTATGGATTATGTTACATGTAGTATGCTTAATTGGAGTAATTTTGTGGGCATGGTGTTAGAAAGAGATGATAAAGATGGGCGGTTTCAAAGCTGGAGACGAAGTGTATTTTGCTTGGTACGATGAACCATATACTGTTAAGTCTGGAATCATTACGGAGATTAAATGTCTTGGCGATCTAATATATATAATGATACAAGACAGTATAACGCATGGTTTATATATGGTTCTTTTAGATAAGATATATCGCACTGAATCAGAAATAAAAGCGGTTCTAAAACGAGAGTTTTATGGCAAGGTGAATGAAGTTAAGAAAGATATTCATAGCTTAGAAGATTTGCTGAAATTTATGTATAACAATGATCTTACAGATTGGTCATCAAAATCTATAAATGGCTGGCAGACAGATTGGGTAGGTCATGTTGCAGTAAGAGAACTAGCGAAAGAAATTTGTGGCATTGAGTTAGGAGAGTGATTGAAATATGAATGAAAGTAAAGATTATAAAAGTGAAAAATACTTGGTAGTAACTGTTGGCGATAACGATTTTTATGACGATATATATGGAGTTTGTAATTTGTTATATTATCATTTTCAAAGTAGAGAAGAGTATCCAGAATCGAAAGAGGACTTAGAACTACTGAAGCCAATTATTCAGCATCTAATATATCAGAGCACAGAATTACGCAGATATAATAATAAAGATTATCCGTCTAGCAAATTAGAATATTTTGTGCCCGACTTATGGTTTTCTGATAAATCTGGATTAAAATGGCTTGATGATACTGAGTTTGGTGTTATTCCAATGTTCAGTGGGTCAAAAGTTTTTATGAAATAAAAGGAGAAACATAATGAAGAAAGAAATCTGCGGGATTGAATTAGGGAAGTGATTGAAAATGAACAAGCTTTATCAAGACAATGGAATGTATTGTCGAGCACAAAACCACTGTGATAATAAATGGTTTGTCGGAACATATATCGGTAATGACTGGTTGTTATTCCAAGGATATGGATCAGAAGAAAAAGATAATGCTAATATGTACGGATGTCAAATTAAGCCAGAGTCTATCTGTAGATCAACAGGTAGAAAAAATGAGTTTGAATATGATGTAGTGCAATTGATTGATGACGACGAAGACGCTTACTTGATTATTTATAGTGATGAAGATTTGGCGTGGCAGATGTTATCTATTTATAGTTCTGATATGATCGACTTGGGAGAAATTAAACCTAGTCAATATGTTAAACTTGGCAATATCAAAGAAGATGATTATTGGAGAAAGGAATGGGAAAGACAGAGTGAAGAAAGAAAATAATAAAGTGTTTACATACGGGCAGTTAGAAGAATTAAGAGATAGTTTAGCACTTCCAATGGATGAGGTTGGATCAAATAAGCAAGATCATATACTTCGAAAATATTATAATATATGTAGTTTACTTGATACGTTTCAACTGACGAAACCACTAGTTGATGAACTAAAATGTCAACCGATTGCAGCGAGATATTTTGTTTTTTCGCTATGGAATGAATTGGTAAATTCGTGTATTAATGCGTGTGGTACACTGACCGTGAACGATATAGAGAATCGAGATTTCAAAAGCCACTATCTACTAAAATCAATGCGGAACAGTACATTCATGTATTAAATGATATGATTTCCGTAAATGATTATACAACAATTCAAGATGAGGCGTTGCAGTTTGCAATTGATGCAATTAAGGAGAAATATAATGGAGAAAAGTAAATTACATACACCTGAAGAGATTCTAAATGCATTGCATGTAATTCAGGATACATGTGAGTATTATCTTCATGGCAATGATGAAGATTGCAAAAAATGCCCATTATGTACAATGACAGGGATGGCGCCAAGTTGCACGATTAGAGATTCTGATCCTTATGTTTGGGAGATTGATGACAATCCAGATACTACGTGGCGAGCATTTGGAAGGTAGAAGGGGATATTATGAGTGAGAAAAATTATGGAGAGTATACAGATGAAGAAGTGGCAAAATCATTAAAAACAATTCAAGATATTTGTTCGCTTAATAAAGATGATTGTGGTTGTAGCATTAAATGCCCATTTTTAGAACTACAGGATGGAGGAGCTAGACAAATATGCCCTATCACCTATAATTATCCTGCCGTTTGGAGATTAAACAAATTCCCACCTAAGCAATGGGAACCTTTTTACAAGGGATAAACTACATAAACACAAGTAAATAAAGGAGAAAATGTCGTTGAAATTAAATGACGAACAGAGAAAATTAGTAGAACAAAATCATAATTTGATTTACTCTGCTATGACAAAATGCGGTATCCGCAGACAAGATTTTGATGACTATTATGGATTCGCTGCTATTGGGTTGTGTAAGGCAGCAATTGATTATGATGAAACACGATCTAAATCATTTTCGACATATGCGTATTTATGTATACAAAATGAAATAACGGTATATAACAAATACAGATTTCGGCAGAGAAGAAAGGGTGATATGAATACTATTTCATATAATCATATGTTAGATGATTGGGATGAAGACAAAAATGAAAATTCATTTCTTTTAAAGGATGAAGAAAATTTTGAAAAAAATATTATTTTCAAGTTGAATTTTCAAGATAAATGTTACACACTAAATAATAAGGACAGAATGATTGTTGATTTAAAATCAAAAGGTTATACATATCAAGAAATCGCAAAAATGTTTGGTACATCATTTCAAGCAATACAACAAAAGATTAAAAAAATGCGATCAACAACATTTTCCAGATTATAAAAGTTGAATAACGCAAACAACTTTTATTATTTTTTTTGACGCATTTGTTATAAACGTAATAGAACGATTATAACAATATAAGCCGATCAGATAAAATTATTTTTTTGTTCCTGTTGACTTTGGCAGAGTTGACAGTGGATATAAATTGATGACTTATTTACAAACTAAAAACTAACTAAACAAATTTAATAACAAGAGGAGGAATTCTATTTAATGAATTTTGAAATGACAGGAAAGCTCAGCATTAGCAAGGACACAGAAAAATTTCACCCTTACAGTGAGACAAAATATGAAAAGTCAGGCTGGGTACGAAGAAGACTGTTATTTAATGTGACATGCGGTGACAGTAGACATATGTTAACTGTTGATGCAGGAAGTTTCGAAGATGGACACGGTGATGTCTATACATATTCCAAACCAGAATACGACTCAAGTGGTAAGAAAATCAAAGATGGAGAAAAAATTCAGATTCCTTTTAAAGACAGATTAACATCACCAAAGCTAGCAGAAGTATCAGATTTCAGAAAATTTGTTTTTGACCTAGAAAAACCAGGAAGAAGATACAAATTAAAAAATGCCTTAGAAAAAATCAAAGAAGGTAAAGATGTTACAGATAAAGATCTTGTAGAAGTTGGATTAACATCTGTAGACGAACTTGAAAAAGAGTATGAGAAAAGCAAGAAAAGACATCATGAATTTATTTCTGAATGGGATTACGTAGAATTTATCAAAAAAGTCATTGATAGTGGCAAATATGACAACTGCAACTTCCATATCAGAGGACGTGGAGATTATTCATATTCTGATGACAAAGAAAGATTTTATGAGAATCTGATTCCTAACAGAATTTATCTCGCAGCAGATGATGATGAACCATATTCTACAGCAACAATGAGTTTTGTATTTGGAGCTGAGAGCTTAGACGAAACAAGTGTTGAGGAAGACGGTAAATATTATGTTAATGGATTTGTCTTTGAATATATCCAGAGCAGAAAGAAAAAATTAGCCGTTCCAACAACAGTTGTTATTCCAGTTCCTGATAAAGAAAAAGACGAAAGTGGATACAAGAAGGCTAATGGCTTAAAGAGAAAATTCATTGTCGACGATGAAGACAAATACATGGAATACGGCATTGTCGTAGATATGATTAATGGTTCTCAGCGTGTAGAACTTACAGAGGACATGCTCTCAGAAGAACAGAGAGATGATCTTGAATGTGGAATCATTACTATGGAGGAGATTCAAAAGGCGATTGGTGGAAGTGCTTATGGAGATAAAGTCAAAGAGTATCAGCTAATTAAACCATCACGCAACGGTATCAAAGAAGGCGTTCAGGACACTGTTTATACAGCAGAAGATATGGAAGTGCCTACATTAGAGATTGATGAAAACGAAGATTTATTCTCAGAAGAATCAGTCGATAATGATGACGATGATGATTTATTTGATTAGAGTTTAGAGCTTTTAGCTCTTTACTCGCTTAATGATTTATGAAACAAAATACTGACTTTAAAAGGAGAAATTATACATATGGCATACGGTAAAAGAAGTAAAATTAGTGACAATTTATATGATTATTCACTTATGATCTGTGGAGAATCTGGAATCGGTAAAACAACAGTTATTAGTGAGGTTTGCGAAAAAGAATTTGGAGAAGATGGATATCTATTATTAAACACAGGAGATGAAGAAGGTGTTTCCGCTATTGATGACGTTACATATGAAGATGTTCCAAATTTCAAAAAGTTTGTAGAAATCTGTAATGACATTATTAAAAATAAAAAAACAGAATATCCAAATTTAAAGGTCATGATTATAGATACTCTTGATCAGTTAATTGACCTAACACAGAAAAAGGCTATTGAAAATTGGAATAGAGAAAATATGAAAAACAAGAACTTTAAAAAGGCTAAAACATTAAATAGTGTTGAAGGTGGGTTCGGAGCAGGATATGATGTTGTATTTAATATGATCTATGATCAGGTTAGAGCATTAAGAAAAGTCGGAGTAAGAGTATGGTATACATGTCATTCAAAAACAAAAGATATCGTAGATCCAGTAACAAGTGCTTCTTACACGACATTAACATCTAATCTTGCCCAGAGATACTTTAATGATTTTAAAACTAAAGTACATATTGTCGGAGTAGCCTGCCTTGATCGTTCCATTGAAGCAGAAGGAACAGGAAGAAAAGATATTATCACTAAAAAAGAGATTACAGTAAACAAGATCAAGGATGAAAAACGTAAAATTGTATTTAGAGATGATTCTTATTCAGTAGATAGCAAATCAAGATTTTCAGGAATTGTTGATGAAATTCCACTTGATTCTGATGAGTTGATCAAAGCTTTAAAAGATGCGATTCAGAATTCTAAAAAGAAGAAAAAAGCTGTTAAAAATGCAGTTGTTAAGGCAACTCCTCAACCAGAGTCAGAAGAGGAAATCGAGGAAGACGTTGACGATGTTATTGAAGACGACATCGCAGAAGCCGATGAAGATTTAATCGAAGATGTAGTTGATGATATTGACGAAGATGTCTCAGACGACTCTCCAGAAGATTTAAGAGAACATGTAAAAGAGTTATATAAAACTTGTAATGATGCAGACTTAAAAACAAAAGTTAAAGGAATCATCAAACAGTATGGAAAACTTAGCGAAGTCGATGAAGATGGATTAAAAGAAATGTATGATCTGCTGAAATAGGAGTCTGAGTAATGCTTGTAAAATGTAGAATTTGCGGCAAAAAAGTAGACAGAAACGAAGCTTTTAAAGTAGCAGTAGAAGGTAAACCAAACGCCTACTACTGCTCAGAAGCTGAGTATAACAAAATGATGGAGAACCGCAAAAATAGGAATGATACATATTATTGTATTTATGATATTTTCGGCTATACGGTAACGAACACTGTATTAAATAAGGAAGTAAATGCTCTTGGCAAGATTTACGGATTTAAACTGATATTAGAATACCTGCATGACAATCAAGAATATTTAACAAGAATTGTTGGGAGAGAATATAATAGCGAGTTTGCTAAGATTAAATACTTTTCAGCAATTTTAAAAAATAGTCTGGTTGATTATAGGGATTCTGACGAAAAGATTCCGCAGAGAAAACAAGCCACAGTTAAGCACCATGATGTAAGTAAACAGATCAATGAAAATATCGGAGCCGAAAAAACTAAATACAAGAAGAAAAAGAAATCTCGTAGATGTATTAACGATATTTTGACGGAAGTTGGTGAGAAAGAATAGCAGATTTTGTTGCAGGAGTTAAAGACAAATATCCGTCAAAATTATTAAAAGGTCGTATGGAGGCAGAGGGAAATGTAATTAGTTGTTTCTTTAAAGATATGTTGCTTTTGGATGACACTACATTCGAACAACACGATTTCATTACAAAAGATGGGCTTTTTTACTTTTCTATGCTCAAAAAATTACGTGAACAGGGCTTCTATTCTCTGGATGAAATCACGATTTTATCCAACCTGTCTGAGAATGCTATAAAAAGATACACTGACATGGGAGGATGGGATTCTATTCAACATCAGATAGATATTATCAACACACAGAATTTTGATGTGTATATCGACATTCTGTATAGAGAAAACACCATGCTGAAGATGTATGATGATGGATTTAACCTGTTCAAAGAGATAGACATTGACGGCAAGAAAATCGTACCAGTAACACTTTTCAGAAGAATGACTGCCGAGGAAGTTACGGATTGGTACGATGCAAGACTAAGTACATATGGTACGGGATATTCCAGTAAGATTCTGGAAGAAGAAGAAATTGATTTTGATGATGATTTTATTGATTCCTGCGTGGAAGGTGAAGAAAATGGAGTTCCATTTGATGTGGCAGGGATTGATATTAATGGCGAAGAAGTGAACTGCTTTCCGTTCTTATCCAGACAGATCATGGGTATTCTTGAGGGAACACTCACTATGATGGGTGGATTCAGTAGTGTAGGTAAATCAACATGGTTTATCACTTTGCTTATGGCATTGCTGAATTATGATAGGAAAGTATTGATCATTTCAAACGAAGAAAAAGTAAAGAAATTTAAAGTCAAGTTTATGATTTGGCTTTTGGCGAAGCATAATCGTTATTTTAAGTTGACAAAAAAGAAAATGATGTCTGGACAGATTGATGATGCAAGCCGAAGAGAACTAAAAGACGTGCAACAGTTATGGCGAGAACAGTATAAGGGTAGAGTGAAATTCTTACTTATCAACGATGCTGATATGACTGTTGTCAAGAAGAAAATTAGAGAACATGTACTTCGCTACGGATATGACACAGTGTTGTATGACACTTTTAAGATTCAAGAAGGAGATTTTAAAGGCAATCGTACTGACTTATCTTTGGTTCATGACAGTCGAGAGTTAGATAAACTTGCGAAAAAATATAACATTATCATGCTGGCATCTGTGCAGTTAGCAGAGTATATGAGAGGAAGACTATTTCTTGATAGTTCTGTTCTTTCAAACTCTAAGCAGATCAAAGAAGTATTAGAAAATCTTTTCTTGATGAGAACTGTGTATGATGAAGAGCTTGACGAAAAGAGCAAATTCTATTGCCGTCCATTTAGGCTAAAAAAAGTCAATGACAAATGGATTGAGGAGGAATATCATCCTGACCGCACTGCGGTATGGAGAGCTTTATTTGTTGAGAAATGTCGAAGCGGTTCAAACTCATCAGATACAGGAGTTGGTTATCTACTTAAATTCGATGGTGATCATTGTATCTTTAGAGAGGTTGCCCAGGCAAGATTTAAACATGGAGAGATTAAATAATTAAAATGTGCGGTGTGATATATGTTAGACAATATAAAAAAAGAACTATTGTCTAATCCTGAAAAAATAAGAGAAGTCTTGGAGCATTTTGGTTATTGTCATGTAGTGATCAGAAACACATATATGTCATTTGGTCGAGATGAGGTTTCTTCAAAGAAGTCCATAGTAATCAATCTAAAAAATAACAAAGCGTTGTTTGTGCATGATTATGCTAGAGCAATCCAAAAAGATTTGTTTTCATATATTATGCAGCAACGTGGAGTTGATTTTGCAGAGGTTTTAGGAGTTGTTAAAAACATCTTAGGGATCACTGATTACTATGATTTCTTTGATAGACAAGGTATTTTTGGCGGATTTTATGAAAGGATTAGAAATCACAATGTAGTTCGAATCCAAACTTATGATGAATCTATATTAGATAAATATAATAATGTAGGGAATTTAAGATTCCTTAAAGATAATATATCACTTGAAGCACAAAGAACTTTTGGCATTCGGTTTGATACATCATCTCAAGGGATCGCAATTCCGATTAGAAATCAACTAGGACAACTAATTGGTGTAAAAGAAAGATTTAACCATGACGTTGAAGATGGTGAAATGAAATATTTCTACGATGTTCCGTGTCAAATGTCTCAAACATTATATGGATATTCTCAGAATTATCAGTATTTAGCCAACGGTGTTGTGTTGATATTTGAGGCAGAGAAATCTGTAATGCAGTGTTTTACATATGGAATTAGAAACTGTGTGGCACTTGGCAGTGGAACAATCAGCAAGAAACAAGTGCAATTATTATTGGAATTAAATCCTAAAAAAGTAATATTTATGCATGACGTTGGCTATGATATTAAGAATATCATGAGAAATATTGACATGGTAAAAGGATATTCAAGATTTGCTGAGATTGAGTTAGGATACTGGGACTTTAATTTAAGTGAGTATTCCAATAAGGTATCACCGTCCGATATGGGAAAAGAAAAGTTAAATTACATATTAGAAAACGAAATAAAAATGATAGGGGATGAAGACATCGAAGAAGAAATATAACATTTTGAACGATTGCAGAGGACTTTTTGAAGATGAGGTATTTGAAATTATCATGCAGGAGCGTGGTATTGACGATCCAGAGCATTTTCTAAATCCTACGGAAGATGATTTACTTCCTCTTGATGACTTAAAAAATATTGATAAAGCATATAAGCTTTTGGTAGATGCAGTATACAAAGATAAACGTATTGCAGTACATTTTGACACAGATACTGACGGAGTTGCAGCGGGAACTATTATGACACGACATTTAAAAAACATGACAGAAAATCCAGTAGATGTATACATTAACCGAGGCAAACAGCATGGATTAGCAAATCAGGACATTGCTAAGTTTTATGGGTATGATTTACTGATTGTCGTTGATAGTTTGGATAAAGACGAGACTCAGTATAAGGATTTAAAAGAAACAGGAGTTGATGTGATTGTGTTAGACCACCATGCCATCGATCCAGATGTTCCTTATGACAACTATTGCACATTAGTTTCTTCTCAGAGAGAATATGAAAATCCACAGTTATCTGGTGCAGGTGTTGTCTGGAAGTTTTGCAAGTATATTGATGAGCAGGATGGTACAGATTATGCAGATGATTTGGTCGATCTAGCAGGCGTTGGGCTGATTGCAGATATGATGGATATGAGAGTAATGGAGAATCGTTACATTGTATCTGAAGCTTTGAAAGAAATTAGAAATCCTGCGATTAAGAAGATTATTGGTGGATTTGAATTCAACAGCACAGCAGTTGCTTTTAGTATTGCACCGTTGGTTAATGCTGCCAACAGAATGGATCAGAATGAAATTGCTCTAAATGCTTTCCTTGAAGATGACAATAAAAAGTTACGAGGATATATTAAACAGTTAAAGCAATGCAAAGAAGATCAGAATGAAGAGGTTGCACAGCTGATGCCAATGATTGCGGAACAGTGTGAGGCTCAGAGTGATAAAAAGATGATCACAACTTTTATCGACACTGATTATGGTATTTCTGGGTTAATTGGAAACAAATTGCTTGAAAAATACAAGAAGCCGATTCTTGTGCTAAAGAAAAATGAAGATACATATGCAGGATCTATGCGAGCAGTTGGTGTAAAAGACTTCCGACAGATGTGTAATAACAGTCAGTTGGCTGAAGCAAATGGACATGAACTTGCCAGTGGTATTGAAATTCCTAGAAAGAACTTTGCTGAGTTCACCTCTTATATAGAAGAAACTCTCCCAGATAAGCCAGAAGATACAACAGTTGATGTCGATATTATGCTTGATATTTCAGACATCACAAGAAAAATGGTTGACATGATTAAGAAAATTGATCGTATTTCTGGACAAGGATTTAAACCTGTAAGAGTTTATATTGAAGAGATTGACGACTATGACATTGGTCAGATGAGCAATTATAAACATCTTGTCCTGAAACCATGTAACAATGATAAATTGTGGATCATTAAATGGAACTATGATGGATCGTTTGAGGATATGGAAGACCATTCTATGATGAATGATGAGTTTTGTGCAGTTACTACACTTGATTGCGGATTCTTTGGAAGAAAGTTTGTGCTGAAAGCTGTGTGTGATTCACTTGAAGAGGTGGGATGATTATGTATGAAGATTTAATTGCAAAAATTATCCCAACATTAAAATTTAAATTTCCATATTCTGTTGAAGATTATGGAAGAAATCTATATCTTGAAAACTACCATTGTCATAAAGATTTTAGTAATACATCAACTCCAGATTGTGCAGAATCAATTGAAAATTATGCAAAACGTATTCATGAATTTGGTGCAAAATGTCTTTATTCAGGGGAACATGGGTCACAAGGAAACCAGTTTGAAGTATATAAAGTGGCTGAAAAGGAGCATTTGAAATATATTCATTCTGCTGAAGCCTACTGGGTGAAAGATAGAAAAGAAAAAGACAAAGCAAACTGTCATATGATGATACTTGCGAAAAATGCTGAAGGGAGAGAAGATATTAACTTCGCCCTTTCTATGGCAAATATTGATGGATATTATTACAAACCAAGAATTGACTTAGAATTACTTTTTAATATTCCAAAAAAGAATGTAATTGTTACATCAGCTTGCTTATCTGGTTGGCATTATAAAGATGCAGAGGATATTTGGTTAAAAATACATGACTATTTTGGCGATAATTTCTTTTTAGAAGTGCAGGCTCATAATACTGATCCACAAAAAAGACTTAACAGAAAAATCTTAAAACTTGCAAAAGAACACAATATTCAGATCATTTGTGGGCTTGATAGCCATTACATTGATGATAAAACAGCAGTAAAAAGGGATCAGATTTTAAAGTACAAGCATATTGAATATCCAGAAGAATTTGGATGGTATATGGATTATCCAGACACAACAACAGTTATAGAGCGATTTCAAGAGCAAGGAGTTCTTTCTGATGAAGAAGTCTTAACTGCTATTATGAACACAAATGTGTTCATGTCAGAATGCGAAGAAATTGTTTTTGATAGAAAATTTAAAATTCCAAGCGTTCATAAAGATAAAACATATGAAGGTAAATGTGCTATTTATAAGAAAATATTAAACAAAGCTTATGCTAAAGAAAAAGAAAAATCAAAAGAAAAAGCAGATGGAATTAGGTATGAAGCAAAACAAGTCATGGATTCAGGAGTTGTAGATTACTTTTTAACAAGTAAAGCAATTGTAGATGATGCAGTAAATTGCGAAGGTGGAATATTAACTACTACGTCAAGAGGTAGCGCTGCATCATTCATTACAAATAAGTTGCTAGGATTAACAACGGTAGATAGATTCAATGCAGATATTCCTATTTATCCAGAACGCTTTTTAACAAAAGACCGTGTTTTAGCAGGTCAGATGCCAGATATTGACCTAAATGTAGCTACTCAGGAACCATTTGTGAAAGCTGCAAAAAAACTTCTTGGAGAGCATGGATGTTATCCGTTAATGGCTATAGAAAAGTTAAAAGAGAAAGCAGCATGGCAATTATATGCTGGAGCTAACGATGTCAGTCCAGAAGATGCAAACAGAATTTCAAAATATCTTGATGACTATAATAAAGCATTAAAATATGCTGATGAAGAAGATAAAGATTTTATTCATGTTGAAGATTATATTCCAGAAGAATACGTTGATTTATTTAAACAAAGCAACGAATATCAAGGAATTACTATCAATCTAAAAGTACATGCTTGTGGGCATTTTATATTCGACGGAGATATTCGTAGAGAAGTGGGATTAATTAGTGCTGTTTCAGAAACGACTGGGAAAAGAACGATTTGTGCCGCCATTGAAGGTGGTTATCTTGATGAATTTGGATATGTAAAAGAAGATTTTCTTATTGTAGATAGTGTTTATCTTACATATAAATTTTTTCATAGTATAGAAATGGAGGTTCCTACATCTGAAGAATTGAGAGAGATGATAGAAGGAGATCATAAAACATGGGATATTTATGCAAAAGGAATTACTTGTTGTGTTAACCAATGTGAAAAAGAAGCGACAACAAATAGAGCAAAGAAATATAAGCCAAAAAATTTAGCAGAATTAAGTAGTTTCATCGCTGCAATCAGACCAGGATTTGCATCTTTATTAAATACTTTCTTAAATCGTGAACCATATTCAACAGGCGAAAAGAAAATTGATGAGTTGTTGCAAGATACAGCACATTTTATGATTTATCAAGAGTCAATTATGAAGGTATTATCTTTCCTGCAATTGAAGATGGGCGAAACGTATGGAGTTATTAAAAATATCTCGAAAAAAAAATATAAAGCCCATCCTGAAAAGTTAAAAGAACTGAAAGAAAGATTAAAAGATGGTTGGCAAATCGAAATTGGAGAACTTAATAATTTCAATAATATATGGGAAGTTATAGACTCATCAGCTTCGTACGCCTTCAACTCTCCGCATGCTTGGTCGATGGCTGAGGATTCTGCCTATCAGGCATGGTTTAAAGCTCATTATACGAAAATGTTCTATGAAGTAGCAATTAATCACTACCAAGAAAAAAATAAGAAAGATAAAATTGATGCCCTAGTAAAAGAAGCCATTAAATTTTGGGGATATAAATTGGGAGATTATCGGTTTGGAGCAGACAATAGAAAAGTCACGATTGATGAAGAACATAAAATTATATATCCCAATTTATCAAGCATTAAAGGATTTGGAGAAGGTGTCGCCAATTCACTATATGATTTAGGACAGGCTAAATACAACTCATTCATAGAAGTGATCAATGTATTAAAGCAGAATCATCTCAATAAAACAGTGATAGACAAATTAATTAAAATTAATTATTTTGTAGAGTTCGGAGATGCGAATACCTTATTAGAAACAGTTAAATATTATGAATTATTAAATGGGAAAAAGCAATTGTCCAAAGAAAAAGCGATAGAATATCACATTTCTTCTGATTTACTTTTGAAGTATGGTCATGAGACAAAAACACTTTATAATCAATTAGATTCAGAACAATTACTTATTGAATCTATAAAAAATATTCCATACAGAGAATTGTCTTTGAAAGAAAAATTAGACAATCAGAGAAATGTGCTCGGAATTGTAAGCTATGCTAACGTAAAAGTTAATAAAAGATTATATTATGTTTCAGATCTTGATGTTAAAAAATCCATCGTCAACATTCAGTTATATGAAATTTACTCTGGAAAAACACAAAAAGTAAAAATGTGGACAACCCAATATAAGAAGAACCCATTCGATGAAGGAGATATTCTATATCTGAAATCAATTGAGAAGAAACATAAAAAAGAACCAACTGGGGAGATCAATCCAAAAACAGGAAAGAAAATCTACAAAGATGTGCCAGATAAATTCGAGTTTTGGCTTAAGAATTTCACTATTAAAAATGACGTAGAGGAGGAATTAGTATAATTCAATTTTACAAATATACCGACAAGGAAATCAAAGAACTCGTCAGCTCGATGACAATCCTTGTCGATACAAGGGAGCAAAAGGCTGATCATATCATAGGTTACTTTGATAGAAAAAACGTAAACCATAAAAAGAAAGCATTGAATTATGGAGACTACAGTTTCATGATTCCTGCAAATGAGAAGCTTGGTATTCAGAGAGATATGTATTTTGACAGCAAAGTGTGTGTTGAGCGCAAAGGAAGTCTTGAAGAAATCAGTGGCAACTTATCAAAAGATCGTGCCAGATTCGAAAAAGAGCTAAGTCTTGCGCCAGAGACAAAAGTTATTCTGCTTGAAAACGCCAATTACTCAGATATTGCAGATGGCAATTACAACACGCAATATAACAAGAAATCATTCATCGGATCATTGCATAGCTTCTGGTTCAAATACGATGTGCCGATATTCTTCATGCCAGATAATAAATATTCTGGGCTGTTTATTAGATTGTATTTTGAGTATTACTTTAAAAATTATTTAAAAGGGAAATGAGGTGCTGCCTAAATAATGGAGAGTCAGACATGCGGAAAGGTATGCGAGTTTGAAATGATTCCTACATACCAGATATTTTATAATGAAGAATCAATGTTTGGTATCTATGCGTTTTGTACAAAAGATCAGATACCACAATTCAGTCCATACAATGATAATAAATTTGATGACTCAGGAGATAAAGAATATGTTGCAAGTAAACTTGTTGGAGAAGTTCAACAGTTATATATTGGGACAAAGTATAATGTAAAAGCGACATGTATTTATTCTCAAAAATATCACGAATATCAATATAAGCCGATTTCGGTTGTTGCAGATGTTCCAAAAACACAGACCGATCAGCTAATGTTTTTAAAAACACAAGCGAAAGAATCAATTGCTGAAAGCTTGCTTGCTGAATATCCAAATATTATTGAGGATGTTATGGCAGGCAAATGTAAGACGATTGACACATCTATGATTAAAGGACTTGGCAACAAGACATGGGCGAAGCCCAGAGAGAAGATCATTAATAATTATGTGATTTCCGAGGTTGTAGTTATGCTACAGCCTCATGGGATTACTTTTAATATGATTAAGAAATTGGTAGAAGCTGAGCCAGATCCAGAAAAGTTAAAGTATAAAATCAACACAAATCCTTACATTTTAACTAAGATCAGAGGTCTTGGATTTAAGAAAGTTGATGATATTGCTTTAAAGATCCGTCCAGAGTTGAGAGATTCTAAGTATCGACTTGATTATTTTATGACGTATTATTTAACGAATCTTGGCGAGAGTGACGGACATACATATATGGCGATTGCCACATTGCGATCAGAAGTTAGTGCAACAGTTGGAGAATGTCTACATATATTTGACGATTATGTTAAAAATGATTTTCCTCCAGACATCTATGTTAGTGGCGAACTAATTGGTTTGAAAAAGTACCATGATACAGAAATGAATATACTGGAATTGTTGCAAGAACGCAGAGATACTAATTCTACCAAGAAGAAAGAGATAATCACTGTAAACGAAATTGGACAAGTTATTGCTGAAGTTGAAAAAGAAGAAGGATTTACTTTTAGTGAAGAACAAAACAAAGGTATTTATACTGCATTACAAACAAATGTCGTCTTGATCAGTGGTGAAGCTGGAACTGGTAAAACTACTTTATTAAAGCCGATCATCAGATGTTATAAGAAAAGAAATTACAGCATTGCTGCATGTGCGTTATCTGCGAAAGCAGCACAGAGAATCCAAGAAGCAACAGGATTAGAAGCAAAAACTATTCATAGATTACTTGAGGCACAAGGCGTAGATTCATTTATGCACGATGCCAACAATCCGTTGCCAATAGATGTAGTTCTTTTAGATGAGGCAAGTATGGTTAATGCAGGATTGTTTTATCAGTTGCTTTTAGCAATTCGTCCAGGTACAAAAATTATTATTAGCGGAGATCATATGCAGTTGCCACCAATTGGCTATGGCAATATCTTTTCTGATCTGCTCAAAATGGATGAGTTGGCTTCTGTGCAATTAACGAAGCCAATGAGACAAGCAGAAAAGTCTGGTATTCTTAGCGATGCTAGAAAAGTGCGTAGAGCGATTTCACCAATTGAGGATTTTAGTGCCAAACAAGTTCATGGAGAACTACATGATATGTTTTACATCTTCAGAAATAATCGTGAGAATATTTTTAATTTGGCTGTAAAGCAATTCATTACGTGTGTTAAACAAGACGGTATGGATAACGTGATTGTAATTTCTTCTCGTAAGTCTGGTTGTATAAGCTCTACAGAAGAACTCAATGTGGCAATTCAGAAAGAATTGTATAAAAATAAATCCAATGCAAGGTTTGTTACATACGGCAAAACAAAGAAGTTTTATGTAGGAGATAAAGTGCTTCAAACCAGTAATGATTATGAGAGAAATACATTCAATGGAGATATTGGATACATTACTGGTATTGATTATGATAAAAAAGTTGTTCATGCCATGATGAATCCAGACATGGATAAGAAGATGATTGAATATTCTTTCGCTCAGTTAGGGCAACTGCAATTAGCATATGCATTAACCACGCATAAACTTCAAGGATCGGCAGCACAGACTGTGATCGGTATTATTGATAATACGCATTACAAATTGCTTGATAACTGTATGTTATATACGATGTTAACACGAGCTAAGAAAAGATTTGCGCTCCTTGCAGAGCCAGAAGCGTTCAAAAGATGTATTGTGACAAATCATAATAAGCGACGTACATGGCTAAGTTTACAATCATAAAATATCTTTAAATGCTATTGACAAGCACATAAAGATATGATAAGATAAGGACATGTTAAGGAAAGGAGATGTGAAAATGAGAAAAAGATTTTTAATGAAAGTTATTTCGTTTAGTTTTTTAGCAATGTGTTCGGGGTTTATGACTCACACAGTAAAAGCAGAGGAGCGACCCTCTGTAGAGGCTTCAACACTATCAACAGAGACAACTGTTACAGAAAATAAACAAGGCAATGTGATTTCAAATAATCCAATCAGTCAAAGCGTTGAATTAAAAGACGTTCATGAGCATTATCAGAAATGTAAGAAAGCTGATGAAGAGAAAGCAAGACAGATTCGATTAGAAAAACTTCGAAAGAAACGATTGCGAATTAAACGACAACGGCTGAAGCGAAAGCAAGAACTAGAAAAGAGTTCGCTTGGAACATTTTTGATCACGGCATATTGTCCATGTTATGAGTGTTCAGAAGGATATGGATCTAAGATTGCTTGGAATCACGCAGGACATAAATTTGCTCGACCATATCATACGATTGCGGTTGATAAAAACATTATCCCTTATGGAACAAGAGTTAAGATTGAGGGATACGGTGATACAATCTTTGTGGCAGAAGATTGTGGAGGCAAAGTAAAAGGAATGCATGTAGATGTGTTCAAATCAACACATTCCGAAACAGTGAATGTGCAACAGCACAGAAAAATATATGTAGTGAAGTAATTGGCAGTTACTGAAAGACATAGAAACACAAATTAAAATAATCAGCTAAACAATATAAACAAGAAAAGGAAAATCCAAAAAATTATGAAAACTGAATATGTGAAAGAAATGAATGTCTTGATCGACAGAATCAACGATGCTTCATATGCGTACTACGCAGAGGATAATCCGATCATTTCAGATAAAGAATTTGACGATTTATGCGCTACTTTAGAACGACTTGAGAGAGATTCTGGCGTTGTTTTGAATAATTCGCCCATCCACCACGTTCAAGGATTTATAATTGATTCTCTGGCTAAAGTAAAGCATACACGCCCCATGTTATCAGCTCAGAAGACGAAGGATGTCAATGAGGTCAAAAAATTTCTTGCGGATAAAATTGGTGTTTTATCGTGGAAGGAAGATGGTCTCAGTATTGTTCTCAGATACGAAAACGGACGCTTAAAACAAGCAATTACAAGGGGAAATGGCGAAATCGGTGAGGATGTCACTCACACGATGAAAATGGTACGAAATGTTCCACAGTCAATCCCTGAAAAGTGTTATCTTGAAATTCGTGGTGAAGCAGTTATTGGATATGATGATTTTGCTAAGATTAATGAAAAATTACATGGGAAATACAAAAATGCAAGAAATTTAGCAGCAGGTACTGTTAGACAGTTAGATTCAAACGTGGCAAAAGAAAGGAAGTTGGCTTACAAAGTATTTGAATTAGTCAAACTTGGAGACACACCTGAATCAGAAATGCCAAGCATTGCAGATAGTTTTAAATATCTTTCAGAACAAGGGTTTGACGTAGTAGAGCATCAGGTCGTTAATCGAGATAATGTTGAAGAGTATATGGCAACATTTCAGCCAGAAGAATACAAATATCCTGTTGATGGTTTAATTATTTCCTACAACGATTATCAATATGGTAAATCGTTAGGAATGACTGGTCATCATCCCTTATCGTTGATCGCCTACAAATATAAAGATGATCTCTACGAAACAACAATCAGAGATATTGAATGGAATACATCTCGTACAGGGTTGATTAATCCAGTTGCAGTATTTGATCCAGTTGATCTTGATGGTGCAGAAACTACAAGAGCCACATTACATAATGTAAGTTACATTGAAGGATTGGAACTTGGTGTAGGTGATACGATTCAAGTTTATCGAAGCAACATGGTAATCCCAAAAGTACACGATAATTTAACAAGAAGCAATACATTCAAGATTCCAGATACTTGTCCAACATGCGGTTGCGAAGCAAAAATCATCAATGAAAATGGTAGTAAAGTTTTAAAATGCATGAATCCTGACTGCAAGGCAAAGCTATTAAGCAAGTTTGTAAACTTTGTTTCCAGAGATGCAATGAATATTCAAGGTTTATCAGAAGCAACTCTGAAAAGATTTATTGATCTTGGATGGCTAAAAGATTATACAGATATTTATAATTTAGCAGAGCATAAAACTGAGATGAAGAACCTTGATGGATTTGGTGCAAAAAGTGTTTCTTCCTTATTAAATAGCATCGAGGAAAGTCGTAGGTGTAAACTGATTAATTTTGTTACGTCACTCGGTATTGAACTTGTCGGTAAGTCAACAGCAAAGGATATTTGCAAGTTTATTGATAAGATTTCTCTATCGAATAATGAAAATCCATACGATGTATTTATTAAAAGAATCAAACAGAGAAAATATTTTGGACATATTGATGGTATTGGTATCAATACTTCATTGTCAATGGATGATTATTTCAAAGATCATCTTGAAATGGTCGAGAAATTAGCCAAGGAGCTTGAGTTTGAGATGCCAGAAAACAAAAAAGAGTCAACGGTTAACCTCACAGGAATGACTTTTGTTGTGACTGGTAAGGTAAATAAGTTTGCCAATCGTAATGCTATCAAGGATGAAATTGAGTCCAGAGGTGGCAAAGTCGCAGGATCTGTATCAAAGAATACGAATTATCTTGTGAACAATGATGTGAATTCTACAAGCAGTAAGAATAAAAAGGCACAACAGTTAGGCATTCCGATTATTGACGAAGATGAACTGATTAAGATTCTGAAGGGAGATACGAGTGAATAAACTAACCATTTATGAATGTTTGGTAAAGTGGGGAATCCAAGAAAGTCGAATTGAAAAACTGGTTGTAAAAGACAATTATGTAGAATATCGCATCTGGGAACCGTGTTCAATCTGCTATAACGGAGAAACATACAAATACGGTAGACGTTGTAAAGTAAAATATCTCGCTACTCCAGATGAGTTAGATTTAGTTTTTGACGAAAGTTACTTCATTAAAGATGAAGATGCAGAGTTTTGGACAGAAGATTATGAGTTCTACAAACAGCAGACAGGGCTTGAACCTTCAGAAATTGATTGGTCAAAACAAAAAGAGATTAAACAACCTAAGTTTTAAAAGGAGAAAATTGAATATATGAAATTAAACATTAAAAAACGAATGGCGGTTATTGCTGCAATTGGATGTATCGGTATTGGTGGTATTGTGACAGGATGCACTGAAGCTGATAAGGTATCAACTAATGTATCCAAAGAAGCAGACAATTTTAATGTCTTAAGACGATTTGCTGTAATTAATACACGAACAGATAAAGTTGAGTTTGAAATTGTCGGGGCATTTTCTTTAGAAGATGAAGGCAGTAGGAAAGTAAAACTTATTGTCGAAACAGTAGATGGCTCATATAAGAAACATATTGTCCACATGAACCGAGATAGCATGTATGTAATCGAAGATTTAGGTGGGGCTAAAGTTAACAAATATAAATATGAAGTTAACTATATTCCAGAATCAATTGTTCCATTTAAAGTTACAGAGAGTAAATAAGGTGCCGTGGCATGATAGGTAAACTTATTGACGTTACAAATTTCAATCGGCAAGAGGCGGTTGAGTTTATAAGAATGAGATGTACGGATTGTGATATTTACTATTTTTGCAATGGTGCTGATGCCGAAATATGCAATGACAAAGTGGATTATCTTTTAGAAAAATTTGGAAGAAAGAGCAAAGGAGAGAACGAAATGATTGTTACAGGAATGGATCACTTTCAGAGTGTATGTAAACGAAAATTAGTTGATTGGTATAACAAATATTGCGAAGAAAATCATTTGGCAATGAAAATTGATCTTAGTAATGTGTTTATCGTTTGGAGTTGTAAAACTTTACAGAACTACAAATGTTTAGCATCTACGACAGTAAGCGGTGATGGTATTTACGCAGAGTATACATACAATGGCGATAAGCAGGAGTTATATGAAGATGTGTATAAGAAACTGACAAATACATGTCATACGGAAGAATAAAGGAGAGCTGAATGGACAAAGCACAGAAACATTGGGAACGAATACAGCAGAAAAAGAAAAGGGAAACTGAACAAATTTCGGCTGCATGCAATAGTCAAAAGAGATGCATGGATTATGGATGCGGCAGAATGTTTAGTGCGACAGTTTAGAAGATAGGAGAGTTAATTATGAAAATTGAAACATTAAAAGACACAGTAGAACTAATGTGTAGTGAAGATTACAAAGAAAGATTCATTGCAGAGTATGCGCAGGTAGAAATCAGACATCGTGGGTTACAGAAGATGTTAAAAAAATGGGATGAAGGAGAACTAGAGTTTACTCCAACATGCGATCGAGAAATCTATAACGAACAGCTTATGGCAATGGAAGATTATATGTCTGTTCTTTGCAAGAGGGCAAATATTGAAGGAATTGACATTAAATATTAGATAAAATTAATCTTTGATGAAACATAAAAAATATATTAAGGAGTTATATATGAAATTATTTAATAACTGGATTAATGGTGATTGTTTAAAAGAATTAAAGAAGATGGATGCTGAAACAGTAGATATGGTGATCACATCTCCGCCATATCACAACCTTAGAGTTTACAGCAACGATCCAAGTGATTTATCCAATTGTGAGAGTTACGAAGAGTATTATTATCTGTTAGGACTTGTTATTGCAGAATGTGAAAGAGTTTTAAAGCCAGGCGGCAAATTTATTATGCAGTTTGAAGACTACAATTACACAATTGGTAGAGATAACAAAATGGGACAGGAAAGTCTAACTGGTGCTATTAACCAGATTTTCTTAGATAACAATTTCTCACTTTGGACAAAAGCATTTTGGAGAAAATATTCTGCACAGAGAGCCATGTTAGCACAGGGAAATCTGTATTATAGAAATATGAAAGCAAGAGATACAATTCTCGCAGCCAATGTTGGATTTGTTTATGTATATAAAAAAGCAGGCGATTGTGAATTGATCAAAGCATCTGATATTACTTTAGCAGAATGGGCTGATTGGGCAGATGGTGTATGGAATATTAGTAATTCGGGGATCGGACATACAACCCCATTCGCTGAAGAATTAGTTAAGCGTTGTATTAAACTTTGGTCTTGTCCAGGAGACGCAATTTTAGATCCATTTGCTGGTGCAGGAACTGTTAACAAAGTTGCTATTGAAAATGGTAGAAATGCCATTGGTATTGAACTCAATAAAGAATTCTATGATTTAGCAAATGAAAAACGCTTTGATTTATGGGATGATTCAATGTTCGAAACAGATGATTCTGTCGATGCAATGAAAGAACGATTTAATGAACAGCTGCTGATTGGTAAAGAACAGAGCGCAAAAGCGAAGGCAGCCAAAGAAGAAAAGAAAGCACTGACAAAGAAAAAGAAAGATATTCGTGCAGAAATCAAAGAATTAGAAGCACAGTTAAATGCTTTAGGTATGAAGAAATCAGAAATTAAAAAACTTAAAGATGCTGCAAAAGCAGAAGTAGGTGAGTAGTTGGTAGCTTTAGAAGTTCCAGTAGAAAAAATTCCATATATTAGAACGATTGAAGGACGCAAATTTAGAGCAGGAAAATGGGAATTCCCTGACTCTGCAATCACTAAATTACAGCAATATGGTTTAATTGATGCCAATATTGAAATTCCAAAGAAGGAGATTGTTCATTATGAACTTTCTCCACATCTGAGGAAATATCAAAAAGATATTGTAAATAAAGCATTGAATGAAGGCAGTTATGGTATTTTTGCCGATACTGGTACAGGAAAGACCTTGATGGGTCTTGAAATCGCAAAACATTATGGTAAAACATTAATTCTTTGCCCGTTATCCGTTATTGAAACTGCATGGGTAGATGATTGCAAGAAATTTTATCCAGAATTAGAAATCACAAATTGTTGGGCTACGTCAAGCAAAAAGAGATTTGATGCGATAGATATTGATTCAGATGTTTATGTGATGAATTATGAGAGCTTTAAGATTCTGAAAAAGAAGATTTTAGCAATTGATTTTCAATGCGTGATTGTTGACGAAAGTCAAGTAATGAAAAACATGGGTGCTCAGATTACAAATGAATTATTGCAATTGATTGATGTGATCCCTCATAGATTCGTTTTAAGTGGAACACCAACGCCTAATCATAATTCAGAGATATTTCCTCAGATGAAATTTGTTGATGCAGATATATTTGGCAATAACTTCTTTGGATTTCAGGCTCGCTACTTCACGCAGGATATGCAGAATCCTCATAAGTGGTATCAGACACAAGAGAATAAAGAAGCATATTTTAATCGTTTAAGAGAGAAATCTGTATTCTTAAAGAAAGAAGACTGTGTAGATCTACCGCCAAAAGTATTTCAAATTAAAGAGTTTGATCTTGGTAATGAACAAAAACGACATTATAACAATATGGTTAAAAATATCAAAGACAATATCAATGAATGGTCTAAATTTGAATTTACTGCGAAGCTTATGAAATTGCGAGAGATTGTTAGTGGATTTGTTATCAATAAAGAAGGTAATATTGACGATTTCGAAACAAACAAAAATAAGGTGTTAGAGCAATCATTTGAAGAAATTGGAGACAAGCCGATCATTATATGGTGTCAATTCCAGCATGAGATTGAACGTCTTGCTAAAAAATATAATGGCGTTGCCCTTACATCTAAGAATAAAGATCGTGATGATATTATTCGGAAATTCAAAGCTGGCAAAATTCAAAAATTATTTGTTCACCCAAAACTTCTTGGTAAAGGTTTGACATTTGTAAATTGTACTTACAATATTTACTATTCGTTAAGTTTCAGTTACGAAGAGTATCGTCAGAGCCAAGATCGAATACATAGAATTGGGCAAAAAAATAAGTGTACATATATTATTCTACAGGGTAAACATACGATTGATGAGAAAATTTATAGTTGTCTTCAGAGAAAAGGAAACGCAGTAGATGAATTGTATATGGAAATGGGATTGAAAGGGGAATAGATTATAACAGATGAAGAAATTATTAACTTCGTTATTTGTTGAAGACAAATATCATGCAGGAACCATCTTAGGAACAATCTTAGGATTAATGGTTGTAATTGCTGTCAACTTTGCAATTGTAAATCTGTTTATTTGGTTATTACATTTTATTTTGGCAAATCCGCTAATTGTTCCAGTGAAGACAAAATGGATCATTGCAGTTATTCTTACAATCGTAGAATGGATGTTTAAATAGAAGGTAGGTGATTAAATGGCTTTGATTGGAGCAATTTTAGGAGATATTTGCGGTTCTCAATATGAGTTCCGCAGACCTCACAATTTAGATTGGAAGAACTGTGAATTGTTTACAGATAAATGTAAATACACAGATGATACAGTTCTCAGTATTGCAACAGGTATGTGGTTGTTAGATGAAACCAATAAAGAACCTTGGGAGTTCTACTTAGAATATGGTAAGAAATATCCTGGTATGGGATATGGAGAAATGTTCGAAGATTGGTTATTTGATGGTGGAAACCGTGTAAACGAAAGTTTTGGCAATGGGTGCGCCATGAGAATTTCGCCAATTACGATGTATTTTCGAGATGCATTTCCAATGCTTGCAGAATATAACGACTATATTGAGATCGCACAAAAAACATGTGAAAAAACACATAACAGTATAGAATCTTACAAGGGCGTATCTGTTGTTACTAATTGTTCTTTAATGGCATTAAATAATAGATCTAAAGATGTGATATATGACTATGTATTAAAACATTATCCATCTAGTCGGTATACATATGGCGTTGATCGACCACTTGATGATTATAGAAAGAATTATGTTTGGTCTGTGACAGTTCAGGATAGTGTGCCTGTGGCAATCAGATGTTTCTTGGAAAGCGAAGATTATGAATCATTCTTAAGAAATGTATTATCTTTGCCATGTGACACAGACACAATTGCTGCTATTGGCGGTGGCATTGCAGAGGATTTCTATAGAAAAACACTTGATAATTCAAATGATCTTTTAGAAAGATATCTTCCGAAAGAATTATTAGATGATGTGAGTAAAATCTACAATGAAATGCCATAAGGTAGGTGATTAAATATCATAAAGAAAATCTTAAAATTTTTAAAGAAAATCTTAAAATTTTTCTTGTCGATGATCGTACTGACAATCGTCTGGTTTCTTGCAACATTCATATCTGTTGGTGTATTTGCATTTGCGTTTTGGATGATAACAAATATTGTAATACCAATTGGATTAGTAGTAATTGTAACAATTGTATTAATGGCGATCGCCTTCTATGTGGTGACATCGTTCATGGATTGATGACTTGTAAAACTAAAATATAGCCTAAGGAGAAAATGAGTATATGACAAAATTAGAGCAGTTAAATTTATTAAAGGATAGAAAAGCCGTCTTAATCGCTAGAGGCAAAGATAACGGCAAAATCGTAACAAAAATCAACAGAAGAATTAAGAAATTAGAAAAGGACTTATAGAGATGACAGGAGATAAAAGTAATGTTTTAATCGCTCTGGTTGGGCGATCTGGAGCAGGCAAAAGTGTCTCAGCAAAGTATCTGGAAGACATTTACGGTCTGAAATATCTACGATCATACACTACCAGAGAGAAGAGAGCAGATAAACTTGATGATCATACATATGTAAATCTAGCCCAGTATTCAAGAATTACGGGTAAGGTTGCAGAGAATCATTATACTGGCAATTGGTATTGTGCTACAGAAAGTCAGTGTGATGATGCAGACGTATATGTAGTTGATGTACCAGGATTAAAACAGCTAAAAGAAAATTATCATAAAAAGCATATCTTGGCATTGTGTATTGATACTCCAAGTGCTACACGTATTCAGAGAATGAAAGATCGTGGAGATACAAGAGATGCGATTGATGAAAGAATGAAAAAAGATGAATCTGTTTTTGAGGAAGCATATGATTTATGCGATGCGGTTATTAACAATGAAGGAAGTTTATCTATGACTTGTTTGAATATTATGGCTGAATTAGAGAGATTCAAAAGACAGATTAGAGACACGGAAGGAGCGACAACAAAGGAAGTTGATCAGAACAATTAATCAGCTTAGAAATTTAGTTTCTAAACTACATATAGAAAAAGAGGTACTTGTGAAAGATATAGAAACAGGTAAAACCATGATAATTGAGAGCGTATCAACCGAAAAGATTGATGGTGATGGTAACGATGCACGATATACTTTGAACTGCAAGAAAGCAGGAGACGGGTGCGTTACATATAGATGATGATATTATTACATAATTTATTGGAGGTCTTTTATTGAAAGTAATTAAAAGAGATTGTACTGTTGTAGATTTCGACAAGACCAAAATTTACACAGCGATTATGAAAGCAATGAAAAATGGATCTGGGTTAATTAAGGAAGATATTGCAAAACAAATCGCAAGAGAAATCGAAAATGATTGCAGTAAATTACCAGAAGAAATTGACATTTCTACAATTGAAGCAATGGTATTTAAGAAACTTGTTGAGAAAGGGCAGGAATTAACTGCTAAAGCTTATGAAGGTTATCGCAGTGTTCGTGAGTTCCAGAGAGAGAATTATGACTCTATTGACAGCGAAGTTCTTGGGCTTATTGAGGATGCCAACGAAGAAATTAAAGATGAAAATGCAAATAAAAACTCTGTATTAAATCCAACAAAAAGAGATTATATTGCTGGTATCGTTAGCGAAGATGCGACAGAACGCTATTTACTTCCACCAGAAATTGTTCAAGCACATAAGGAAGGTATCATTCATTTTCATGACAGAGATTATTTTTTACAGAAAATGCATAATTGTGGATTGTTAAATATTGAAGACATGCTTCAGAATGGCACAGTAATTAGCGAGGTATTAATTGAAAAGCCACATTCATTTTCAACTGCTTGCAATATTACGACTCAAGGCATTGCACAAGTAGCTAGTTCTCAGTATGGCGGACAGAGTATTTCTTTGGCACATTTAGCACCATTTGTGGATGTGAGTAGAAAGAAAATTAGATCTGAAGTTGAATTAGAATGGGCGCATGTTGATATTCCATACAAAGAGCAACATATTGAAAAAATTGTAGCCAATAGATTGTATGAAGAAGTCAAAAAAGGTATACAAATTATACAATATCAGCTGATCACGCTTATGACGACTAACGGACAATCTCCATTTATTTCCATTTTTATGTATCTGAATGAAGCCAAAACACCGCAAGAGAAAAAAGATTTGGCTTTATTGATTGAAGAGATGATTAGACAAAGAGATGAAGGAGTTAAAAATGAAGATGGTGTATTTGTTGCACCAGCATTTCCAAAATTAATTTATGTCCTAGAAGACGATAATTGCGATGAATCTACAGAGTATTGGTACCTGACAAAATTAGCAGCAAAATGTTCTGCAAAAAGATTGGTTCCAGACTATATATCTGAAAAGGTTATGAAAGAGCTAAAAGGAGATGTTTATACTTGCATGGGATGCAGGTCGTTCTTAACACCTGATCGTTTCACAGACAAAGGAATTGGCAATATTGCACACGCAAAAAATTATGATCCTAAACAGCATAAATATTATGGCAGATTTAACCAAGGAGTCGTTACATTATCTCTTCCAGATATCGCATTGTCTTCTAAAAAGAATATGGATGAATTTTGGGCATTGTTTGATGAACGAACAGAATTATGTCATAAAGCACTTAAAGAAAGACATAAACGTCTCCTTGGCACAAAGTCGGATGTAGCACCTGTTCTTTGGCAGTATGGAGCATATAGTAGACTGAAAAAACATGAGGTAATTGATCCATTATTATTTGATGGATACTCAACTATTTCATTAGGCTATGCAGGATTATATGAATGCGTCAAATATATGACTGGACATTCTCATTCAGATGGTGGAGTTGGTGAAAAATTTGGATTAGAAATCATGAAACGAATGAATGACAAATGTGAGCAGTGGAAGAGTGAAGAAAATATTGATTACAGTATTTATGGTACACCTTTAGAGTCTACAACGTATAAATTTGCCAAGTGTTTAAAGAAACGATTTGGCAATGATGTGTTTGAAAAAATTGATGGCAAAGATAGAAATTACATTACAAACAGCTACCATATTCCTGTGTTTGAAGAAATTGATGCCTTTGACAAGCTTCGTATTGAAGCAAAATTCCAGAAACTTAGTCCAGGAGGGGCAATAAGTTATATTGAAACTCCTAATATGGAACATAATGTAAGTGCTTTATTGGAAGTAATTAAATATATGTACGATCATATTATGTATGCAGAAATCAATACAAAGAGTTGTTATTGTGAAAAATGTGGATACTCTGGAGATATTCCATTAGTTGATGAAGATGGTATTTTGAAATGGAGATGCCCTCAGTGTGGTAATGAAGATGGGTCAACAATGGATATTGCATTCAGATGCTGTGGCTACATTGGGACTTCAAAAAATGGCGGCAATCAGGGGCGATACGGAGATATTCATGATCGAGTTTATCATTTAGACGATAAGGAGTTAGATGAATGAGATACGCTTCAATAAGAAAAATGGACATTAGCAACGGAGAAGGGCTTGGCGTAGCCCTCTTCGTTCAAGGATGTCACTTCCATTGTAAGAATTGTTTTAATAAAGAAACATGGGATTTTGATGGTGGTAAAGAATTAACAACGTGGGATGTGTTGGAATTGTTACGCCCACTAACTAATCCGCAATATACAAGATTAAGTATTCTTGGTGGAGAACCTTTAGCAAAAGAGAATAGAGACGGTGTTTCTGCAATATGTAAATTTGTTAAAGAGTTTATGCCAGACAAAAAAATCTGGCTATATACAGGGAATAAAGCAGAAGATATTGGTTTGGACTTAGCTGAGTTCTCTCGAAGACGTAGAACAAGCCATCTTATGTACGATTGCAGACTTGAGATTCTTCCTTACATAGATGTCCTTGTGGATGGACAGTATGTAGACGAATTGAAAGACATGTCTTATCCGTGGGCAGGATCAACAAATCAGAGAGTGGTTGATGTACAAAAATCATTAGAAAGAAATGTTGTGGTCTTATGGAAAGGCACTTCGGATAATCTGTCCATGACAGAAGAACACGATGAAAATGAGTGAAATAAAACACTTTTGTCAAAATTATTAAAATAAACATAAGAAAATCGTTGAAATATAAGGGATTTTTCACATTAAATATAGCAATAAAATTCCACTTTTATCCCATCATAGAAAGGAGTGTACTAATTATGTCAAAATCAAAAGACTGTCCACAGGATACGGACTTTATGCAATATGTTCCTACAAAATTTCAGCAGAATCGTAAGACGATGTTGAATAAGAGAAATCGTAGGAAGAAATACCAACAAAGATTGGCGAGATTTAAAAATATCGGTGGGTATCCTGAACCTGTGCAATATGTAGATAAGTATTATTGTGGATTCTATGAAATACCTCGTAAGAAACCTTACTATAAAAGATTTTATATCAGCGCTTGGGATGATTACAGATTTCATAAGAAACTGTCCAATAAGAAAGTTCGCAGAGTATTAGATGTGTCAAGTCGAGGTGGCTATAAGAAAGTACACGATCTATGGTGGGAGACAATTTAGAAAGGAGATAGGTATGCGAGGGCATTCAAGAGAACACTTAAAAGAAGTTATTGATACATTAGATCGATATTACTTGCGATGGTGTAATAGTAAAAATGACCGCAATATTGCATACATTAAAGCATCAGAATTACGCAATATTATTGGAACTTTGGTCAAAATTGAACAAGGAGAACAGGTTCCAAATGATGAGAACAAATTTAAAAAAGTAGTAACCATCAGTGAAGCTAATGAAAAATATTATGAGATTGCTTTAAATGATTACTTAAATGATGGATACAAAATCTCAGCATCTTCGTGCAATAGTAGAACTTGGAAAGCAATTCTTGTAAAAGAAGATAAAGAACAAGAGAGTGAGTGAATATGAGTACAGATTATAGAACATGTGAATGTGGCGAGACATTTGCTGATTGCGCAGACGGATATAGAGAAGAAGTGATTACACACGAAGATGGTTCTAAGGAAGAAATTCGTAGTTGTAATTTTTGCCGAGGAGACGATTTCGGTGATAAGGAATTACTTGAATTTGTAACATCGGCAATTGGCGTTAGTCGAGATGATCTTGTGAATTTTTACAAACGATATAAAACAGAGTTAAAAAATGACAAAGCTTGCAGAATCAATGGATTTATTTCGTCTGTATTTACCAATAAAGATAGTGGTACTGGGAAAGGGTTTGTACTTGGTGGCTTAGTAGGGAGGTTTGAACCATTTAATGAATAATAAAGTTTTACCAAAGAAAGACGATATTTACAAACATTTCAAAGGACATTTTTACAAAGTGATTGGCATCGCTACTCAGACAGAAACAAATGAAAAACTAGTAATTTATCAGGCGATGTATGATGAGTTTGGTATCTATGCCAGACCAGTTGAGATGTTTCTGAGTGAAGTTGATCACGAGAAATACCCAGATGTAGAGCAGAAGTATAGATTCAAAAGAGTAGGAGATAATTAAATGGCAAATATAACAGCATGTATGTCTTCTAAGACAGATAATTGGGCTACGCCACAAGATTTTTTTGATAAACTTAATGAAGAATTTCATTTTACTTTAGATCCTTGTGCAGACAGTAAAAATCATAAATGCGACCTGTTCTTCACAAAAGAGCAGAATGGATTAAATCAAGACTGGGGGGGGCATACAGTTTTCTGTAATCCACCATATGGTCGAGAAATTTCAAAATGGGTTAAATATAGTTATGAACAATCAAAAAAAGATAAAACTACAGTTGTAATGCTGATACCAGCAAGAACTGACACAAGATACTTTCATGAATATATATATCATAAAGCAGAAATTAGATTTATAAAAGGAAGATTAAAGTTTGGAGATGCAACACAGTCTGCTCCATTCCCGTCAATGGTAGTAATATATAAATAACAGGTCTGCAACACTATTTTTTGAAATATTTCCACAGCAGCCTTGGTATTTGAGTTTCATGTATGTTTCAATTACATTTCTGTTTTTGATTAAATATTAAGAAAGGTTGGTGTAAAAGAATCTTAAGAAATATATTCTTTTTTATTGGACAATCAATGTTAACAACAAGCTTAACGATTACAATAATCATGTTGATAGGACTTGCTGCCGCACTATTCTTTTCCATAATTGAGAGAAGTGTTGATCCAATAAAAGATTTTAAGGCTTCAGGATTATTGAAGTTCTATATTGAATGGGCGATGATCACAGCTTATATTTGTATGATTAGTGTTGGTATCGCAACCTATATATAATGTAACATTTCTAGTTACATTTCTGATGACTATTCGAGGAGAAATATCTATAGATTAGACATGTCTTATTTCTTCCATATGATGACTTTAAAATTTTGTTTTTATTTTCTGTCATTTAAACCTTGTATTTACAAGGCAGCGCACTGCGTTTTACCTAGGATTACTTGATAAAACCTTTCTTATGTATTTGTTTTTGTATTGTTTTACCTACAGAAATTGAACCGTAGATAAAAACAAAACTTCAAAAAACAAAGCATGGGAATTAGTAAATTTTTGCGAGTTTGATAAATTTGCTATCAAATCTTATTGTGCAGTACATAACGTAGATGAATCACTGAATCTTGGTGATATCACAAAAGTGGATGAAACAAAACTCAAACCATTTAATATGATTTGTGGAGGCTCACCGTGCCAGGACTTTAGTGTTGCAGGGAAAGGAAAAGGTTCAGTTTGGACTTGCAAGCAGTGTGGACATGCTTACAACCCATTAACAGTTCATTGGTCTGAACGTGATAAATGCCCAGAATGTGGGGCAAAAGATATTGAAAAGACAAGGTCTTCTCTGCTAGTTGAATACTTAAGAGTTATTCGTGCCAATAAACCGAACTTCGGTATTTACGAAAATGTAAAAAATATTGTAGGTAAAAAATTTAAAGACACGACTTTTAAATTATTTACACAGGAACTCGAAGAATATGGATATAACGTATATTGGAAAGTTCTCAATGCAAAACATTATGGTATCCCACAAAACAGAGAAAGAGTATATCTGATTTTTATTAAGAAAGAACTAGATAATGGGGAATTTAAATATCCAGAATCATTTGATAATGGTATTCGTTTGAGAGATATATTGGATGACGAAGTAGATGAGAAATTTTACTTGAGTCAAAAACAAATTAACAAAATAAAAACAAGTACGTTTACACAGGCACGAACAAGAATTCAGAATTCAGAATGTTGCCAGACATTATTAAGCAGAGACTTTAAAGATCCAAAATGCGTACAGGTTGGGCAGTTATATGGAACAAATAAAGAACCAAACCCACAAGCAGGAAGAGTATATGATCCAAATTATATTAGCCCAACAATGGATACATGTAGTGGTGGCAATAGAATGCCAAAAGTAGCAATTAAACAGGCAACTAAGAAAGGCTATACGGAGTGTGAAGTTGGTGGCGTTGCTAATCTTTCATATCCAGATTCTACAACTAGAAGAGATCGAGTTCAAGAAGATGGAAATATTTGTCCGACTTTAACTGCAACTGAGACAGGAATATGTCGAATTGAATTGGATAATGCGTGTAGTAATAAGCCAAAAGAAAGATTTTTCAGACAAGCATTAGAAACTTTTGAAAATTCAGAAGCAAAATATGGCGATACAATTGATGCATTTAATAAAAAGGTTAACGAAAGTGGATATTGTCCTACATTAACTACAAGACCAGAAGGATTTAAGACTGCAATTTTGCCGGTTACAAATGATATTAGAATCCGAAAATTAACTCCAAAAGAATGTTGGAGACTGATGGGATTCGATGATAAATCATTTGAGGCTGCCGAACAAGTAAACAGCAATAGTCAGCTATATAAACAGGCGGGGAATTCAATTGTTGTAGATGTTTTATATTACATATTTGTTGAATTATACAAAGCAATGCCATATCTGTTTGATGACCTTAAATTAAGCAGTTTCTTTTCTGGAATTGGAGCATTTGAGGTGGCATTAGATAGATTATATAAAGGAATTAACAACGGAAATTTTACAAATCCACAGGCAATATAGTGTATGTCTGTGGAGATAGTAGAAAATTTGTTAAAATAAATCATTTACAACTTACAAAAAGTAAGTGGGTAAATAATAAATATGAAGAATTTTATAAAAAACATAAATATTTCCCAGAATTTTTTGATGTATATAACTGCTTAGAAGTAAAAAATATTGCTTCAACGCTTTCCACAAGAAGTAATGGTGCGATGGGAAGTGGAACGATATTGATAATGGAGGAATATGGGCGAAAAGAATAAAGATTTAGACAATTTATATTTACAGTGTCAAAGTTGTGCTAATAGGTATACTTCTTTTGAGTGTGCTTTATGCGAAGACTTTGACATGTACAAAGAGGAATATAAAGAAGACAAAGAAGTAAAAGAACCAAATACAATTACGATCATTAAATCTGACGACTGGCAATCTATTGAAGTCAATGGGACTAAAATAGAAAACCATAAATTAGATATTGATGATTTTACAGATGTTTTAAAGGAATTAGGGTTCAATGTCAATGTAGTATGGGAGGATTCAGATGTTTAAGATACAAGAAATTGGCAGGTCTCCAACACCTAAGAAACCAATTACTGTATATGCAGTTCGTGAAGGCAAAGATAGTGACAGTTATTGTGATTTTGAAACGGTTGAATTCCTCATATACAAAGACGATAACTGGGTTTGGGTAAGTGGCTTGTGTTATGAACCATATGGATTAAATGGATCGTGTGAAATATAAAAGGAGAGTTAATTGTTCCAGAAATTAAAAGAGAAAATTAGAAAATGGTTGCTAGAAATCCTACAACCAGATATTGATGCCTTAAAAAATGAAATTAATGAAAGCAATACTGAATTAAGATTTGCCAAAAACAATTGTAATGAGGCAGCTCGTCAGTGTCAGATTTCAATACAACAAAATAAAGAGATGAAGAAAATGTATAACCAACTTACCGATGTAGCAGTTGACGTTGGATTTCATGATTCAGAGCGTTCGTGGGCAGTTGTATGTATTGCTGGGAGACCTGAATATGTAAAATTTATTCCTTTAAGCGGTGCAGATGCTAGAACTGTTATGAATTTTTTAAGACAGTTTCAGTATTCACATCCCATTGTTGATAGTCCACTAAGATTCAAAGATGGGCTTCAGAGATATTTTATATAGAAGGAGATTAGCTATGACAAATAAACAAACAACACTGATTATTAAAGAAAGAGGAGAAGGTAAAACCACACAGTTACTCTACACAAGTGCTACAACACAGTATCCGATTATTGTGCAGAACAAATTACAGATCAAACTGTTACTAGCCAAAGCAAAAGAGCTTGATCTGGCGATTCCAGTGCCTATGACCGTAGAAGAATTTAGAAACAGAATAGGAAGAACATGTGATTGTGTTCTTGTTGATGAAGGATATGACTTAATTGGCGAAACCCTTGATTACTATTTAGGTGCACATGTGGCAGCTGTTACATTTACCGATAGAGTAAAAGAATTAGCAGATAAGTAGGCGGTGAGATTGTAATGGAAGAACCAAAGTATATAACAGTTGGACAGCTTAAGAAAAAGCTAGGTAAATATCCAGATCATATGCCAGTCGTTGGCATAGATAATGAATTTATTACTACGACAGAACATGACACTATTGCACTTGAGGATGGTGTAGGATTATACGAATTTGGAGTTGTGAGAATTTGTTAAGGAGGATTTATGGCAGATAAAAATTTAACAGCTAAAGATATGAGTATGATTTTTGAAGAAACATGTTTAACTGTAAAAGATGTAAAAAAATTATTAGAAAAACTTCCAGACGATATGATTGTTGTGAATGATGAATCAAATTATTACAGACCAATTGGAGATATCAACATTGAAACAATTGATTATTGCACCGAAGGCGGAAAGCTCGTCTCAGGAAAAATAGTTGGAATTTACTAATTACATAAAAGAAATATTTAATTTACGAAAGGAGCGTGATTTACAAATGTTTATGAACGATAAACCATTTAAAGTTTCGGGAAGTCTAAAAGATACATTTGACGGAACATTAGAAAAAACTTTGAGATTTATTTGTGATATTCATGGAGAAACGGCAGATAAATTACGTGGAATTAAAGAAGTAGACGGGAAATTATACTTTGGATGGATACCTACAAAAAACAGAGATGATGATACTTTAGATGAAGAATATATGAAACAGTGGGATATTGTATTGTCTGGAGATATTATGAAACCATCTTTCAATATGTTGATAGAGATTACCATTAATTGGTTGAATAGTGACAACGCAGCAGACGAGTATGACAGATTATATGAAGAAAGCGATCTTGATTACGCCGAAGAAGTGATCAAAGGATGGACGATTTCTTCTATTACATATGATGATAATTGCCCAAGTTTTAGCGTATTTTCTGTTGCTCCACGATGGGAGGAGATTGGTAAATGATTGAGGTTTTAAAAGAAGGAACAAAGAAAAAGACAACCTGTAAAAATTGTGGTGCAGTTTTAAGTTATGAAATGGAAGATGTATGTAGGTGTAAAAATTCTCCATGGGATACTGGACATGGATATATTATAGATTGTCCAGATGTTGAAGCATTCGGTCACATTACCTGTCCGCAGTGTAATTATAGAATCGACGTTTGATATGTAAAATAAGATAGAAAAGCTGTTTTGATGAAAAGGTCGGGCAGTGTGATCAATATAGACCAATTTTTTGGTATTTGGATAGCGACAAATCAGAATATTGTGCATATTTTAAGATTAGACATTCGGATTGTTATGAACGATATGGATTAAAAAGGACAGGCTGTTGCGGATGTCCATTTGGTAAAGATTATCAAAACGAACTTGATATCGTAAAACAATTTGAACCAACAATGTATAACGGTATCTGCAATATATTTAAAGATTCTTATGAGTATACAAAGAGATACAGAGAATTTGTAAAGGAGAGAAAACTTGACATTAGATAAAGAAGATATTTATGACATTGCCAAGGCAGTCGTAAAAGTAATTAAAGATAAAGGTATGATGAAGAATAAGTCCAATAATCACGCCTCAGAAAAAGTAGTGCTTCAGAAATTAAACGCAGGAGATGTTTTTAAGGCAGTAGGGTATGAATGGATTGTGTTAAATCAATTTAAATATCATCAAACTTGTTTCTGTATCATGAGAGATTTTTTGTGTGATACAAAGCCATTTGACACATGTTGTAACAGATGGTACCCTAGTTGCCTTCGTCGCCATTTACAATACATCGGATATGAAATTGAAGATAATTGTCATCATCATGATGTGTTGCAGTATATGGAACGTGACTTAATGGCACTTGATGGAACAATGGCGAATGAAACAAGTAATGATAAAGTTTCTTTACTAACTTTAGATGAATATAGGCTGTACAGAGAATACTTAGAGTACCCAACAAAATTTTCAGATAATATAGAATGGGCATTATTAACTGCCGTATCAGAAAAAAATCATCAAGATATTTGTGCTGTTGATGCATGTGGGGTTGTCAAACAATGTTATTGTGCAACGTCTTTTAACATTCGTCCAGTATGCACATTTAAGTCAAACATATTAGTAGAGAAAGTAGACTCATGAATGCAAATGATAAGTTAAAGAAATGGATCAATCATAATTATTTGACAAAAGGAGACGGAAGAATGATTACAGATAAAACAAAATGGGATGACAAAGACTATTATGGTGACAATTTCGAAGACATTATGTACGACAAAATTACGGAAGGAATTGATTTAACAAAAGGCGAGCTTAAAGAATTGGTTTTTGATTATCAATTCGAAGAACTTGAAGGAGATAGAGGAAGATGGTCGATTACTACGCAGTCAATTGTCGAGTTACGTGATAAGTGCTTTGCTATTGATTGGGAGAAAGGGGCGACAGAGATGCAAGAAAATGAGTTCTATAACCAGCCATATGAAGTTAAAAAAGTAGAGAAAATGGTTCCTGTTACAGAATGGGTTCCAGTAAAACAGGATTCATAAAATAAATGTTTTGTGTACAAAAAAAGATACCACCTCAATAAAGAAGTGGTATCACGTATACAAAATTACACTGTTTTCAAACTAAGTTGATTTATATGCAAATTTATTATAGCACAGAAAGGAGAAATATGGAAGAGATTATTAAATCGGAATACGAAGATGTTTACAGAGTTACAGACGGTGTAACTCTTCATGTGAAGAAATATGGAAAAGTGCGGGATGAAGAGACTGGTAGATATCGATGCGTTAAATTAGAAGATTTAGAAAAGCTTAAAAGTTATATTAAAGGTAAAAATTATCGGAACTGCCGTTTAAAAAGCGCAAGTGAAGACGTGTATATTGATAATGGTTTTTGGTCTGGTGATTATACATTAGTCCCAAAAGGATCTGTGTTTGATAATAATTTTATAGTCAAACCAGTTAGTCCTGATCTTTACAGATACGAGATTAAAACAATTGGGGATTCATTTAGTGGATTAGCACTTGATATGACAGAGTTTATAGAAAATATCTCCACACAGATAAAGACTTACGAGAGGATGTAATTAATGAAGAAAACAGAGACAAAATATTACTGTGATTTCTGTAACAAAGAGTGTACCGACAAACATCATAAATTAACAATACCAACAGTTGAATACCTTGGAATCAATAGCCCTGATCAGTCAGTTCTTGGTTCTTCTGAGGTAGATGTTTGCCATAGATGTGCAGAGATGGCGGCTGTTACGTTAAATATGATAGCAAGACACACACAGCAGTGTGCAAAGTGTAATGGTTCAATAACAAGAGACATTACCGAATACGAGAATTCATCTATAATCAAACGGATCAAAATTACGATTGACTGTGACTATAGCAAAAAGAAACAAGAGAAATAAAATTTGACTTTGAAATACGAAAAGGAGATACAAGATTGCATTATTGTGTACATTTATTGACAAAAGAACTACCAACCGAAAACCAAATTGCAGAAATTTTGCAGCCATATAATGGCGTTGAATTTTGGGAGAATATACCAGAAGATATGCCATATGAGGAAGTAGAACATCTTCCGTTTACATGGGACTGTTATCAGATTGGTGGCAGATATAAAGCCCAACTAAAATTAAAAGTTGATGAAAATGACAATACATATAATTGGATGTTGTGTGGACACAATCCAAGAAATGGCAGATTATTCTGGTGTAGTTTATTGTCTACTTTACAGAAACATATAACACCAAGCTTTATGTACAGTGAAGAAGATTGGTTTTCAAGTTTAGGAATTTCTGACGGGTACATTAGAGTTGATGGAGCAAAACTGAAAGATGTTTTAAATTTAGATGATCTTGGATGCTATATCTATATCCTACCAGATGGTTCTGCGGTAGCAAGAAGCAGTTGGAATGGCAATTCGTTTATAGAAGATAAAAATTTTGATGATAAATATGCAAAAGCATTGGAAGATAACATGAATGGATTTATTACAGTAATTGATATCCATGATTAGATTAAAGGAGAATTATGAGCGCAAGAAAACCAAGACTTACATTATTGTGTGGCTTATCAGCATCTGGTAAGTCACAACACATAAGTATCGTAGCAAATAATCGCAATAGCGAATGTATCACTATATCAACAGATGGTATTAGAGAAAATATATGTGGAAGAGTAGAAGATCAGTCCAAAAATAAAGAAGTATTTCAGACATTCCATAGTCTAATCGTTAAATATCTTAAAAATGGTATTGACGTTGTAGCTGAAGCAACGAATATTACTATGAAGTCAAGACGATCTATTCTCAACGTAATTGAAGGTATTGATTGCGAAAAGGTTTGTGTGGTCATCGTAAAACCAATTGGTGAATGTAAAAAGGACAACATTGACAGAGAACATCCAGTTCCAGGACATGTAATTGACAAACAAGCAAGAAAATTCCAGATTCCATTCCTTGAAGAAGGATGGGATGAAATTAAATTTGTTGATCATATTCACAATAAAGACAAGTATAACTATAGACTTGAAAGTACATGGATTCCAGAAATATATAATGATTTCGACCAGAAGAATCCATATCATATGGAATCTCTTGGCAAACATATGACAGATGCCTATGATTTTTCAAAAAAGATTCATAACGATTATTCGGTGTTAGTGGCTACTAAATATCACGATATGGGTAAATTATACACTCAGACATTCGATGAGAATGGTGTGGCACACTATTACGGACATGAAAATATTGGTGCATATATGATGTTGGTCTATGAGGTTGCAAATCAGCATTCTTTATTTGTGAATCACAATATAGGAGACATTGCTTTCTATATTAATTACCACATGTTACCGTTCCAGTGGAAGCCAATCTCCGAATGCGACAATAAATGGATTAAAATCATGGGACATAAAAAATATGAGAATTTATGGTCTCTGCATATCGCTGATTTAGTTGCTTCAAAGAGAGAGAAAGGTTTATCTGAAGCTTTAAAAGCTAAGAGAGGCTTTGATAATGAATTTGATCTATAACCAACCTAACACAGACGCTCAGTTGAACGACCCTTGTTATTACGATTCTGAGCAGTTTGAGTTAGAGGAAGAGTTTGAACTACAAAATTATCCAGATGACGAGGAGGATACAGATGATTAAATTACACTTATGGCAGTTTATGCTTTGCAATTTTGGAACTGTTGCCATTGGCACATTTCTTGGTGCTATGGTAGCAGGCGGATTCCTTATCCGCAAACTTGACATTGCTAGACTTCAGGAATTGATTGATGACAATGAGGCAAAGATTGAATTTCTCGAACAGGAACGAGAAGAAATTGATGATGAGATCGATGAATTAGACGATAAGTCTGATGAAGACAATGATGACATTATTACAGGCGAGGAGGACGAAGAGTAATGGAAGAACTTTCCAAAGCGGTTATTGAGTTGCAGCTCTCATATGGCTTGAGTCTGCGAACAATTCAGAAGATGGTGCGTGATGTATACAAAAATACAAATGATGCACCGCCAACAGGTATTACACCTAAGACAACTAAATCAAAATCAACTAAATAAGGAGTGAATTACTACGGCTAATTTCTTACAGCGTAAAGAATATTTTGGAAAGTATCGTGTTGTAGCAGCATATAACATGGATACTAATGATTTTCCTAGAACTGATGCAGGATTAATAGATCCTAGCTTTGATGATTTGTACATAAAATGCTCATTTGGTAATCAGATATATTACTATGGCAAAGGCAAGCATAGAGGCGAATATACCCTTGTAGCTTATATCCCCTCATTAATAAGAGGGCATAACATTATAAAGGCAATTCGAGAGATAGACGAAGATATTCCTTATTGTATAGAAGAAACTGATAAAGAAGTGCTGTTTAGATTTGATGTGAAACATCTGGATACTGTTGCCGAGTTGTTGAAGGCACAGAAGAGTAGAATCCGTGATGATGGAACTTGCAAATATATCTCACCTTTTTCACTGAAAAATTTGCCAAAAACACCTTATAAAATTCCAGATGATGAATTGAGTACTTACAAGAAATTAACTGCAAATTTGAAGCGTGAGGAGATGTATAAGGTAGGGCGGATTGCAACTAGATTCTTAAAAGAAAAGATATGCTCACGCAAGTTTACATTCCAAGACTTGAAAGCTGAACAGAAGAAAATGGGATTGAAAGGCAAAAATTATATTCATGCTAAAGGATTATGGGATGAATATTGCCGATACACAGAAAATGAACTACGCAAGGAGAATTTACTATGAATACAAATAATGTAATGATGACAGAAAACGATAAAAGAAACGTAGAAAACACAGACTTACAGAAGCAGATTAAAAAAGAAAAACACAAACTTGATTTCATTAAAGATGTTGACAAGCTGCTCAAGAAATATAAATTGCCAAAAGATTATCTGTATCTGGCGGCTAAAAAGTCAAGTCTTAACACAGATCGTCAGTTATATATGATCGAAGTTGAAACATTTAATGATGGTGTATATGACGGTAATGTAAGTTTAATTGTGCATGGTACTGAAGATGAAGTGAAAAAACAGAAAGATCTGTTGGTTGAAAAATTAAAAGAACAGTACAAAGACGAACCAGAAATGACTTTTGAGGATTCTTATTATAATGAAGTTGGATTACCTCTGATGCTTAGTGAATAGTAATGAGAACTAAAATATACGTGGCTTATGAAAAGCAAAGTAGATTAAATCAGTTGAAAGATTATATAGAAGTCAAAATAAATAGACTTAATTATAAAACACGAAATTTTGTGAAAGTTGCACGAAGAAAATGGAAAGGAAATACATATATGGGATTATTAACAGAAAGCGGATTAATGAAAGTTGCAGAGTTTGAAAAAGTATCGTTTGACCAGTTCGTACAGGACTGGGAAGAGAAATTTCACAAATATCCAGAAGAATCAATTTATGGTAGTTTAAAATATCCTGCTAGAGCGACAAAGGGATCAGCAGGACACGACTTTATTGCACCAGCGGATTTTGTTGTAAGATCAGGAGATGCAATCATCATTCCAACAGGAATGAGATGTAAGATCCTCAGAGGATGGACATTGTTTATTTTTATCAGAAGTAGTCTTGGCATTAAAGCTGATGCATGGATTGGCAATGGAACGGGCGTTATTGATGAAGATTATTATTTTGCGGATAACGAAGGTCATATCTTTGTAAAAATTAAGAATTGTAGTCCAAATACATTAAAAATTAAAAAAGGAGAAGCGTTTTGCCAAGGTGTATTTACTCTCTATGGGGTTGCTGATAGGGAAGAAGTTACTGAGGAAAGAACTGGCGGAATTGGAAGTACAGGTAAATAAATGAATTATTTTGCACAAACAAAAGGACTGATCAACGCTGTGGATATGAAAGAGTATTCACAGCAACAGTCCGAGGCACAATTAAGTGAAATATTTGATGACTTATATGCCGACTTAGTAAATGATATATGGGAAACTGCACAGATGAATGGTAGAACAGAAACATACCGTAAGACACAATCAATGTCTTGCAATACTGACAAGTCACTTGATTCTTGTATTGCAGTATTAGAAGACTTCATGAATAAAGGATATGTCTGTATTGTGACACGTAAATATGTTGATTGTACGAGATATTACTATAAAATCTACATCAGTTGGTCAGGGCATCCGCCTAATGTCCACGGATATGTAACAGTTGATGATAACGATAAAGAGAAATTAGTATTCTCTTCATATTTAAAATAGGAGGATTTATATATGATTAAGATTGAACACCCAGTATTCCCAAGTCCAGAGCAGTGGATGTTTGCTATTGAAGGAGCTAGAAACGCATACGATAGTTGGCATTTAAGTGATAGCTACATTGGACACACAACAGAATGTGATAAAGAAAGAAACGTAGAAATCTGGCATCCATGTTTTTTCATGGGAGAGAAGGATTTAGGTTTATTTAAGAGGCTTGCAAGAGCAGGAAAAGATCATAGAAAGGCTTTACGATCACTGCCAGTTGGATTACGAATTACATCTCATCACACATGGTGGGCGCAAGCAGATACATATAAAGTTGGAACAACAAGATGTAGTTGCTCTAAAATGCACACAATTCATAAAAAAGAATTTGACTTAGATAGTTTTTCTCATGAAGGTATTGATGTTGTAATTGAGAAATTCTCATTATCAAGCCATGATAAAAGTAATACTTCAGACGTTGAAAACACGCTTGGTTACAAAGTTAAGCAACATACAGAAAATACTATTCAGTTACTAAATGAACTTAAAGATGAGTACAATGCAACAAAGGATAAGAGTATTTGGAATGCAATTCTTGAAATGCTACCTATGGGATATAATATCACAGCAAATCTTTCTCTTACTTATGAAGTGCTTTTAAATATGTATTTTTCACGAAAGACACATCCAGTAAAGGATTGGAGAATCTTCTGCCAGTGGATGTTAGACAACGTGCCATATTTCAAAGACTTTGTAGAACATATCGAAGGACAAAATAAAGTAGCATAA